CATCTTTCTTAAAAAGGAAAGTAGGGTTATGGGAATGGGTTCAGCAACCCACGCCATGCCCAATTTGGGGGGCGGAAATGGAATCGGCGGGTTTAAGAAGGGTAAAAACAGGCCATCGGAGATTACGGACGAAGATTGGGAGACGATTCGCCAGTTTCAGACGACGACAAAACATGTTAGTGAAGGTATACAAAAGAATATGGAAAATATTCGAGGCTATTTGAATAAAATGTCAGAGGCGACATTTGACAAGATGGCAAATGAAATTAAAACAGAAATATCGCAGCTTATAGAACACGAGACGAGTGATGAAAATATGATGAAGATTGGTCATTCTATTTTTAGCATTGCGAGTTCGAATAGTTTCTACTCGGAACTATATGCAAAATTATTTAAAATTTTGATGGAAGAATACGAGGTGTTTAAGAAAATATTCGAAGATAATTATAAGGTTTTTATGAATTTGTTTGACAATATTGAATATGCAGATCCTAAAAAGAACTATGACAAGTTTTGCGAATACACAAAAACAAACGATAATCGCCGTGCAATGAGTTTATTTATTGTAAACTTAATGAAAAACGGCGTTATTGAAAAAGAAGAGATTCTAGAAATTATTAAAAATTTACAGAAACTTATTATGAAGTATATTACGAAACCGGATAAGACAAACGAAGTGGAAGAACTGAATGAAAATTTATATATTATTGTAACTAATTCGTCGCGTGAAATAAAATTTGGTATAGACGACGGAACTGAAAATATAATAAAATGTATAGAGTTTATTAGTATATTAAAGCCGAAGATGAAGGAGTATCCTAGTATAACAAATAAAACTATTTTTAAACATATGGATATTATCACAGAGTTGAAGTAACAATTTCATACAAAATCGAGTTAAATATATACATTTAAACATAATAATAAAGATATTTACCAATATTATTATTATTATGTCTACTTCTACTTCAATCAAAACTATGCATGATCACGCACACGAGCAAAAAGAACCACAAAAAGATAAAAATATAAAAGAATGGAATCGAATAAACAATATATGGTTGGACATAAAGAATAAAAACAAAACTGAAAATCCCGGATTGTATAGCACGGATTCGGACAATTCGGTGGACAATTCCCCAAACACGTTGTCTAATACGAAATTAAAAAAGTCGAATAGTTTTTCTAGTTACGACGATGAAATTAGTATTGAAAATAGCATTTGTAATGGTACTATGGATACACATTATGATGATATGGATGATACGGATGATACAAATAAATATACATACCAATCTATTGTTACGCCGAGTAGTATAAAATACAAGTATACGAACGAGAATATAGCATCACTTGAATTAGACTATTCATTAAACTATAATATGAAAATGTTGACACATATTGGCAACTACTACGAAATACTGAAAAGCAAACATAGTCAGCTCAATACGACCAAAACGACCAAAAAACGAAATGTCGCAGCAAAAATGTGTAAACCGGAACTTATAAAAAATATAGTTGCATTTGAAACAGAGGCGATGAACCACCGCGCGGTATATCAATGCAAAAAGATGCTTGAATATATGGAAACAATCAAAAGTGACAAATATTTTGCATCATTTGTAATATTTCCGTAGAAAATATATAAAGCATATATAATAAAGTATATTAAAATCGTATACTTTATTATATAGACGACAACGCAATAACACGAGATCACAATGCCACAGCACCACGACACCACAGCACCGGACATTATAACACGAGGGTTCCCCTCATCGGTAAGCGACATAAAACATTGTTTATATATTAATCTTGAAAGTAGGAAAGATAGAAGGGAGCATATTGAACAAGAGTTAAAAAGTATAGGAATTAACGGAATACGTTTTAATGCGGTCAAGTTACAAAATGGTCGCATTGGTTGTAGCATGAGTCATTTAAAATGTTTACAAATCGCCAAAAAAAATAACTGGCCATATGTAATGATATGTGAAGACGACCTCTTATTTTTAGACAAGGAAAAAGCGGTAAACTGCATGAACCATTTTTTTAAACTGCATTCTGGCGGCGGTGGCGGTAGTGGCATTGATGGCAGTGACGCCGATAGTTGCAACATTGTGCTTCTAGCCGGAAATAACGTGCCTCCATATAAAAAGGTCGACGATACATGTATTCGCGTTTCACACTGCCAGACAACAACGGGATACATCGTAAAAAATGCATACTATGATACGCTAATCGAAAATATAAAAACAGGAATTGAAAAACTTATGAAGAATCCTAGCAACCACACGATGTATGCAATTGACAAATACTGGATTCAATTACAAAAAAGGGACGTCTGGTATTTACTTGCACCTATTATTGCAGTTCAGCGCGAGGACTATAGCGACATAGAGCAAAAAACAACAAATTACGAGCATATTATGAAAGACTTGGATAAACCCCATTTAGTAAGGAATATGCAAGCTATCAATATGAGTTATTTACATAATCGTTGAACACGTCCATTTTATTTTTGTCCATGATGGAGGGCACAAGTCATTGGTAGTATGTGTTGGCAATGCGGGGCCGAACCAATTATCGGGATAGCAAACTATTTTATTCGGGTTTGTATTCAGATACGCCGACCACCAACTAAAGGTGCTGTTCGCAATAATGTTATGGTCGCAACAACTCATAAGTAGCATTGACTGCCAATCTTCTATATTGTTGGGTGCTCTATGAAACACCATAGAAGGAAATCTGCTGCGCAGTTGGTCTATTTTTGGTTCTACTTCCACGAAATCATCGTCTTCGCAAAAGTATAACACGATGTGCTCCGACGGGGTGGCGGTGGTGTCGTGTCCAAGCGTTTTCAATATATATAAGATACTATTCTCATAATAGTCCAAGCCAAGTGGGGTATATTCACGCACCAAGGATTTATAATCGCCCAAGCGAAAATGCAAAGATATTGCACGTTTATTTCCACATACAGAATTCAGTATACTTTTCATATTTTGTTTCTTTTCGTTTAGTTTCATATATTTTATAATTTGACTTGTTTCTTTTTCAAAATATTTATAACTCTGAAAATAACCAAATAAAACTACACCATTTAAAGAACTGGTTATCAATGGATGTCTCTGCATTTCGTCATTATAATGAAACGTGGTTTCTTTATACATTGGAAGCCGTAATTTATGAATAGGTGTATCAAACGTATTTTTTTTCAATTCCGTGAAAAGAGTATCCCAATATATATCCTGACGTTTATCGCCGCCCAACTTTTTATTCGGAAAAATAAAACCGCGTTTCAGTTTCAGAGATAAAGCCATTATTGCGAAAACTTGGAATAATTGATTACCTAGCCCTCCCATAATTACGCACGACACTTTGTGATTAAACATTTAGATAATATGTATTATCTTTACAGACGATTTGAATATATATGTATATTAAATATAAATAAATATATTTAATATTATATAATAAGTATAATATATTAAGTATAATATAGTATTGACATAACACATATAAGCATACAAATATACATAGTAAGAAAAGAAGATGGTTCGCTCAAGACTCGTCCCTAGTATAAATTATCCCGAAGTAAAAGCATTAGAACAAGTAGATTCGAAAGATTCAAATTATAAAGCCCCATTATATGAAGCGGAAGTTTTAGGTATTCATACGATAGTTAGTATTGGGCAAATAAAAAATACATTTATTGATAAAGGTATCGTATATTTCCCTCTATACTTGATAAAAGACGACAAAGTATTATCGCAAATCGGTGTCGTAGAAGCGATGCAAGAAACGATTCCGTCGCTTTTAGATCAAGAAAATGATATTAATTTGGAAAATGCAGAACCGGCACTTCTATACTCATTTGTAAAGGAAAGTCTAGTAAGAAAAGCAGTATATATAGCCGGTAGAGCGGAAACAACGGGGGCAGCCGATGCGGCGGCAGAGGCATCAAAGCTTAAGATAAAATCAAAACGTTTGCTTGCACCTTTGTCTATGGCTGCGTCCATATCCGCATCTGAAAAGGAAAGGAAAGATGCACTTCAAAAAAGTGCACTATTAAGTGAAGAATTGGGTATCGGGGGTATCGGTGACGAAGGCGAAGAAGGAGACCTTCAGCGGGCGATTCATGCGTCCTTGTTGGAGGAGGGTTCAAAGATTCCCGACTTGCCATTAAAACATGCAAGTATTCCGGTGCAAACGCTTGACCAATTTGAGGCAGAAAGAAAGAGGTATCGTCATGTCAAAGACGAGTCGTGGATGGAGTCTTACTATGAAAATAATAATTTCAAGGTGATTCAAAATTCGGGAGGAGGCGATTGTTTTTTTATGATTATTTGCCAAGCTTATAAAACAATTGATCCCGATACCTCGATGAGTGTTATAAAATTAAGGCGTCTTTTATCCTATGCACTTACTGACCGGCAGTTCGCCGAATATAAAACCCTATACGATGATTATTCGCGGGAAGAAAAAAGACTTGTTAAAGAGAACCAGGATATTGCTACGAGAAACAGGGAAATCAAAGAGCGGTTTCAAAATAGTCAAAGCAAACAAGAAAAACTGGAACTAAAAGCCGAATCCGAAAAACTCATCGAACGAAATAAGCGTGTCATGCAAGAGATGGAAGCAGTAAAAGAAAACAAGAAAGAAGTTAAATTTATGAAAGGCGTGAAAACGATTCAACAGCTACGCGAGGTGATGCAAAAAGGAGAAATGACAAGTGAATATTGGGCAGATGCATGGGCAATCGCAGCACTCGAGGTGATTTTAAATATAAAATTTATTAATCTTTCTTATAACGATTTTAACCAAAGTCAACGAAAATCATTCCAAGAAATTAATGTCATAAATTGCGGTAGTGATTTGACTGCAAGTTTAGTAGAGGAAATCCGTAAAAATGTGGCGGAAGTTAGCAAAGCGGAGGGGGCGGGGACGGCAACGGGGACGGCAGCAAAAGCCGCCTCGGAAGACTATGAGTTTAATCCGGATTATTATATTATGGTGTCACATGCAATGGAACATTATGAATTGATTACCTATTATGAGAATGCGATGTTGACGTTTCCGGAGATTCCATATTGCGTCAAATTGCAAATTGTTACGCGTTGTTTACAAGGCAAGTCTTTTAGTGGTGCATATAGTCATATTCCGCAATTCAGATTGTTTATTCAAGAGCTGGGTATTGCGAAAAAAGTGGAAGGGCGAGCAGTGGATGAAAGTGTGGATGCATTATCTGCAGCGGCTTCAAATCCGCACTTTAGTGAGAATATCCAACTTGTGCATCATAAGACCGCGTTGGATGCAATGCCGGGGAGGGCACAGGGCGATTATGTAGCACAGAGTGACCGAACCGGGTTTATGGAACTTGGGGGAAGCGGAGGCGGTCATGAGCATCGTGGAAGCAACAACTGGCGTAGAAAGATCTCGAATGAGTGGAATGCGCCGTTTACACTAGACGGGCATCGCTGGTTATCGGTGGAGCATTATTATCAGGCAAATAAATTCTTAAAGAAACATCCGGAGTTTTATTTGTTGTTTGCAATGGATGCGAATAAGAAGAGCAAATATTACGAACCATCGTCTATATTGTCGCGAATAGCACATGATGTAGAGTTGGCAACATTTGCGGGAAGAAAACAAGGAACAACAAAAATAGATGGCAAGAAAGTTGTGCTTCGCCCCGAAGAAGTGACGATTGACCCGGACTTTTTCAACGGAAGGCACGCCAAGGTTTTAGAAGATGCAACCTTGGCCAAATTTACTCAAAATGACGATCTTGCAAATATTTTGCTTTTAACCAACAACGCCAAATTGATAAATTATCATCATACGAAAGAGCCGTCTGTTTCGGTGCATTTGATGCGTGTTCGTTCCAAACTGAGAACAAAACGCGGAGGCGTGAATGGCTATGAAGAGGCGATGGCGTGAACAGACAATCAAGATAAACTATAATGTAGAATACAATAATGTAGAATACAATAATGTAGAATACCATATTTTTAATATAAAAATATAGTATATATCCGCATCCGCGCGCCCATGAACTATACACTAAGTAAATCAGACCATAATCTCCTTCACTTATTCAAATGTGGTGGCAACTATAAAAAAATAATACAAATGAATAAGAAGCAACTAACGGGGAATGCAAAAAACAAGCGTCAACATGAAATCAATGATGTATTGTTATCTTTTTATGATATGATTGACAACGAGTTTCGTCTTTTCAAAAATGGCCAAGATCAAGGCCAAGGCCAAGGCCAAGGCCAAGGCCAAGATCACTTCGGTCGCGTTTTCAAACACAAACTTGTGAATATTCGCGCGACAAGTGATAAGACTATAGAGAAAAAAATAACATCTGTATTAGAAAATAGTCCCTATATTCCGAGTAGTATTGTAAGTTATATAAAAGAAAAATGCACGTATGTTTTAACGTATTCATTCCATATCGATGAAATGCGAACTGCAAAAGTAAACTTTATCATATTTGAAGATAGCACATACGAAATAAATAATATAAAAAAAAAGAGTGCATCCTATTTTAAAAACGGGGTATTAAAAATATACCTATGGTTAAAAATTGCATCAAAATATGCGGCCAAAGAATGTGCACCTGAGCTAGAGTGTTTTATTTATCTTACTCCTTTTAAACGAAGTCATCCAATATTTAGCAAGGAGCAGGAGCAGGAGCGGGAGCAGGAACAGGGAGTGGAAGCAGCATACGAAGACTACGAAGAGTATGAAGAGCTATACCATCACGTAAATACGCAACATGGCAAGGGTGTATTGAAACCGATACACATAAATGGAGGTGTATCGAATTTATGTCAACCAAGCGGTCGCGTTATCGTATATCGAAAAGAGGAGTGGTTCAAAGTGTTTATTCACGAAACGATGCATAACTATGGGTTGGATTTTTCCGAAATGGATATTAGTGCTGCAAATGGATTATTGCACAAAGTATTCACGATTCAAAAAGATGTAAAACTATATGAATCGTATTGCGAAGTATGGGCAAGAATTATGAACGTAGTATTTGAAACTTACTTTGATATAAATTCGCGTGCAAAGTTTTCGTCAAGAACAACGCGAAAGAATTTCATAGATAATCTTAAACTGAAAGAAAATCAAGACGAAGTGGTGCTGGTAGATGGCGGTGCATTGGTCTCAAACACCGAAACAAATATAGTGAATACGGCATCCGTGACATCGGCACGAAATCGTAAGAAGTTTTTAAAGCAGTTTTACACTTATTTGCAATACGAGTCATTGTTTTCGTTATTTCAAAATATAAAAATATTGAACTATATGGGTCTTGACTATAACATTATATCAAATTGCACCGACTCGAATTATATCGTTGCGAAAAAGTTATACAAGGAGGAAACAAATGCATTTGCGTATTATATAATCGTGTCTATTTTACTCTCAAACTTTAATAATTTCATACTATGGTGTATCGATAACAATACAAATACAATTCAGTTTAAAAAGAATAAAAATAATATTATTAATTTTGTTCAATTTATTTACAAAAACTATAAAAAAAACGAACTTTTAAATATGATAGTTGATTTGGAGATTCGCCTTGAAACAATGGATGCCGATGGCACGGATAACCCGGATAATCAGGAAAGTCGTCAAAATAACGAAATGTTGCGAACGATGCGTATGACGATAGTGGGTGGTTATTTATGATTGATTTGGATTGCGTGTATACGTAAAACAGCAATTTTCGTGTTTTATTTTATTTTTGCGCCATTCTCTTGAAGCATCTTCGAAGTCTATATTTGCATTATTTGTGCATTTTTTTCTCAAGTGACTAGTAGTAAATGTCTCTTGTTTTTTTGATTGTTGACGCGTAGTCACAGGCATTTTTTAAATATATGTCTCTATATACGTATATGTCTATATATACGTATATATTATATATTCATATCAATTTAATATATAAAAAATTGATGCATGAATAACATATATTATAGTTAGTAAATAAGCAGTAAGTATAATAATACCAATTTTAAAAACCAAGAATCTTTGTTGTAACCACATCACTATGGGAATTCGAGCACTCAACAAGTTTCTTCAAGCAAAATGTAAATCATCTATAAAATCAATACCATTGTCCGAGCTTTCAGGCAAAAAAATAGCAGTAGACATAAGCATCTATCTTTACAAATACATAAGCGAGAATGCATTACTGGAAAATTTATATCTGATGATATCCCTGTTTCGCACCAACAATATAACACCGATATTTATATTTGATGGAAAACCACCAACAGAAAAGAATGACACGATTGCGACAAGAAAAAAAAATAAAATAGATGCACGCGAAGAATATTATCGATTAAAAGTGCTTGTTGAAAACATGAAGACGGAGCCGGACGCGGAAACACAAACCCAAACCCAAACCCAAACCCAAACCCAAAAAGAATCTGAAATCAATGACATGACGCAAACTATGGAGCAATTGAGGAAGAAATTCGTTAGTATTAAATATGACGATATCCAAAACGTGAAGACTTTGCTTCAAGCGTATGGGGTGACATATTTTGAAGCACCAGGTGAAGCAGATATACTATGTGCAAAACTAGTTACTAATAATCACGTATATGCATGTCTGAGCGAGGATACGGACATGTTTGTTTATGGATGTGGACGCGTTTTGAGGTATCTTAGTTTAACGCAGTCAAGTGTTGTCATATATGACTTGAATCATATTTTAAAAACACTGAATATAAGTATGGATGTATTTAAAAAAATATGCATTCTATACGGATGTGACTATAGCAACGATATGTGCACAGAAAATAATATGAACATATTTCATGCATTTCAATTATTTAAAAAATACCGGGATGATGTAAATACTGAAGAATTTTATGACTGGATTATAAACGAGAAAATTCATTCAATGCAATATATTGATGAGATAAATAAAAACATGAAATTATTCGACATCGATGAAACAAAGAATCTAGAATTATACGACCATATTAAAATAGTAAACGGCCCAATAAATAAAGCGTTACTTATCGAAACTATGAAGAAAGAGAATTTCATATTTATTGAAAAATATTAGGGATTGGATTGTTGGTAAAAATGACATATTTTTATACATGTCATTTTTATTTAGTTTTGTTTTACATGTTTTTAGTTTAGTTTTGTTTTGTTTTGTTTTGTTTTGTTTTGTTTTCAAAAAAAAGGAAGAAAATACTTTAAGAAGAAGCTACGGCTACGGGGACTGCTGCGGATGCCTTCGCAAAGTGGCGAGACATGTATTGCTGCAAGTTGAAGTAAGTGAGCTCCTCACCCTTCTTAACCTGGAGCAACGACTTCAGCTTGGTGTCGGGATTGATCTTACGACCATTCTCCTTATCTTGAAGGCTGTGGGTGCGAATGTAGGCATTGATCTCACGAGTGACCTCTGTGCGAGCAAGCTCTGTGCCGACAGGCCTTCCAAGAAACTCGGCGAGCTCCTTAGAAATCAAGGTGGGCTTAACAAAACCGGAAGGAGCACGATTGCCGGTCTTGCGCTTACGCTTGGAAGCCTTCTGGGCAGCACGCATCTCGCGAGCAACGTTGCGTTCAAGAGTTCGGAAGTCGCTGCGGAGTGAAGAAAGACCGGAGCTAAGTGTGTGAAGTTTGGTGCCGAACTCGGAGAAGAGAGAACTCAGGGAAGTCTCAAGAGCAGGGCTGGGGCCATCAGTGTGGGCCTCACTAGTGGGAGCGGGGGTGGCGGCGACAGCGACAGGCGTGGGAGCAACAGGTGCATCAGTCTTGGGGGTCTTAGTGGCTTTGGTAGCCTTGGGAGTAGAAGCACCAGCGGCGGGTGCGGCGATAACAGGAGCGGGTGCTGAATCAGCGGAGGAGGGAGCTTTCTTTGCCATTGTGGTCTTTGTATACACTAATAGGTGAGGTCTTTTTAAGTATTTTTAGACATTATATATTATAATTTAGTTTGGACATGCAATAAAACAGCACATATTAAGGTCATAATTTATTTTGTTCATGCGTTCAAAAACACAAAACGTATTTGCTTAAGGATTTCGAAATACTTTAGGGGAATTTTGAGACTGAATCAACGACGTATTTTATTATAATAACATAAATCATTATCAACATATATATGTTTATTTTTATTTTTATCATAACATTCTTTTATATAAAAACCATCCGATTCATATTTATTTAATATCCATCTTATATTCGAACATAATTTATAGGGTAGTATAACCATTGCTGTGTCAATTTTGCAGACATTTATATTATTACCTTTTATTCTATTGCATTGATTAAAAGTATATATTTTATTATTATCAACAATATTCAATAATTTATAAAAATTAGGATGTATTACATTATCATCATCTAAATAATATATTATTGCATTAGGGTTCGTAATTGTATTTAACGCATAATTCCTTTGCGGATTCCCTGATATACCCCCATGTTCACATTTATAAACATATTCTTTAATTTTATTATTTTCTTGATTTTCAAATAAACGTGGATTATTAATTATTTTGCTACCATCATATACGATTATCCATTCTTCTATATATTCAAAGTTAATACTTTTTTTAATTTCTAATAAATTATTAATTCTATATGATGGTGTTATTAATGTTAATTTATTTCTGTTTTTAAATATAGGTTGACCATGTCCTTTTATTAATACAAATAATTTATCATTATTCCAACCAGTTGAATTTCTATTATTATGATCCAATTCTATAAAATAATAATCTTGAAATTCTTTTAATATAGGAGTCAATCTATGAATATAAGCATTTTCATTATATGATTTAAATATATCTTCAATAATTAATATTCCTCCTGGTTTTAAGTATTGGTAAGTATTTTCAATAACTTTTATTTGGTCTTCAAATTTATGTGTTGTATCTTCGATAATAATATCAAATAAAATATTTAATTTACTAAACGCTGTAACAATACTATGTTTATTTGTTACATCTATATTGGAAAGAGTCACTCTATCATTGTTAAATCTTTGTTTAAAATTATTTATTAAATTTGAATCATAGTCGAACCCATATATTTCTGCATTTGGAAAATACTCTTTCCACATAAGTATCGAAGCACCATGTAATATACCCAATTCTGCTATTTTTAAAGGTTCATCTTTTTTATTTTTAAAAATTCCATCATAGAATAATGTATACGGATGACAATGTCTGATATCCGTTACATTTATTCTTTGTGATGATTTATCGGTATCATATTTTTTTCCAATTTCACATAATTCAGATGAATTATTAATGTAGTTTATTTTTAAAGTAGACATTTATACTATACTATAATATATCGTATTATATCGTATTATATCGTATTATATCGTATTATATCGTATTATATTATATTTTTATTTTTTTTACATAAAATACTTACAATAACTAAAACATTTTCACTAAGTTTTTTTAATAATCAACATATATATGTAACTAATAACTATAATAATTGATGAACTGCATTATAGTTATTATATTATTTTTTCTTGTTTCTCTCCTTTCTCTCCTTTCTCTCCTTTCTCAGATTCCATCGTGACCTCCATATACACCCGCCTCATACAACCAGGGCATCGCATTCCTTGCAGGTTCACTCACTAAAGTAAGTGCAGTCAATACATAAAAAGACCCTAGTGTTTTGTTATCCACGTCTATTGCGGATTTTATAAGATTTTCTATAATTTGCACATTAAAGCGAATAAGAACATCTATTTCTAAATTAACCAGCACCGCATTTGAAGCAGTGTTTGTAAAATATGGTGTTCCTAAAAACGGACTACCATGAGGGGGGCAGATTTCGTATTTTTTAAGATTACTAAGTTGTGCACGATAGTTCCAAATATCGTGCAACTCACGTGCAAATCGTATATGTTCGACTCGAGATAAGTTTGTAAACCATTCAGAGTTAGCATAATTACCATAAGAGTTTATTATTTGGAACAAATCAAGTATTTTCATTTCCATGCGTTTTCGCGGATCCACTATTTCATGTTTTATAACGATATCAAGAGGAGATTTTAAAAGTGCTGATAGTTTTACGATTCGTCGGATATCTTGTTTTATGTCATTCGCGATACTATTTCTATTATATGGATTTTTGGTATTTTCACCCTCCTTTACAATAAGGTTATGCAGCGACAAAATATTAAATCCATAAATAAATCCATCCAAATCCCTATAACTATAGAATTGCTCATATGGAATTTCATGCATTTCATCCATAGTAAAAAAGTCTGTCTCATTGGTGCATATATTACGTTTTTTAAATGCCGGTCCACGCAATCGTATTAGTTTGCGATGAAAAAACCCTCTTACAACTTTTTGTATTTTTAGTGGCACTATCGAACTCTTGCAATAATCATATAAACGTTTTATAATTTCTTCTTTATTACCTGCACGCGATACTTTATACTGCGAACAAAGTTTTCGAAGTTCATCCATTTTATATTTTTCTGTTTTAAGTTGTTCATAGGTGTAAATAGTTAGTTTCTTTACTACAGGTGGAGCAATAATAGTCGCGTTTGTCGCATCATTTTTTTTAGAATATTCACGATTGTCGTCTATATTGCAATCCATTTCTGTATCATTTTGTTTATTATTTATATTTTTTAATTTTTTTAACGATGATTTTGCGACTATCTTTATTCCGGTCTTTGATTTTAATTTTATTTTATTATCTTTATCGCGCTTGTTTCGAAGGCTTTCTTTTATGTTATTCGCGTTATTCGCGTTATTCTCTTGGCCGGTTTCATCGTCAGACGATAAAACTAATATCGAAGGAGGCAATACACGCCTTGGTCTTGACCCTATTGACCCAATTGTGTTATTTTCTGTGGGTGGACTCTCATGGTTCACATGTAAAATAGTATTGCTATTGGACGATATCCCAATATTTACATTTACTACGTTTACATTTGTGTGAAATGTGGTATTTTCATTCGTATCTATACTATTAATATTCATCATTATAACATTTGGCGACGTTAATGCTGTCATACTTATAGTAGTAGTTTATAATTTATAGTATGTGCTTAATATTCTTTAATATGATACTCTTCTATATACTATAAACATTTTTTTAATATATTATACAAATCATTCTATTTATGGCAATAGTTATAATGCATACTACATACTACATGATACACGATACACGATATAAGCATTATAAAGCCAATAAAATTAAACAAAATATAACCATATTTTAGTATATAAATACGTGAATATATAATTATGCAAAATATATAAGAATATAATATGATAAAATGTAGTATGTTTTATATGGACATTATCATGTGACACTATTATTTTTTTGTTTCATATTTTGTTTCATATTTTGTTTCATATTTTGTTTCATATTTTGTTTCATATTTTGTTTCATATTTTGTTTCATATTTTGTTTCATATTTTTATTTTTAATTTATGTAGAACATTTTCGTCGCCAGAAAATTGATTCGGCTAAGAAAGATAAATGTAGATAGCATGAACACACAAGTAGTCAAAACAACAAACCAACACCCCAAGCCAACAATAATGTCCGCTTCTTCCGCATCCGCCGCCGCCACCTATAACAGATCTTCCGCCCCCAAGGAGATTCTGGTTGGTGAAACATTCAATCCTGCCAAGGACCTCAAGTATTCCAAGCCCAAGGCAAATAGTTCCGGTGGCAAGAGCGTCGGAATTCTCAATGCATCTACCAATGGTGCGACGTATATTTCAACTCCTCTCATGTTGACGTGGGGCGTTTCAACTTTCGAAGACAAGAAGACCGGCGAGAAAACATACAGCATGTCGCTCCAATTTCCCGGCGAAGAATACAATACACCAGCAATTACCAGGTTCCGTGAGAACATTGTCAAGTTCGAAGAGAAAGTCAAGGCCGACGCACTCGCAAATCAGAAGGATTGGTTCGGAAAGACAACTCTGACGCAGCAGCATATCGACTTTCAGTGGACTCCGATGTTGAAGTTCGCCAAGGGCGATAATGGCGAGCCCGATCACAACAAGAACCCAACTCTCAGTGTCAAGATGCCTATCTGGGAAGGTGTGTGGAATGTCGAGCTCTTTGACCCATCTACTCGCAAAATCTTTCCTGATCCTTGCAATGAACACGTTACACCTCTTGATTTGATTGCCAAGGGTTCGCATGTCGCAGTCGTCTTGCAATGCGGTGGTGTCTGGTTCGCAGGTGGCAAGTTCGGCGTTACCTGGAAGCTGTTCCAGGCGGTTGTGAAGCCGAAGACAACTTTGCGCGGCAAGTGCCACATCAATCTGTCGCTCGATGACAAGAAGCTCGTCGAGACTCAGGAGATTGACACGATCAGCGACGACGACGTTCCTCGTGCATCCAACGAAGTTCAGGATTCCGATGGCGAACAAGAAGAAGAGGATGATGAGCAAGATGCCCCCGCTGCACCTGTAAGGACGGCATCGTCTACTCCTGCTGCTGCTGCAGCACCTACACCCACACCCGTCTCTACTGCTGCTGCCACTGATGGCGATTCAAGTGCTTCCGCTGGACCCAAGAAGATTGTGAAGAAGGTTGTCAAGAAGTAAGCGCTCATCATCGCGACAACAACAACAATATCGCGATGCAATAACAAATAAGTAAGTATTGATATTTCGAGGCAAAACGACAATACAGGTAAGAAAATATGATAAAATAATATTGTTTGATATCATATCATATAATACTAACACCCATTTTACAGGTAATATATTTTTTTTACCGAAAAGCTATGTATAACATAACACATCAAGTTACTTTATACTTTTCCAAAGCATATTTTCTATACTTTTCTCCGAATACATTACCCAACATATCGATATATTGGGATATAATAGTTCTATAGCTAGATACTGATTTGGGCGCAGACATACTTGTCACATCTTGTAGCAGAGTTTTAAACCCATCTAGTAACAAATCTATTGTTTTATTCGGACTTCTTCCTTGAATCGTGGTAAGTATATCAACCATACTTTTAAAAAACACAACATAATCGTGATTCGAGTCTTCGTGATTTTTATACTTTCTTAATTCTCCTTCTCCAAAGTCGATTATTTTTAAAGCATATGGATTCGATATAGACACCGGTTCAATAAAGTAAACACAATCAGCACCAAGCGTCTTATGAACTAAATTTGATTTTATCATTTTGTAAATTCCTACTATAATATTTGTAATCAGTGTAAAAAGAATTGCAAGTTTGGTATTATCTGTCGCGGCAATACCAATACGTGGAAGATACGATTCAATGTTCGTATCTCCGCAGTATTTTATATTAAATACAAAAAACTCATCAACATTGTAGTCTGGTTTTGACAAAGAACATTTATCAAAATCGGGTGGAAGATTTTCCTTTGTTAATTCAAATGCATTACTAAGAAGTGAATGAAATTTTCCATCAGGGTCAATCGTTTTCATTTTTTTAAGAATTTTATATTCATGGCGAAATTCGTTAAATATATTATTTCTTAATACTATTTTTGAAACTAAACTATTATTTTTTGTAAGGATATCTGGGCGAAATACACACCCATAGTTACCCTGTCCAATAAGTGTTCCACCCGTTAAAAAGAGCCGCGAGCGTGAGCGTTTATTTTTTTGTATATATCTTTGTCTTCTCGTTCTTGTTCTTGTTCTTCTTCTTGTTCTTCTTCTTCTTCTTCTTCTTCTTGTTCCCATAATCGCGTGTATATTGTAGATATATATACATGCGATTATTTTCCCAATCCCCCATGTCACAATTAATCATTTCAATCGTTTATTTTATACTATGTAAATTATAATTCGGTATAAGCATTGCTGTTGCTTCGAATATTTCTAGGTTTGAAAATGGTTTTGATGGTGGGATTGGAGGCAGGAACACATTTACTACTTCTTATGCCCCTTTTTTTATAAACGCTATCTTTTACCCATACATTTTGAAGCCCCTTTAAAATATTTATAAATTTTCTATTTTTTAAATTCATCTTAATTTTGTCATAATTGCATTTATCCGGATAATCGGCTTCAAATATAATTATATCTAGTTTATCATACAACTCAGGATTTTCATCAAAAAATATTTCTAAAAATCCTTCGCAATCTGCTACAAGTGCATTAAAATTTAAATTATATTTTTCTTCTATCTCACTTAAAGTATAGGATGGTATATCTGTATTGTCTGTTTCTACAGACGTTGTTTCATAATTTGCATCTAAATTTGTTAGACCTAATTTCTTATTACTTATAAATCCTTTTACTATATTAAACCCGCAATTATTCATCTTTTTATTTTTCTCTAAAACGTCCCAAATTCGCATATCTGGTTCAACCACAACTTGGTTATATTTATTATCGAGTTTCGAATTTATCACACATGAAACAGACCCATACCTCGCCCCCAATTCCAAAACAACGTCATTTTTTAAAATATACTTATTTGCTAAATATTGATCATAAGCTTCAATGTTTTTCGTATCTACGATTAACCCGGCTTCATTCAATATAATCATTTATAATCAACATACAAAAAAATGAAAATATAATTGGTATAATATCGCCAAATAACTCTTTAAGTATATCGACGTCTAAATAATGTATTACTAAACCCACTTAAAGAAACTATACATCCTCAACCCCAAAAATACCAACTAACTATTTTTATCTACTATTATTTCCTTCTCAATATGTTTTATTATTTTACGTTCGTAATTCTCGTAGTTTTCAATCGGTTCGCATATCGATCGCACCATCGTCAGGTATTCGATTTGTTTTTGTTCTGTTTCTATCCAGTCGGGGTTGTCGCTTGCCCATTGATATAATGCCGTTCGCTCCTTATCGGCGATTTTTACGATAGTATTTTTCATTGTTGTGTGATTCTCGTCTTTGTGCCACTTGTCTTCATCTTTGATATACATAGTATCACGCTTAATATCCGTGCAATGAATTGGGCGTTTATATATATCCAATTCTTTGAGACCCTTTATCATAACATCCGTTATACCACGTGAAATGCCATTCTTTTTTGAAAAAAGTAGGTCGTCTAGTGTGATTTGTAGCGAGTCAATAAAATCAGATATGTTGATAGCATCTTTGCACTTCTCGTTTAGAAAAACGTTTAAGTTGAAGTTATTCGTTGTATTATTTGTTGTGTTATTTGTTATATTAGATAATTTTGGTATTATAATATTTATCTGCTCTTGTTGTCCTTTGATTATCTTCATCATCTCACTATTATCTTTAATAAGTTTAAGCACGAGTTCATCTTTATTAATCATTTTTATATCTAATTCTATGTTTTCGCAATCTTCGCACGATAAATCGTGTGGTTCAGGTATATAGTCACATATCTTAACATGCTTCCACAATCCCGAGCGAGTATTATATTTTTTTTTACATTTCTCACACTCATTAAGCTGTGCGACTTTTTGCGACTTTTTTGTTTCCATTGTTTCCAACGACACCATAAGCTCATGTTTTCTAGTAGAGACGTGTTTATCAAAATCACATTTTTTGCACGTAGAATAGTCACAAAGATTACATGAAAAAATTGGCGACTTTTTGAGCGACTTTTTTGTTTCCATTTGTTTCCTAAAGTATATGGACATTTTTTTTAAGTCATTTTACAAAATTTCTAAAAAAGTTATCGTAACAAATTTTTCAACTAAAAAAAGCAAATGAGAGCATTATGGTCTGAGTGAGATTTTCAACATTTTTTTCAAATCTAGAAATGAAAAATCAAAATTGGACATTTATAAATGTCCTTTTTTCAAAAACGTAGAATAGATTTGATTTTTAAACATATATATATTCTTGAATCAAAATACCAACGAATTACATAGACATATTAACTATTTTTATCTACTATTATTTCCTTCTCAATATGTTTTATTATTTTACGCTCGTAGTTCTCGTAGTTTTCAATCGGTTCGCATATCGATCGCACCATCGTCAGGTATTCGATTTGTTTACTTTCTGTTTCTATCCAGTCAGGATTATCATTTGCCCATTGATATAAAGCCGTTCGTTCTTTGTCTGCAATTTTTACGATAGTATTTTTCATTGTTGTATGATTCTCGTCTTTATGCCACTTGTCTTCATCTTTAATATACATGGTGTCGCGTTTAATATCCGTGCAATGAATTGGGCGCTTATACACATCCAATTCTTTAAGACCCTTTATCATAACATCCGTTATACCACGCGAAATCCCATTCTTTTTTGAAAATAGTAGGTCATCTAGTGTAATTTTCAATGAGTCAATAAAGTCCGATATATTGAGAGCATCTTTGCATTTCTCATTTAGGAAAACGTTTAGGTTGAAATTATTTGTTGTGTTATTCATTGTGTTGTTTGTTATGTTACCCATTCTTGGTATTATACTATTTATCTGCTCTTGTTGTCCTCTGATTATTTTCATCATTTCACTATTATCTTTAATAAGTTTAAGAACGAGTTTGTCTTTTATATTTTTTGCACGTTTATGCTGACATGTTTTTTTGTTTTTTTCTTTATTATCTAATATTTCACTATCTATACTATCTTCGTTATCTGTGTTGCCTGTATTATCTGCAATAATATCATCATATTTGCTGTCATTATTTTCACATTCTTCTTTAGAAGACTTGTAAACGACACAGGTTCGCTTATGCTTTGCTAGGCTTGTATGATGAATATATTTATTACCACAAATGCAGACAAATGGTTTTGAATCACAATTTGGTGTTTTTTTTGTAGTCTCATGTAGTCGTTTATGCTTGTTGGTCTCAAGGTGTCTTTTGTATTCCGTTTGTCTACAGCATTTAAAGTCACAAATTTCGCATAAAAAACGCGGTGTTTTTTCGGTGTTTTTTTCGGTAGCCATTTTGCATATATATATGCTACCAAAAAAACACCTAAATCCTTTTCCTTAAATATTTTATAATTTTCAAAAAAGTTATCGTAACAAAAAAATCAACTCAAAAAAACAAATGAGAGCATTATGGTCTGAGTGTGATTTTCAATGTTTTTTCAAATCTAGAAATGAAAAATCAAAATTGGACATTTATAAATGTCCTTTTTTCAAAAATCCAAAATAGAATTGGAAAAAATATTACATCATTCACTTATTCGCGTCCGCCTACCCCATTCCCGCGGCCTTACCTTTATGGTGTGGCGACACGCGAATCTTTTACTACAAACGACTGCATTATGCTGCGGATTGTTGTGTTGCAGTATCGGCGGACGGATGGTCCGACGGATGGTCCGACGGATGGTCCGACGGATGGGGAGGCTGTTTGGGGGAATTCTTGGATGGGTGATTTTGGGGGATGTTTTGAAAAAGGGTGCAGAAGTAGAAAAAATGAATTTTGTTGCTTTTATTTTTATCCCCCGAAAAAGGATAGGTTGACTTTTGGATAGAATGATGTAGAGAGTTTTTGGGGATGTGAGAAACGAGAGAAACGAGAGAAATAATTCATAATTCAATATAAGAACTATAAATTATTATATATAAAAACATACTATAAAAACTACAACAATTCAATATTCACAAAAATAGACGATTTTTCACTTGCGTCATACATATTTTTTGAATTTATTATTGGTATTCCTTGCCCTTTTAATACATGCGTCTGATTATCTTTTATATATAATAATTTCGCAGGAATATTAAAATGTTTACTGCCGATTTGAAACGATATCTGTTTCTTTTCTAGCAACTCGACAATTTTCATACGCAAATCTATATAAATATCGTTATTTGCATCAATGTATATATGAGACGGAGTCGATGGTATACATCGAACTATTAAATCAATCGGCGTGTTATCTTTTTCACCTATTTTATAATACAACTCGGTATGCCACAGCGGAATATAATATTTTTTCTCATCATGCTCTAATACGTATATATTATTTTCACCTTGCAAGTCGTCAAGTGATACTGAAATAATAACAAGATTATCCAACTCCATCTTTTTTTGTATAATTTTTTCAAATAAGAGAAGTTTTTCGTTACTAATATGAAAAACAGCATGATACTTATGTATAATTTCGTAAATCGTATACGCGGTTTCTTTATCCATATCTTCGAACATTTTTAACGATAATTCATGGCAATCTTCTACTATAATTTTTATAATCACATCTATCGTTATTTTTGCATTTTCTTGCGAAATATTTGTATACATTTTTTGCATCAAAGACTGCGTAAATATTCTAAAAATAGACATATAACTTTCTGCTCCCGTAGAATCTTCATCACCCGAGTCATTGTGAGAAGGGTGAGAAGGGTGAGAACCGAGAGAAACAGACAAATTATATAAATACTGATAGGCATTATTTATTTCTTTGAATTTTTCACATGACTCTTCTGTGTTATTATTTTTATCGGGATGATGTTTCATTGCATGTAATCTATAACTTTTTTTCAACTCTTCGAGTGTATAATTTGATTTTAAGTTTAATACTTCAACGGCACGTTTTATATCCATTTATGATTGTTATTAGATTATACATATAATTTTCTAAATGGTAAATTGGTCTATAGTTATTATTGTAGTATTGTAGAAAAATAAATGTTTTCAATAAAACATCCGCTATATTATCTTTATTTAATACTTCTGTTTTTATCAAACACGATAATATATACCATATACACTCATTTATATCCAAATCATATATCAATATTTCATACAAAATATCGCGAAACCTTAAATAGTTTATAGTTTCTGGGTTTTGTATCGATTCTATAATATTATTACATATACATTCATGTGGATTTGTTAACTCGTTTGTATTCACGATTACGTTTTTAATATTTGATAACGATGTTAAGTTTTTATAGTTGTCGAATACAGATATGAACGCGGGATTCGAAGTAGAAGCAACGGAGGTGTGTTTTGAATTTTTAATAGAAGAACTAGACTTATTGTATTGGTCTTCGTCTTCGCCGTCGCTATTGCCGTTGCTATTGCCGTCGCTATCGCCATGCTCAATATATATAGGTTCTATGGCATAACTTGCTGCTGGACTAGCATACATATGAACATTTTTATTTGGACGCATAGTGTTCACACATTTGTTATAATACCCTAGCGACGGCCTGGGAATAGAAATAATTTGAGAGTTGTTTAAAATATTGTCCGGTATAAAACTAATATGCTCTGTAATAATTATAAAAAATAGTTTTATTTTATTAAATGATTGACGTTGCATATAACTATAAAAAATATCCAATAATTCACTATGAATTTTGTGAAAATATTTGCATAAAATAATCCCCGTTGTATCTACACGCATAGAAACAACGTCTGTAATCTGGTTATATATATCATTCCACAGCACCTTAGAATTACAACCCAACAAAGACATATCAACCTCGAAATGAATATCGCTTATTTTTATAATAAAATTCTCCTTGTTTGAGTTGATAGTTAGACGTTTTTCGTATTTTAAACCACTATTGCTATATTTTTTAATACATTGCAGAGCTTGCGTATACTTACCCACACCTTTTGGGCCGTATAAAATAATATTTTTTAAATTTTCTACCTTTTCGGGTAATGAAGTATTAAATATTTTTTCTATTTTTGGATGAAGGGGTTCGGAAGCATTTGACGCAATATAGTCATCAAAATGCGTTTCAAGAAATTTCATTGCAGTAGTTGGGTTATTTGAGGTTATTTGGGGTTAGTTTTGATTAGGTGGTATTATTATAATTAACCGAATAGATTTAAATTATATTTTGGTATAATATTATAGATTTTGATATGAAATACTTAAATATATAGTAAGTGTTATAGTAGTAAGTATTGTCCTATAGTATCTAATATATACATGAAACTTGTAACTATTCATCCCGAAAATATCACAAAAGAATATATCTACTTTAACGAACCAATACAAAATAATATCATCAACGAAAGTAGGTATATTCGAATATTATATTCTACGCCTAATATAGTTTTTAATGGGATTCATGTTCTTATAATTTTGTCGATTGATAACATAGACAGACAATACAATAAGAATATTCTGTATTATAATACAGACAAAAATACACAGGCTATAAATAACATTAAACAAATAGAAAAAACAATTTTGACAAAATATAGTTCATTAAAAATACCATCATATAATTTATCGGAACTTCTTGATGGCGGTGTTATAAGATTATTTACCGAGTCTACCGAAAAAAAGAAATCGATGAATATAATACTTAAAATATCGGGACTATGGGAAGATAACGAAACATATGGGATCACATATAAGTTTTTTTCTGTGTAATAGGTTTAAAATATAGTATTAATATATTTTTATTTGTCAAAGCAAGAAAGCAAGAAAGCAATGAAGAATATATTAATAACGGGTGGTTGTGGATTTATTGGGTCAAATTTTATCAACTATATTTTAAAAAAATATGACGACACATACGTGATTAACTTGGATGCGATGTATTATTGTGCATCCGAATCCAACGTTGACAGAGAAATACGAGAATCCGATTTATACAAAAATAGATACAAGTTAATTAAGGGGAATCTATGCTCATATGACTTGATGAACCATATTATAAATGACTATAACATAGAATATGTCATACACTTTGCAGCACAAAGTCACGTGCAAAATTCTTTCGAGGATGCATTGCAGTATACAAAAGACAACATAGTTGGAACGCATAATTTACTTGAGGTTTCAAGAAAATATGGAAAACTCAAAAAATTCATTCATGTTTCAACGGATGAAGTATATGGTGAATCCATGATTGAAAAAAGCGAAAATAAAAAAACGGAAGAAAGTATATTGTGTCCAACAAACCCATACGCTGCTACAAAAGCAAGCGCAGAACTAATTGCACAATCTTATTACCACTCTTTCGGTCTTCCTATTATCATTACACGAGGCAATAACGTATATGGACCTAACCAATATCCAGAAAAAATAATACCTCGTTTTATAAAACTTTTGAAAGAAAATAAAAAAGTAACGATTCAAGGGGATGGTTCAAATGTTAGGGCATTTATTCATGTAAAAGACGTAGTGAATGCATTTGATATTATATTAGAAAAGGGTGTTATTGGTGAAATATATAACATCGGATCAGACGATAATGAGGAATATTCGGTATACGATGTTGCAAAGATGTTAATTAAAAAAATAAAACAGATAGATTTATACGATGACCATATAGAATATATCGAAGATAGACCTTTTAATGACAAAAGATACTATATAAGTAATGAAAAAATAAAAAAACTTGGATGGAGTATCCACACGAATTTTGATAATGGAATCAACGAACTCATCTAGCTATAATAGAAACTTCGACAAAAACAACATAAAACTAAAAATAAAAGTGTAAGTATAGAAATATCGAAATACAATGAAAGTATTACTATACGGCAAGAATGGATGGATCGGCGAAAAGGTTTATCGGCTACTTATAGAAAGGGGTCATGGCGTAATTATTGGAAATGCAAGAGCAGAGAATAGCGAAAGTCTTGAAGAAGAGATAATTGGAATTCAACCTACAAATATTATTTCGACGATTGGAAGAACGCATGGCAAAATAGGCGACAAAGAATATACAACGATTGACTACCTTGAACAACCTGGCAAAATAAAAGAAAATGTCCGTGATAATCTTTATTCACCTGTTATGATCGCTCTGATATCTCGCAAGTATAATATTCACTACGCATATTTAGGAACGGGGTGTATTTTCACATACGATAGTGAACACCCCTTTGCCGAAGAATTAAACGGATTTACAGCCGATTCAAAACCTAATTTTTTCGGTTCTTCGTATTCGGTAGTAAAAGGATATACGGATATGTTGATGAAGGCGTTTGACAACGTTCTGAACGTGCGGATACGTATGCCGATAACAGATGAGATACATCCGCGTAATTTTATAACCAAGATTACTCAATATCAAAAAATATGTTCGATGCATAATTCGATGTCGGTATTGCCGGAGTTACTACCAATTATGATTGACATGTGTGAAAAAGGGACAACCGGAACTATGAATCTAACAAACCCAGGACTAATAAGCCACAATGAAATATTAGAAATGTATAGAGAAATAATAGACGCGGGCTTTACGTGGGAGAATTTTGACGCGGAAGAACAACGTAAAATATTAGAAAGCGAACGTTCTAATAATTTCTTAGACACTTCTAGACTAGAGTCTATGTATAATGTAAAACACATCAAAGACGCGGTGAGGGATGTGTTGTATTGCATGAAAAATACATCACATGATACGTAACTAATGCCGAATAGTATCGAGATCGTATGTAGAAATCCATGAACCATTTACTTCACACTCACATTCAAGCCATGCATTTACCTTTGATGTTCTACTTGGAAGTTCAGTTGCGTAATGCGTTGAAGCGAATTGATTCAATGTTAATATGCGTCCTTCAAATAATATTCCATCTTCTGTAGCATTATAAACACTGACCCAAATACTTTCATCGGGTTTATTTTTTCTTATCCGATGTCGAATACGTTGATTATGACTAAAACATAATGACATAACTCTACACCCTTTTATTATTTTACTAGATGTTTCGCCATTTTCGTAACTATCCGACGCGTCTTCGATTTTATTTCGTTTTTCAGTTAGACTTGCTGATTTTTTTACCACTGGAATATGGGGTTGTTGTATACCACTTTGCCAATATTCGCCATCTATCGAATCAAATATTAACTTAATTTTTTCTAATGACTCACTGAAAAACTCTCGACCGAAATTTATTCTAGTATTTTTAAGAATATTATGAATAGTATACTCTTTATTTTTCGGGTCTAATACACATTTGGCGAATTCAATAGTATAAGGAGTAGGAGGCTTAAACGTGTCACTTCTATTTGCTTCAGAAAGACGCTCTTTTGGAGTTCTCTCTGTCATACCTATTTTATAAATACCAGGCATAGACTTGTTCCCCAAACAATAAATATATCCTTCTCTCATTGATAATATCTAATGATATGAGGTGTAAAGTTTGTATGCGTTGTATAGGTTATATATATATTATTATCTTTAATATGATTATTACCACTTTATAACCTTAAAAACATGTGGAAAATAAACGGAGAATGACCTCCATAATACCGACACACAAGCCATTTAATATAAATAACGTAACACTTAAATATAGTGTCCCGACAGATGGATCTGCCATAGGATTAGTAACAGATGTCATACATGCCATGTTTCCACGCAAGTAACTAAATATCAAAATAATCTGAAAAATAATCAAAACACTTGAATATCCCGAAAATTTATAATATTCGGGGTCTACTTTCCGTTCATTTATCATAGTCGAATACGCTAACGACTGGCGTATAATTACGAAGAATATAATGAGAAGTGCAATAATCTGAAAAAAGGACGGATATAAGTTAAAGCATTTACGATTTGTCTTTAAATAATAAGAGATTACCGCTATTAAAAGCGTAAACAACGAAATAAATGAAACTATATAGCCAATAGCGGTAGCAAACCCTGGTCCTTGTTCATTCCCTATTTTCAGTGAAGCAAATGCTATTTTTATAAATACACCCACAAATGCTAAAAGTAGTGAAATATTGAAAATATAATATATACTCTTAAATCTTACATCGATGTTATCCAGTCCCGTTAAAGAATCCATGTTATGTTATGTTGTGTTGTGTTGTGTTGTGTTGTGATTCGGTAAAATAAAATACTATAGACTATATAGTTATTTTTATTATTTTAATTACTATTTTATAATATAAAGTATTATAAAATATAAAGTATTATAAAATAAAATATATTATAAGTAAATTATAAGTAACTATACAAGGCAAAACAAGGCAAACAAAGCAAACAAGGCAAACAAGGCAAACAAGATAAATGAGTGGCACGCAAAATAGGAACGTATATACCGAACATCCGCTAATCGAAAGACAGCAAACGTATGTTCTAGAAAGAAAACTCGTTACAATACATTCGGAAGACAGAGATGTATGTTCGTGGCCCAATTCTTCTTTATTCGAAATTACTCTGCCACAACAATTAACAAATGTTCAGTCTATTCGACTTATCGAGTCAAATTTTCCTTCTGTAAATAACGTATTTACAAATACAAACCAAAATATAAAACTGACATTTAGTTTAAGTGGAAGTGGTCCATATACCATAACTATAGACGAAGGGTTTTATTCACCATTTCAACTTGCAAATGAGTTGACAAATAAAATGAATCAGGCAGTTAGTCAAGATATACCATCATACACCAATTTTGTCGTAATATATCATGAAGTGAATCAAAAAATATGGTTTGGAAATAAGAGTGAAACATTTACGCTTTTATTTAACACTACCGAAAACTACTCGGTAAACGGCAATACGTATGAAAATTGTAAAGTATTGCCACCCAACGAATTGTCAACATGTATGACCACTAAATGGGGGCTGCCGTATTATTTAGGATTTAATCGCGAAGAATACAATAACCCTACGTCGACAACGGATGACTTGAATTACGAATATAAAAAGGCAACAGATGCCGACTATACATGGCTTCAAGTGACGGGAACGGGATACTATATCGTAGCACCAAACGTAATTAGTATATTTGGTGAAACGGCTTTTTACATGGATTTGTTTAAATACAACGACATGGATGAATTAATGCCTTATCCGCGTAGAACGAATTCGACTATAGATAACAGCTATGGAGGAAGAGTCAATAACGCATTTGCAAAGATTCCAATATTAGGTATCCCCGTTTCGCAGTATTTTGATTCGCGTAATAGTATGCTTCAAAATATGTCGCAGTTTTTCCCGCCATTGGAGCGTCTTTCTAAAATAAAAATTCGACTTCGTTATCACGACGGACGACTAGTCGATTTTAGCAACTGCAATTTCAACTTTACACTAGAGTTTGATTTATATCGCGATGAAATGGCGCGTGACCTACGACTGCGTGTTCCCGCACAATATCGGATGTAGGCGTGGTAGGCGAGACACACGAGACACACGTGAATGATATGAATATGTAAAACATTTTTCATATCATTTTTACTATTATTATTTATTCTACACTATATGGCTGCTTCGGTGTTGGCAGATTCTGGTGTTGTTTCTTTATCTTTATTTTTATTTTTACGTGTTCTTTTGTTAGAATTATTCTTATTTTTGGAAATCGTTCGCTTTGCTTTTGCGCGTGTTTTGCGTTTTTTACCACCATCGTATTCAAGACTATCCGGAGAATAAGGCGGTATAACTTCAGCCGCACCATGCATTGGTAGAGGTGACGAGTCGGTATTTGGTTTTGCTATAGGGGGTGCACCAAACGCGGGAGGAGGAGGAGGCGCGTTGGGTTTTTCATCGCTACCGCTACCGCTACCAGATTCACCGGATGATGATGTAGCGGGTTTGGGGGGAACCGCCATTGGTGGTAGCGGTGCAGGTAGTGGAACCTTATCAGTTTTTTCATCTGTCTTTTTTTCTTCTGGTTTATTTGTTTCACCAGATGATGTTTCTTTCGGTTTTTCTGGTGGTGGAGGAGGTAAATTTTTAAGTTTTTCTTTAAGCTCTTTTACGCTATTTACCTTGACGTTTAACTCTTCTACTCCCTTGACAATAGATTCGTATAAATTATTTATTTTATTTGTGATTTCTTTTTGTTCAACGCTTTCCTTCAATTCGTTAACCGACCCAAATAATCTTTTAAAAATTGACATTATATGAAATATGTATATATATTAAATTATAAAAAAAATATTATAGTATTATGATTTATTTACAAGACACGACTCTACAAAATTTTAATACTATACGTAGTTTCAATCCACTCAGTCAATATATACAATGAACAAGTTTTATAGTCTTCTTTAAATCCCTTAATTTTTAAAAACGACGGATTTTTCATTTCAGGAGTTTTATAAAATATATAGTCGCCAAATCTTCCATTTCGAATACTCAAGTCTTTTGTTATAAGTCGAACCATTCCTTTGGGAGCAATTGTTTCTTTAACTTTTGTTGCAGGTTTTGTATTTTCATCCTGATTCGTATCCACACCCGCATCTACACCCGCATCTACACTAACAAGCGATGCCTCTATTATTTTAACTATTTCGTGGTATGTTATAGTCTCCGGATTTCTACTTTTTGGAAATACACCCGACAACGACTTTTTATGTTCGCCCCATACAAAATATAAACCATATTTTCCCTTCTTAATGACTATATCTATGCCGTCGTATATACCTAAATGCATTCCACCTGTTTCAATCGTCCCTTTTTCGTTCACGATTTGTTCAAGGGTATATTCTCCTCTTTTCAGTCGTGCAATATCAATATCCTTTTTCACGCTTTTATAGGAAGTCACCTTTTTTCCATTTTCGTCCTGGGTGATACACTTAATTGCCGGTCCTCTACTTGTAATCACGTATGTGTGCACGTCATCAATAACCACACTATCTTTTTGAATATTTTTATCCTTTAGTTCGCGTGTCAAGTCTGTAACTTGGTTCATACAATACGTGCAAATATCCTTATACGTGAGTTCACCCCTGGCAACTTTATCTAAATCGTCCTCCATACGTTTCGTAAAGTCATACTCAAATAAACTATTAAAATGTGTAACAAGGAAATCAATCACGATTTTACCAAGAGGCTGTAATACTAGTTTATTTTTTTCACCCCCGAATTCGCGTTCTGTTTGCAACTCTTGCAATTCGTCGGGTAGAAGTTCAAAGTCAACGCACTTTATTTTTTTACCTTTTACATCTTCTTTGGTAACATAACCACGTTTTTGTATTTTATCAATAAGCGACGAAAATGTTGATGGTCTGCCTATTCCGCACTCCTCCAATAGTTTAATAAGACCGGCTTCCGTATAATGCGACTTTAGCTCAACCATAGTCGACGTCGCTTTTATTTTATTATACTGCAGGATACTATTCTTCTTAATATTTTGTAAATATTGGTAGTGAGGGTTCTCTTTTTCATAGCCCTCTACTATTTTCCAGCCTGGAAAATCTACAAGTTCGGCCGTAAAGCGATACTCGTTTTTGATTGTCTCCGTCGTTGGTGCAGTAATGGTCGCAGTTAAAGATGAACATGTCGCATTTGACATACAACTTTCCACTGCATTGGTCCATATCAGTTTATATAATTTTTGCTCACGTGCAGTAAATGAATCGGGAATCGCGGAGACTTCAATCTTTGTAGGACGGATCGCTTCATGTGCTTCTTGGGCTTTTACGGGCGGGAGTGCTGCCACACCCTTCTTCGATGCCTTTGCTTTTGTGGCTGTGGCTGTGGTCCCAGATCCCATACCAATCACAAGGCGATTAATATCCGGATGCACATATTTTTCATCCCATGTCGAAATAATATGTTTCTTCATTTTGTCTACAAACTCTGCACTATATGTCTTGGAATCCGTTCTCATATAGGTTATATACGACCCCTCGTATAGTTTCTGGCAAATTGACATTGTTTCTGATGGCGAGTAATGCATTTCACTGCTTGCTTTCTGTTGTAAAAGACTAGTTGAAAATGGTATAGGTGGTGTTTTCGACACTTTTTTCGGGGGTAGTAAATTAAACAGATGCTCATGATTTGCACTTTCTTCTAAAAACTCCTCTGCGACTTGTTTCGCATCAAATTGGCGTGTAAGTGTAAACTGCAAATTTAGTTTCGTGAAATATCCTACTATGTTATATACCATTTTACCCGGAGATGCATCGATTTCGCGCTGATTGTCATAGACTAGGCGAAGTGCTGGCGACTGACACCGACCAGCAGATAAACTATTCTGAACACTCGACGCGATATGTTTCCATAACATGGGCGAAATATTATAGCCAACAAGTAAATCAAGGGCTTGGCGTGCAAATTGTGCCTGAACCAAATCCATGTTCAATACACCTGGGTTTTGTATTGCTTTTTCGATAGCCGTCTTTGTTATTTCGTGGAATACGATACGGGGTGTCGTATCAGTGGGAAGCTTAAATGTGTCGCAAACATGCCATCCAATTGCCTCGCCTTCGCGGTCGTCGTCGGTTGCAATAATCACACCACCTGTGCACGTGGCTATTTCTGCGCGAATACGCTGAATCTGTTTTGTTTTTTCGTCCATTAGGGTAAACCGAAGCCCAAAGTCCTTTTTTGTGTCAATGGAGGTGAGACCATCAAGCGTTCGAAAATGGCCGAATGTGGCGATGCATTTATATCCAGGACCGAGATATGATTCTATTTTTGCACACTTTGCGGGAGACTCAACGAGAACAAGTATTGCACCCGGAAACCCTGATTTTGATTTTTTTAGAGGAACGCTCATGTGTGTGTGTGTGTGTGTGTGTGTGTGTGTGTGTGTAAACTAATATACGTAAGTGGGTATTATTTATGTCGTTTGTATATTATAAATAATACTCTGAATATCACTTCAATTTATTTTATTGATTATTTGTGGTGTTGTCTGTATGAGGACTTGCAACCTGGGTCTTCTTAAACTCGGCCCATGAAATCTTCTTGGGAGGTAGAACAGGTGCGTGTGCGTGTGCAGCTTTTGAATGTTTGTCTCTATTTTTGTCGGAATGGTCTGCCTTTTTAAGCGCACTATCGATATAAATACTTTTGAGTAATTTCCCAACCTCGAACGAACCGCTATGCTGGTCGAGTTTTCCGTCTTCAATAAGTTTAAGAACATGCAACAACTGAAAAAGAATATTCAAGTCAATTTCATCCTTTTTGACTTTGTTAAAAATATCCGTATAGTTGTTAAACAAAAACGAACACCTTGAAACACAAATTGTGTCGAATTGCTGAGGGTTACTTTTAGCAAGTCTCTGGTAGTCGTGTTTCAGTTTAAGTAGCGTAAGAATATCATCTTTAAGCGGCTGACTATGCTTTAGTTCTCGAATCTGGTTTGTATTATCGGCGACATCGTTCGCACGAATAAGTTTATCAAGCTGTAAACGTTCTTGGGGGTTCATTTGTATATTATATTTATTATATATTATTTATATTCTATTTTCGCAATATTATTATTACTATTATATTGCCGCAACTAAATAAAAATCTGTAGTTAAATATATATAATATATACATTTTAAAATGGCAAAACGAACCATTCGAAGAAGAATGCGTAAAAGTAAAACGATTCGTAAAGTAATGAGAGGATGTAATGGTCGCATACTAAATAAAGATATGAAACCATTACACAAATCAATGGATAAAGCAATGAAAAAATTACATAAGTCTATGCGTCGTCGCGGTCGTTCTCGCGCGAAAGTAGGAGGCGCAGCGGCAGGGACAATAGAAGCAGCACAATATGCGGGAGCGTCACCTCAAGCAAATCAAAATCTTGCAGGTGGAACCTCCGCTCTATTAGAAGCAAAACAAGCAGCTGGAAATATACCCCTCGCGGCTCCTGCAACTAGAGCACCAAATATGGTTCCACCTCCTCAACAAGGCGGTGCAAGAACCAGAAGACACCATAGAAGAAGGTTAAGATATAAAAAAAGTATGGCACGAAAGAGTAGACGTGCATAGTAAATCTCAACATGAATTTAAAACATCCAATTTAGTATTGCTATAAATAAAATATATTATAATAATATATTTTATATATAACAACCACAAACATAGAGTGTAAGAGTGTAACATGAAGTTATCCGATTTATTATTATCAATATTTATTATATCTGTATTTGTTGGCCTATATGTCGCAAATGTTTTAGCAATTGGTAAGAAAAATGTTCAAGATAATTGGGCATTATATCGATGTAGTCCTATGGTAATGCCGATTGCTAACATGTTTGGACACAATACTATGAAAAATTTCGCATATTGTATACAAAATATGCAAGCCAGTTTTATGGCACCATTACTTACACCTTCGAACTACTCCAATACATTAGCTACTTCGAATTTGGATGAACTGAACAAGAGTAACAAAAACTCGATGGGTATGATGTCGTATATGCGTGCTGCTACAGGCAATAATATTATAGGAATGTTTAACGTATTCGGTAACATATCTCTCCTTATGAGTGTTATGGTAAATAAAATAAAGGATATGATGAATAAACTGGGTGGTGTATTCTTTTCCACATTCTCGCTTATGCAGGGGGCGTCATATACTGCTCAGTCAACGTGGAATGCAGTTCCAGGAAAACTGGTAAGAATGTTTGTGGATGTTAAATAAGTAAGATGTAAAAGACGAGAGAACAGAGAGAACGGAGAGAACAGAGAGAATGGAGAGAACGGAGAGAACAAAGAGAACGGAGACAATGGAGAGAATAATTATATTTTATATTTTAATACAATTTATTCATTTATTATATACATTAATATCAGTATCCTGTATATAATATTTTATTTAAAACATTATCTAAACCAAAAAACTATAACTATTATAATTTATTACTGAAATAATGACTGAAACATCAGCATCAAACGCGGTCTCAACTGCTATGAATTTTATAAATAATACCCCCTTAACCGAAGCATTAAATAAACTATATGAAAAAACGACATATTTAGATAAATATGGTGGGTCTTTCGTCCTCGCGGTATTCACAATTATATGCACAAGCATGTATTTCACCTACATGTATTTAAAAAATAATTCGGATGTAATCAAAAATAAGTGGCAAGAAAATAGGTGCAGTCCACTTTATATGCCATTTGCAGGATTTATTATGAACCCAAAAAATATGAGTAAGAATGAATTTGCTACAAATAATTTTTTTGAGTGTTTTGGTGTTTTATTGAAAGAGATAGTTGAAGCAGCTTTAGCACCAATACAAGCAGCTTCATTGCTGATAGCTGCAACTACTTCACTTATTGTCGGGACTATGAACAGCTTAATGATGGCTATTTTATATTTAAGAGATGCCCTTGGGGGTGGTTTTGGGCTATTGGGAAATCGTTCATTGAATGCATTGACAATAGTTACAAAGTTGTCGCTTCTCGTTAAAAATTCATTTAATCAGGGCCAGGGTATACTTGTAACTATAATGTATATATTTTTTACCGCATATGACATGATGGCGTCTTTCTTTTTTATTCTTATTATTGCGGCTCTCGTATTTTTAGCGGCAGCATTAGCTGCAATGATAGCCGGGTGGTTATTATACATTTTAATTTCATTTATACTACCATTTTTAAGCCCAATATTTTTATCTATTGCGGTTGGTTTAACATTGTCATATGTTATTGTCCTAATCATGGTTATCGTGGTTATTGTTTTTACTGTATCAGTAATGAAGAAATCATCATAGTAAAATATTAACTATACATAATCATTTCTCTCTTTATTTAGGAATTACTATATGAAAATATTATACATTTGTTAATATTTTTATCTAAGTTTTATGTATAAGAAATAAACAAAATAAAATGAAAATGAAAAGTTGTTCATTAACTATAGTATGCGTTATAGTTTTAGTTGTTATATTATTTATGATGTTTTCGGGGTCAAAAAACAACATGTATGGATTGATTGAAGGAATGGTAACTAAAAAAGATGATAAAAACCCGTTGTCTAGGGTTGGGTTTGAACCATTGACCACACTTATCCCTGGTGGAGCACTTCTAGCTGATAAACCCGATGAAAACACGGATGTAAAACCTGCTGAAAAAAAAGAAAACTTTGAAGTTAGACAACCGATCGGTTATGCCGATTTAGTCGAGTCAAAGAGCGACGCCTGGAATCTTAGCAAGTGGGTTAAAGATGCATTAAGATATTCCAAGGGTATGGGAAATGAAAATAAACTTGATAGCTACAAGTATCACAGCGGCCCTCCCATACCTCTCCCTGAAGGTGAGCTATTTTTCTTTAATAACACAAAATTTGATTCTGAATGCTGCCCCTCAACATACACTAATAGCCAAGGCTGCGCCTGCTTATCCCAACCACAATATAACCACCTCATGATGCGTGGAGGAAACAACACTCCTCCCAAAAATACCAATACGGCATACTTTAACGAATTTTGAATTTTGAATTTTGATTCGAATATTAAAAAATAAAAAAAATAAATGATAAAAAATAATATATTCTATCATTTATCGCATTTACAAATACTTACAAATACATATTAATGGCACTCTTGCTCATTCCATTGTCGTCTTTTTTGATGAGATTGTTTACCACCTCGGTCGTAACATGAAATGGGAATTCGACCACGAGTGTATTCTCTTTGTCAAATAATGTTGTTCCAGGTTTGACAAGACGATAAAGGTTGAGTTTCTTATAGATAATTTCAATGCATCGTTTCAGATTCCTTACACCAGATTCCTTGTCCGTATAATTTTCAATAATATAGTTCAGCGTAGCATCAGGAATAACAATATCTCCTTCATTGAAATTGACCTCATAGCGAATCTTCGGGATCAAATACTGGTTCGCAATCACTATTTTCTCCTTCACCAAGTAACTCGATGTTTTGATTTTATACATTCTGTCCATCAAAATTGGGTTCACTTTCAGCGGGTCATTGTAGCTAAATATGAACAAACACTTGCTCAAATCAAAGTCAATCTCGGCGAAATACTTGTCGTGGAATTGTGAATTCTGCGACGTATCCGTCAAGTGTGTCAAGATTCCAATAATTTCTTCACCTTTTGGCGTCTCGCTAATTTTGTCCAGCTCATCAAAGTAAATCACCGGATTCATCGACTTGGAGCGTATCAGAATATCCACGATTTTGCCCCATGTGCTGCCCTCATATGTGTATGAATGTCCCTCCAAATAACTACTATCCGTCGCACCACCGAGGGGAATAAACGCAAACTCGCGGTTCAAAATCTTGCTAATTCCTTCTTTCACAAGACTCGTGTTGTGAGTTATCGTAAAATCGCCGAGCAAATACTTGTGATTTTTGTCCAATTCAAATCCATAGTATTTCCCCCATCCGCGAGGCTCTATCGTAATACCCATAACCATGCTATCCTTGTTAATCACGCGCTCGTTTTTGGCCATTTTTCGCGGGCATTTTACGGGTATGGAAGACAAGTTATCACCTGACAAATGCATTCTATAGTATGTTCCTGTCTTTTTTTCGCCCTTATACATACAAGATTTTTCACACTGACTCATATTCGCCGAGAACCCGAGAGACCTAGCCACAAATAATATATCATCCGCTAAAACTTTATTCTTCTGAATGATGTCATATCCTTTTGAGTTATCGCAATAAGAACCATCAGTATCAATAATTCCGGCAAGAAGTTCCAGACGTGTTTGCCTATCATTTATTTTATAAACGCCTGGAATGTGTTTGTTGTTGATGAGACTGAAATCCTTTAATACTTGGAGAAACTTATTCTTGTTATTTCTAGTATCATGTTCGTGCATGTCATATGAAATACCATAGGTATACTTGTCCCTGTGCACCAAATTCAAATTATATTTTTTAAGTTCTGTTTTAAAATAGTGTAGAATGGTAGCATCCTGGTTAGTAATTTCTGATTTGGATGAAGTTCCATCCCCTAACCAAGCACCAATGATGTAGGGATCGAATGGCACGTTTTTTCTCGAAAACTCGACACCTCTCTTGTATCCCTTCAAATTTACACGAATATACTTGGGTAATTTTAGCAATGTCTTTAAAGGGATTTCAATATAATCATGCTCAAGTTTCATATCATGTAGGTATCTTTCTGCTTCTGTTTGGTCGCTGAATCGTTTGCTGTGTTGTTTGTAATCATTTTTGTCAAAGTAACACACTTTGTATTTAGTTTCTCCTGATTTCGTCTTTACATTTTTTATAATATTCATTCCTGATTGTTTCAAACACATGATGTGCTCTGAATTTACGCCATACTTTTCTCCATTTGAATGCACGATGTCGTATAGGTCATCTTCGCCTCTGCCTAGTGATAAGACATTCCTGCACTTTGAATCATCCCCCATGACTTTATCGCCCACAACTATGTCTTGCACCATTTTAATCGAACCATCATACATTAAGATAGGGGTATCAAATGTGTGACACTTGCCTGTCCCCATCGGACCATTAATTGCAATCGCAGTGCCCATTGCTGACGGATTCGAAATCCATTGCCCAAGCATTTGCATGATTTGCATTTTTGCGTCGTTTAGGCCATATACCGCACCATCCAGTTTCGACTTTGCATCTTCCATGAATTCATGGCATTTCTCAATTCCATCGGAAATCGTAAGCGGCAAATTCGAAATTCTTCCAAATGGAATCTGCATAAACGTGTCGACCCAGTTTTTGATTTTATAATACTCACCAGCACCAGGCTCCATACGACGCAGATTTGTGATCTTTTTCAACGCAATTGCTTTAAACTCTTGCGGAATATTCGACTGCAAAAGTGCTAGGCGGTATGGTTTGTCTGTAATCGTCAGCTTGTTCAGACACTGCAACTCGCTCAAAACGGCGGTTTGTTCATCCATTGACAAATGTTGCTTGAAATACTTGAGGTCGTTGGTCGAGTTCTTCTGGCGAAGGAGTTTCTTGAAATTCTTCACGTGTTTCTTCTTATGACTACGCAACTTTAGCTCTTCGCGTTCCTTGAATTCCTTCTCTCTGCGAATCATGCTTTGCAGCGTTTCACGTGCAATACTATCGTGCTTGTTCACTTTCAAAATATCCTCCATTTGTTGCTTGATTCGCAAAATCGTTTCAAGAGATTCGCTGGTGTTACCGAGACCGCTTTCATCTTTCTTCTTATTTTTTTCTGCGTGGTTACCTTTGTTTTTGCCATGGCTGTGATGCTTCTGCCCATGCTTATGCTTCGGGTCATATAGTTCGGTTTCTTCACTTGTTTCACTCGGTTCATAATCGGAATCTGTATCGCGGTCGTTATCAGATTCGCTTTCATCGTCGTCGCTATCATAGTCCTCATCATCAGAATCGTATTCAGAATCGTCGTCATCGTCGTCGTCGTAGTCGTTTTCAGAATCAGAATGACGCCTCTTGTCATCCATCAAGTTAATTACGATATTGAACTTACCATTTTTCAGTTGATCTTTTGCAAATTCATTAAAGCCTGCCTCATCACTACTTTCATCTGAACATGTAGTGCTTGTAGACGTAGATGACCCCGACTCGGACCCGGACGCGGACCCGGACCCGGATTCATCGTCCGTATGCCATGATTGGTTATCCGAACCATCTTCTTCTTCTTCTTCTGTCGATGATAACGGGGGTTCGGGGTTATTTGACCCACGTTTTTTGGACTTACTTCTGGTATTGTATTTATTTTTGTCGCTATTGTCAACTTTTTCGCCCTTCTTATCTGTGGTCTTGCTTTTCGTATTCTTTTCACCCGAACTAGCGTTCTTACCTTTTTTATTTTCGGATTTTTTTGCTGGTTTGGATTCGCGATGGTGTTTATCTTGTGTTTCAAGATTCAAATCTTTGCAAATCGATTCAACAACGCGTTCTTTGCTATTTTCGATATTTTCAATTCTTTTAGATGTATATTTTGATGGAAACATGCCAGCGAGCATTTTTCTATATTCTTGCATATCAAATTCTTCTTGTCCTTTATCGCGTGGCTCTGGTCCACCAGTAGCGTTGGTGTTGGCACGTTTTCCTGGATTTGATTTATTCTTGCGCCCCTTCTTTCTATGAACTATTGACTCGGAATCACTTTTATCATTGTCATTGTCACCTGCACTATTTTCTCCACCCGAGTCATTTGATTTTTTATATCTACGTTTATCATTTTCTTTTTTAGACGTCTTTGATTTTTCAATGACGCTCATATTGACATTGGGAGAACTTGATGATGAAGATGAAGGCATAGTTGTCGTTATTGTCGGTCGGGTAGAGATGTGTTGAATTTAATATAGTATATAAATATGTTTTTATATCCTTCAATTTAAAAGTATAAAAAAGGGAAAATAAAATATAATAATAAATAATTCAACATTCGTATAATGATACGTAATTTGGTAATAAGATTGGCAACTACTATGACATGAAATACAAAACATAGTTTAACTATCTATGATTGAGTTATAGTTAAACTATTTCGCATTTTTAGTAACCGATTAATAAGTAATTATTTAATTCGTTCGTATATCGAATTATCTATTTATTATTATATTTTCTAATTAAGAAAATTGATAAACAATCTAAATATTATTCTATTAATATAAGAAGGAAAAGAATGTTCTCACAAAAGGGTCAATCAAAAACAGCAATTCAAAATGTTTCACCAATCATTGGAATCCAATTCAGTATCATGTCGCCAGACGAGATAAGAAAGTCGTCGGTCGCACATATTACCGACAGAAATACATATGATAATAATAGACCGGTGGTCGGTGGACCATTTGATGCACGCATGGGTGTCCTCGAACCTGGTCTTATTTGTCCAACGGATGGTTTAGACTATATGCAAACGCCAGGATACTTTGGACATATCGAGTTGGCGCGACCTGTATTTTATATTCAGTATTTGACTACGATTCGAAAAATATTGAGTTGTGTTTGCATCAAGTGTAGCAAACTTCTGATAGACAAAGAGTCTAATCGCAGATTTATGGATATGAAACCTGACAAAAGGTGGGGTAGTGTTTTTCAATATTGCAGTAAGGTTAAGCGATGTGGTGACGACACACACGACGGATGCGGGTGCTTGCAGCCCAAAAGAATCAAAAAACAAGATATTGCGACGATTATTGCGGAATGGGAAAGCAATGAAACAGAAGAAACAGGTGCCGGGGGTGGTGCAGGGGGTGGCGCAGAAGGAGGTGCGGGTGCAGGTGCCGGTGCGAAGAAAAGTATTACGATGCATTTGACACCCGAAGTCGTTTTAAAAATATTTCGGCGTATATCTGATGAAGACGTTTCGTTCATGGGATTCAGTCCGCAATTCTCTCGCCCTGATTGGATGATTTGTCAGGTGCTGGCCGTTCCGCCGCCTGCAGTTCGCCCCTCGATTAAAATGGATGGTCAACAACGAAGTGAAGACGACATTAGTCACATTTTGGTAAATATTATTAAACATAATAAAACGTTGCAGGAAAAAATAAATGAAAAAGCCGCACAAAAAGTCATCGACGGATGGCACGACGTTTTGCAATATTATATCGCGACGCAAATCAATAATAATATCCCAGGTGTAGGACAAGTCGCACAACGTTCTGGGCGTCCGCTCAAATCAATCATGGACAGACTGAATGGAAAGGGTGGGCGTGTAAGAGGCAATTTGATGGGAAAACGCGTTGACTTTTCGGCGCGTTCCGTGATTACACCCGACCCGAATTTGTCGATCCGTGAACTTGGAATTCCTTTGAAGATTGCGAAGAATATTACGAAACCGATTTCGGTGAATGAAATGAACAAAAACTTCCTGCTGAAATTGGTGCGGAATGGGCCGGATGAATACCCTGGTGCAAAAATATTGGAAAAACGAAACGGCGAGAATATTTCACTGCGGTATGCGGACCGCGAGAATATCCGGATTGAGAACGGCGACATCGTTCATCGTCACATTATGGATGGCGATGGTGTGTTGTTTAATCGTCAGCCTACACTGCATAGAATGAGTATGATGTGTCATATTGCGAGAGTAATGTATCAGGGTGACACATTTCGAATGAATGTCGGTGATACCAAACCCTATAATGCGGATTTCGACGGAGATGAAATGAATTTACACATGCCACAAGATGAGGAATCTGAGGCAGAATTGAAGAATTTGGCAGCAGTTCCATTCCAGATTATTAGTCCTGCAAACAATCAGTCGATTATTGGTATCTTCCAGGATTCACTACTCGGGTCGTATCAGTTTACACGCGTCGGAGTGAAATTTGACAACCGCGCAGCAATGAATTTACTAATGGCGTTGCAAACCATCAATGAAAGCCTGTTTACAAATACGGCGGATGGCGTGATTTCCAACTTTGAAATTCTTTCGCAAATCATGCCACCGATTACACTCAAATACAAGACGAAGCAGTTCAAAGATGGAGACGACTACAATACGTCTAACAATGTGCTCGAAATTCGTGATGGAAAGTATACGCGCGGGCAATTGGACAAGGCGGTGCTTGGTTCAGGCACAAACGGACTGATTCACCGGACGTGCAACGATTTCAACAACATGACATCCGCGAAGTTTATCGATGACTTGCAGAATATTATTACAGAGTATATGAAAGTGAGTGCATATAGTGTCGGCATCAGTGACTTGATTGCAAACGCCGAAACAAACAATAAAATCGCGAACGTCATTACATCGAAGAAGACGGATGTCAATAGCTTGATTGACCAACTGCATATTGGTGTGTTTGACAACAAGACGGGAAAAACAAATGATGTCGAATTTGAGAATCAGGTGTCGAATATCCTGAACAAGGCAATTAATGATGCTGGTAAAATTGGTATTGAATCTTTGAGCAAAGATAATCGATTCGTTACGATGGTGACCGCTGGTTCGAAAGGTTCTGAAATCAATATTTCGCAAATGACGTCGTGCTTGGGACAACAGGCAATTGACGGCAAACGTATTCCGTATGGATTTGATAGCAGGACGCTGCCGCATTTTACCAAATACGATGACTCACCAGATGCGCGTGGATTTGTAGAAAGCTCGTTTATTAGTGGGTTGCGCCCCGAGGAGTTGTTCTTTCACGCCATGGCTGGTCGTATTGGTCTCATTGATACGGCTGTTAAGTCGGTGACTTGGGAAACTCCTATCGTTGTAATTGAGAATAATATTCCAAAGTATGTGAAAATTGGTGAATGGATTGATACTAAAATGGAAACTCGTGAAAGAATTCAGTATAAGGAAGAAAAAAATATGGAATATCTTGAATTGTCTAATCCTGCAAAGATAATAACGATGGACTATGATGGAAATATCTCATGGGAAACTATTAGCGCAGTAACGCGACACGACCCAGGCGATGTATTATACAAGATTAAAACACATGGTGGAAGAAGTGTTATTGTAACAGAAAATAAGTCGCTTCTTATATGGAATAATACACTTGGTCAGTTTAGAGAAGAATATACAGGCGATGTTAAAATTGGCGACTATGTTCCCGTGGCGAGACAATACAATGATAGTGACTCTCAGTTAAATGAAATTAAATTAGAAAAATATTTATCAAAGACAGAATATGTTTACGGAAATGAGCTTCATACTGCAGTATCACTGATGGAAGCTGCAATGGAAGATAAGAAAAAAATTCAGACAAACTGGTGGAATGAAAACAATAATAATACATTTATACTTCCCTTTGATTGCAAAGCTAAATTGCAACGCGCAGTTTCACGTTCAAACATTACAGAAATTAAAAAAGATTGTGTTTATCCATTCCATGGAACAAGACAACACTCGCACGTTAAAGATAAATTTGAATTAAACTATGAAAATGGTGTGTTTATTGGATTATTTATATCAGAAGGAAATATCAATGATAATAGCATATATATCACTAATTTGGATGATGAAATTATTGAATTTGTTAAAAACTGGTTTTCTAAATTTAATATAAAGTTCTTGGAAAGCACAAAAACAAATAAAATTGGCGGGACAACTAGAACTATATGCGGTAACTCATCAGTTATGTCAAGCTTTATTACAAAAATGGTTGGTCATGGTTCGGAAAATAAACATATACCAGATGAAGCATATATTTCAAATATTGAATTTGCAAAAGGTATTTTGAGTGGTTATATTTCAGGAGATGGATACATATCTAAAAATTCCATTGAGTCATCATCTGCATCAAAGAGACTTACGGAGGATATTGCATTCTTATGTTCGCGTATTGGCGTTTATGCTAGAATATTTAAAACACAAAACAAAAAAAATAACATTGGAACATTAAATATTAAACCATCCTATAGGCTGTCAATTCGTTCTCATAATGGAAAAATGTTTTCGGAAAAAATTGAAATATTACATAAAACAAAGAATACTAAAATGAAAAATATTGTATGGTCAGATAAACTTGATAATACTATTTACAAAAATGATGCAATTCTTGATAAAATTATTTCAATTGAGAAAGTAGACCCTGCACTTTACCCTAAAATGTATGACTTGACTATTCCCGGAACATTCAACTTTGGATTGGCAAATGGTTTGCAAGTGCGCGACACGTCCACCACAGGATATATCCAGCGTCGTTTAATCAAAGGTTTGGAGGATTTGAAAATCGGGTATGACATGTCTGTCAGAAATAACAAAGAAAGAATCGTCCAATTTTCATATGGCGATGATGGATTTGACACGATAAAAGTTGAAAACCAGGTGATTCCTATCGTCGCCATGTCGCTTGAAGAAATATATGCACACTACTATGTTTCGACACAAGAAGGCAAGGATGGCGTGCTGATGTCGGTCTTTACAAAAACTGCAGTTACACGCATGAAGAAACATGTGAAAGATTTGGAAATGAAGACGAAATTTTATACTGATATGATGATTCAATACCGCGACGAAATCGTGAAGAACGTATTTAAAATGCGCGACAATAAGGGTGTGCATATGCCTGTTTGTTTTACGCATATTATCAATAATGTGCAAGGAATGCAAAATATTACAAAGAACTCCATGGTGGATATTACACCCATCGATGTGTATGATATGATTGAGGAGAAGTATAAAGAACTGGAAAGCCTGCATTATGCACCTCCGACTGATTTATTCAAGGCAATGTATTACTACTATTTGTCGCCAAAGGATTTGCTGGTAGTGAAACGTTTTAACAAGAAGGCGCTTACTATATTACTCGACACGATAGTGCTAATGTATAAACGTGCAATCGTAGCACCGGGTGAGATGGTTGGTATGATTGCCGCACAAAGTATTGGAGAACCTACTACGCAATTGACACTGAATACATTTCATAGTGCTGGTGTTGCATCGAAGTCGAATGTTACACGTGGTGTGCCGCGCATTGAAGAGATTCTGTCATTGTCCGAGAATACGAAAAACCCGTCGTTGACGATTTATATGAAGAAGGACGAAGAAACCGATAAAGATTTGGTGCGTGATAAAATTCCGAGTGTTGAGATTACGATTTTGGCCGAAATTGTCGAAATGGTTGAGATTTGTTTTGACCCTGATGATATGAACACGCTCATTGAACAAGACAAGGAAGTAATGACGCAGTATTTTGAGTTTGAAAAGATGGTGGATGAATGCATGACGACGATGGCACCTATTGGTGGTGGTGGCGATGGGGGCGAGGCCGGCGAAGGTGAAGAACTGGTGGAAGAATTGGTATCAACGGGTGTTTCGTCGTCGACGCCATTGAATAAAAGTAAAGGTAGTGCGAGGGGTGCAGGTGGTGGTGGTGGTGCAGTCCTCACAGAAGCGCAACAACAACAACAACAACAACAACAAGCACCAAATGAAAAATCAAAATGGATTATTCGAATGACAATGAATAAGGAAGAAATGCTTGACAGAAAAATATCCATGGACGATGTTCACTTTGCACTTATAAATACGTATGGCAGCGAAGTGACGTGTATGTACGCGGACTACAATTCGGACAATTTGGTTTTCCGGATTCGCTTGAACAATATTATTACAAATTCGAAGAAAAAAAATAACAACGTGCTTTCACTGGATCAGTCCGACCAGATTTATATACTCAAGAACTTCCAAGACAATATGTTGAACAATATCGTGTTGCGTGGCGTCAAGGGGTTGTCAAATGTATTGCTGCGAAAGATTACAGACTCGGTTATAAAAGTAGATGGTGCATATACGAAGAAAGAGACATGGGTGCTTGATACTACTGGCACGAATCTGCTTACTGCATTGGCACTTGACTATATCGACGTAACAAGAACGATTAGTAATGATATTCAGGAGATTTATAATGTGCTGGGAATTGAAGCAGCACGTGTAGCTATATTTACAGAGCTTTCGGAGGTTTTGGAGTTTGACAATACATATATTAATTACCACCACTTGATTATGTTGGCAGATAGAATGACCGCGAGTGCAAATATGGTGTCAATCTTTCGGCACGGAATCAACAACGACGACATAGGACCTATCGCGAAAGCATCGTTTGAGGAAACGCCGGAGATGTTTTTGAAAGCGGCGAGACATGCCGAATTGGATGAGATGAGGGGTGTATCTGCGAATGTAATGTGCGGACAAGAGGGATACTTTGGCACAAGCTGCTTTCAGGTATTGCTGGATATGAATAAGATGATGAAATTTAGCGGCGAGTCAAAATATAATGTTATGGATGCAAACGATGAGATTGATGCGGCGTTTGAAATGGAGAATCCGGATGACGTATGTTCAATTCATAATCTGTCAATGAATGCAACAATATCAAATATAAAGAAGGAGAATCTGGGTAATGTAATGATGAGCTATGACGCCGGATTTTAGATAGATACGCGTGTGCGAACATATACAATACAATACAATACACGCTTATATATGATTATAATCAATTGGAAAATTATAATTATATTTTTATTTAATTTTTATTCCTCATTTTCTTCACCCTGTTCTTCTTCCTGTTGTTGCACTTGTTGAAGCAGTGCTGGTCCTGCCGTGGAACTAACAGAAATAGGTTTTATTTTTGTAAGACTGCTTTTGCCTTTGCCTTTCGCTTGGAATGTTGGCAGTAGTAGTGGCTGAGAGGGTGTATCTTCTTCAACGGGGTTTAGGTTAAGCTTAGGCACCGCAATACCTTTTTGTCTTTGTTTTTTAGGGGGTTTAGTGGAAGAAGGGGGAGGAAGTGGAACAAGTGCTGGTGCTGCTGCTGCTGCTGCCACATCGGCTACTTCTTGTTCTACCTGTTCTACCTGTTCTACCTGTTCTACCTGTTTCACTGGTTCTTTAAACATAGATAAAGCTACAGGTTTGGGTTTGGGTTTGGATGCAGGTTTGGATGCAGGTTTGGGCGCAGGTTTGGACGCAGATGTCTTTCCTGCAACTTCTTTTTCCATCTTTAACGACGAAGGGGGCATAACATGTTTTGTAGATTTTGCCATTGCTAGAGGCGGCTGTTTCTCTTCTACGAGCAATAGTTCGGGATTTTCACCCTGACCCATTACTACATCCAATTCTGGTGGGGATGTTTGCGACTCTGCAGAAAAAACAGACACGCTGCGTTCTCTCTCTTTTAACAACTTATACATATTAAAGTTTCTAACAAAGGATACTATGCACTCTTTATTTTCTGAAAATTGGTCTTTTTTCAATTCTCGTTCAAATACATTATCGAGATCGTCCATGCCAATCGAGCCTGCACTTGGTATATCCATCGATAAAACATAATGCTTTGACATTTCTTCAATGATTTTATTCTGAACCTCTGGGCGTATTACAGATAAAGGCAGTAAATATTTATCATCTTTGCTTATGATACTATATGTCGGAATTTCAACACCTTCATTTTTAATTCTCGGGACAACGACGAAATAGTATTCTTGTGCATATTTTTTGGAGACTCCACGTTCGCTCATACCCATACCCATACCCATACCCGCAAGTCCTTCTTCTCCCGATTCTTCTGACTCCGAGCTTGGATCACGTCGGCGTTCGGCATCCGCCTCTTGTAACCCAACAACTTCAGGTGTATCATAAAAGTAAGTAGACAATGTGCTAAAAGATTGCTGTGTTTCAATTAATGTCATATTCGGATAGTATAATAAAATAATGGGCAATTTATAATAATTTGCTACTATCCATATATCTAATCGCGTTAACCAATACGACTCGAAAAATGGAATTGTTTCAATAAAATCTTCATCTTCGCCTGTTTTAATTTTATCCTCGTATTCTTTGCCTATCTCAATCATACCATAATACTTAAAAATATCGGCAATATTATTTTTCATGCTTATTTCATTGTTCGAATTTTCAATACATTCAATATAAAACTGCAGAATTATAAGTTTAAGCCGATTCGTCGTTATATTTTCTAATTTTTTATTCCCGGTGCGAACTGCCTCGCTTCTTAAAATAAATAGTAATATATCAAATGTGCATATTGGAGCAGATGGTATAAATTTCAACATTTTTATATTCTGTAAAGGTGGATCGAAATATTTTTTATATTCTGTTGTAAGTGATTTTATTTCTGTTGAACATATCTGTCGCTCTTCTTGGTGGCTATCATATATACTTTCATATAGTTCTGTGAGGATTGGGTCTGCAGTATCGTGTGTATTGAAGTTTGCATATTTATTTTCAATCATGGGTTTCAGGTTGTTAAAGTATCCACTAATAAGCATAGTTTGTGATAAAATAATTTCGTCTTGTCTAAGATTATAACCGACATTCATAAATGGGAAAATTTTTCTATCAAACATAAACACGCGAATACGATTGTATCGAATAAGTTCATCGGCAAGTCGGGCGATATACATGACTTCATTGTTGTGCATTGGATTCAACAGATTTCTTTTTGGAATTACCATCTTACAGCGTCCCGTATCGTCGGTTTCTTTTACGCAATACTTTGTTTCGCTGCACTTATCGGGATTTTTATTTAAACTCGTCAAACAACTTGTAGTGACTTCGCCGATACTTTCCAAAACTGCGTCCGTATAGTGCATGCTGTCAAATGTTACATATTTTGAGATAAGACGTCTGATTTCGGTTTGTATATTTGCAAGTTTTAATGCATACGGCATTTCGGCATCTGTATGTTTTATAAGGGCTAGTAGATTTTCTTTGACTCGATTGTTTTCGTATTTGTTTATGAGTATTCTTACGATGTTGCGAAAAACGTTGTAAAAGTTATTTTCAAGATAAATATACTTGACATATTTTTCGCGCTGCGGGTCGACTTTTAGGTGTGTATTGATTTCGGAGTCGGCGATATTATAATCACTTGCATTTAATACGGGAATATCAAACATGCCTTCGGTTTGCACACTTTCTTCGTCTGTTATTTTAATGGATATAAATTGGTCGGTTTCTGTTATAACACCTGCAATTTTGCCATCATCGATTACTTTAAAGCGTGGTCTGCATGGGACTTTTATTTTATCGTATACATGGTTAAGAAAAATAATCGTTTCATCGTATGTTTTCCATAGTGATTCGTCGTCGATATAGTTGATTTGTTCAATAGATGGGTCAATTGCTGATGGTTCACACATAATCGTTCCAGACATTTGTGATTCTTGTTCTTGTTCTTGTTCTTGTTCTTCGATAAACACGCCGATCACCTTACCATCAAAGTTTAGAATTTGGTTTAAAATATTGAAATTCCCGCGCACAAGACGAGGTTTCAATTCTTCCAAAGTGAGGTTTCTATCAAACTCGTATAATTTGGTGAATTTCTTAGATGCGTTGGGGGTGCCTTCGCGTGGAATACTATTGTATGGCTTGCACTGACTATCGTATGCACTTTTAATCTTTGTAAGAATCTTTCGAATAGTTGCTGGTATCTGGGATAGTCTTGTTGTTGTCAGTTCACCTGCACCTGCACCTGCACCTGCACCCGATGTTGGTTTCATGGTAAATAAATTATTAAATACACGCGGTTTTATATTGAGGATTTCGTATATCGGTTCAAAAAAGATATTATTTTTAACCTCTCGTTTTACTAAAATCGCAGTTTTCTTATTATCATCAAACCAGTCTTTTGCATAGTGATTTGTAGGACACAATACCTCTATATTGTTTGTAATGTCGCGATTTGATATTTGTAGAATAACGAGGTTCAATCCAGCAACAAATAGTTTCGGATTAGGGCGACTAATTATATCCCATAAGAATTCATAGTCGATATACGCCTTCTTGCTTTTTATATAGCGAATAAAATTCTCATATGAACATACCAGCTTTTTGAAGAATACGTATTGTGGGTCATCCACGTTATAGCTTTTATCTTTGATGGATCTAAAAATAGCCGAATCTTTATATTTGAACTTGGAACTTTTGATAAGCGACTTAAATAGTGTATCGTCGACAATACAATTCTTCTCTTGTAATGGCTGTGGTTGTGTTCGCATGGATACTTCAGATACGCGCGGGGAAGGACTTGGCGACGGAATGGGTGATGGGTTAGGTAGTGGTAGTGGTGCTGATGTTGGTGCTGGCGATGCGGTTGGGCGTTCTTCTTCTTCTTCTTCTTCTTCTTCGGTTGGCGAAGTAGAAGCTTCAATTCCTGTTATGTTTTGAATTTCTGGCGACTCTGCTTCCGACGCAGTCGCAGGATTAAAAAAACTAGTCAACTCTAGATCTTCGCTTTCTTCTCCACCTTTGTCTTCCTCGTCATCGCTTCCTGCCCCTCCACTCACTTCTTGGTCAAATGATTCAGACACATTTGACCTAGGTGTTATATCACCCATACCCATACCCATACCCACACCCACACCCTGCTCATTAAACAACGACTCTGCGTCGCTTTTTGCATCATAGTCATAGTCGTCTATACCTTCATTATCTAGGTCGGCATCGGGATTTTGGTATTTTTTCAAACTAAATGTATCGATAAGCGAACCATTTTGGTATGTCATAAAAGAATCAATATTGATGGCATCGACTATAATTTGTTTCATTTTTGAAATTGAAATCTTTTTAACAGGCCTTGCTCCTGCTCCACCCACATGTTCAATGTATTTTTTATAAATATCCGCAATTGCACCAATAAAACTTTGGTTTTTATTATAATATATAAATTCCTTCTTTATTATAGTATAGTTTTTTCTATTTATAGATTTATATGTTTTTATATTTTTAACTTCACCTGGTTGAACACCTTTTTGTATCAAACACGACACGTTTGGTTTTAACATAGTGCTTCTATCGTTAATGGTGCATGTTTTAAAACTATGTGTAAAAAATAACTGCAATTGTGGTAGTAAATAACCATATGATTCAGCCGGTAATTCGGTATTTCGTTCGGGACCCATGACAATGAATTCTTTTTCAAGTATTTTTTCGCGATCGCGACTCATCATGCTTTCTAAATCTGATGTATCGCCTTCACTTATAGTATGCGTCGGCGTAGAGGCGGACATTGACTCTTCTTCCGTAACAGATGGTTCGTCTTCTTCGCCTTCGCCAATAACTGATAAATCTTCGCCTTGTTGGGCCGCTTTTGCTAGTTCTTCTTTTCGCAGCAATGACGTTAATTTTTTAAGAGAAGCGGGGCGTGATGATTTTAACCCTTGAAAGGGTTGGTCGAGTTTTGCTTCCGCGTCCTCGTGTGCCTGCATCTCGGTGTCTTCTTCATCTGCTTGTTTAAAATCCGGTTCAGATACTTGCATAGATAGTGGTTTCAAACTACCAAGTTTACCTCTCATACGTGGGACAGGGTTAGCTAAAAACGCTTTTTCTTTCCCCTGACATTCAAAATTGAACGAGTTTGGGTTTTGGGCATTATGTGCAGTAATACTCGGACACCCGCATGCTTGACGTTGCAAATTTTGTTTATCTTTTATAAAATTTTCGGAACTGAAACAACAGGGGATACAATATTCACTACCTGCACTTTCTTTGCTGTCGATAAATCCCGGCGATAAATTCTTGTAATTGCCCGTAGACGGATCAATATGATATTTGTCTTTAAATTCAAAGATGTATTTTCCTGCTGGAACGCTTTTTGCACCCGGTGGAATAATAATATCTCCATCGCGTTCTTTTAACTTTTCAACTTCTTCGTTTGTCAAACTTACATTTCGCCGCAAATCCCAATACCGCGGACATATATACCAGAAGTTCTTGCTTTTAGATGAACCATATTTCATTGCTCTATTATATGATCCGGGGTGGTTTTTATCAATATGTTCTTTTTCTTCATCTGTTAAAATAACAGGTTGTCTTTTTACATTCCAAGGACATGACCGCGAATACTCCTTTACACCAGGTCGGCTACGAAACAAAACAGGATCATATGCTGCAAGACGTTTAAAAAAAGGATTGGGGTTTGACAAACTCGCACCCGTGATATCTTGTTCAACACGCCCGCGTTCTGGCCTGGATCTGGATTCTGACTCTGACTCTGAATCTGAACTTGAACTTGAATCAGGTCCGGAAACAGGCACGCGAATAGGTGCCATGCTTTTTACCAAGCCTGTTCCTTTTCCTGCTGGTGCTTTTTGCCCGATACTAATTTTTCCTAATGTTTTTAATTTTTTAGGGGGCAATGCCGGTGCCGCGACCTCTTCTTCTGGGGAAGATGGTGAAACATCGCTACCAATTGGTTTAATTTCTTCAATTTCGGGAAGGTCTTCTTCTTCTTCTTCTTCGCTTTCGGTGTCACTTGCACCTCCGCTGTGTTCGCTACCCCTATCGCTATCGCTACCACTTTCATCATCCGTTAATCCTTGTATATTTTCAATATCAAATCCTGCATCACTTTCAGAACCAGATAACCCTTCTATATTTTCAATATCAATTCCTGGACTACCCGATTCTGCAGAAGATGCAGGTGATGGTGTTTTTTCTTTTACCGCTGCTGTCGTGGCTTGTGCTGCCGCTGCAGATGCTTCTTCAGGCTCGCTTGTTACCAATGCTTCCGGTGGTGATATGTCATGTTCTTCTTCGCCTTCGCTTTCATCTGAAAAATTCCCAAGTAGTAAATTTTCAAAATCAATATCATCTATTGGATTATCTCCTTCTTGTGCTTGTTGTAAATTTTCAAAATCAAATATTATTTCATCTGCATCATTTTCGCCGGATACTGCTACATCGGTAAGCACAGATTTGTCTCCATGGATCACAAACTCTTTCACTTCTTTTATTTCCTTTTTACTTTTTAATCCATCGGAACCCGTGTTAGTATGGCATAACTTTTCTATTTCTTCATGTGGTATATTGGTTATAGGTTCTGTTTTTTTATTTTGAAGTATGCGGATTAGAGAATCAATCATCTTTTCGACATGGTCCAAATAATATATATTGTCTATATTCTCAACTTCAATTTTTAAATTGCCTGAGGTGCTTATTTGCAAAAGTGTGATAGTTGTTAAAAATCCTGGATGTGTATTTAGTTTTATTCGCATTTTCTTATTTAATTCCGTAAGTTGCATTCTGTCTAATAATTCTGTCACATCTTTTAGTGCCTGAGTGTGTGATATTTTGAAATTCTCCATTAGTCCACGTATTACATCTTCTTGATAACTGGATTTTAAAAATAGTTCGACAATAAATGCCTCGCGACCTTCCAACTCATTATAATTTGAAACACGTTTGTATCTCATAATAACACGCTGAGACTCGTTGTAGTTTATGATATTGAAAATACTTGATATGCAGCTAATATTTTTTGCAATATCTAATTTGAATTTGGGAGGTAAATTTAAAACCGATTTATATTTTATTTCACGAATGACTATATTTTTATGGTATAAATCTTCAAATAAATTCATAGTATAACCATTTTGACTCAAAAATATGGCAACTTCATTAATTACCGGATTAACGCTTTCTTTTATTATATTTTCCGCCTCTCTATCAGTGACGGGTTGTTCAACTTGGAATGAAATAAATACACTTCCACGTGTATCAAATTCGCAACGTATTGGAATGATATAATCTTTTACTACTTCTCCTTCTTCATTCTGTATGGAATAAATGCAATGAATAATAATCGCCAGACGTCTTTCAGTTGTTGATTCTTTTATTATTTTATTTATTGCACTTATTTTTAAATAAGGAATTCTTTTGCCATTTTCGGCAATACGATTTGCGTATAGGCGATACATTTTTTCTTCAAATCTTCCTCTGGTTAATTTGATTAATGGTTTTTCATCATTTGTATGTATAATTTTAAATAACATGTCAATCGGAACATTGAAAACATTATCTGGTTTTATTTCAAAGTCGATTGAGTAAATACCATTTGTCATATATGGCAGCTCTGTGGTTCTTTGATAATATGCTTCGTAGAATAGATTTACGCTGTCAGTAATATCCTTGTAATTTTTGTCTTGTATTAATTCATCGGTTGATGATAATAATTCTTGTGTATGTGTTTGCAAGTCGCTTATTGTGAATAATTCTTTCTCCGCCAAATAGGGATAGTATATTTGGATCATATCTTTCGGTGCAAGGACTCCGCTTCCGCTTTCGCTTCCGCTTGCTTCTACTACGTCCGTATACTCTAAAACATCTTCAGCTAAACATAAAAATATAGTTTGGCAAATGATCGGTTCATAGTCCAGCAGAATTTGTTTATTTGTTGTTGAAATTATATTTTTACCTTGCTCTTTGATAAATGGGTCTATTTCACTTACATTAAATGGATTAACATTATAAACAACCTCTTCGCGATGATATACGAATTTTTGTCCTATGGGAATATCTTCAATAATTGGTAACTCTTGTAGAAGCAGTTCTTCTTCGTCGTCGTCCTCTACACCCTCGCCAGCACCCTCATCGGCACCCTCATCGGCACCCTGGATTGCTCTTTTTATATCTGCACTTTTATACTTGTAAAAAAGCTCTATAATATCGTCATAGGTGTATGTATCTTTCAGCTCTTCGATATCAGCGTGTAAAATAAGTTCGCATTCTTGTTTAAGATTGTTTCTATGCGAATTTGTTAGAAAGTCAATAAGCGATTTTTTAGTAACAAGTTTTGTATCATTGTTAGATAACTTATTGTATAGTTGCGTTGGTGTATACATTACCCCCTGTTTGGAAAAAAGATATACTTCATCAAACGAAATCGGTTTTTCTAGTTTAATATTTGTAATAATCTTTTTTTTAATAGTTTCAATCGTGTCATCCCCATATAAACATTCAAATGAAAATATGATATCTATATTAAATTTTACAATATTTTTTATTTCATTGTAACTAAAAATTTTTTGAAAAAGAATTAGACTTTGTATTACTTCTTCTTGTTGTTGTAATTCTTCCGGTTCAACATTTTCTAATTTTTCTAATTCTCTCGCCAACTCTTCGCTTTCCACATATTGAACAAGTTTATCTGGATCAGTAGCAATAAACGCAGTAAAACGCTGCTTTAGTTCGTCTTCAGTGATATCCCAATTTCTTTTTGTTAGTGGATTTGTTTTTCCATAAAAAATAACTACTTTATCTGGGATTTGATTATTTGTTTCGTCTCTTTTGTTATTTATATAAGCAACTTTAAATATATCTTTTTTTATTCTATCCCGCATTATGGTTATTATGGTTATTATATATAATATAATATAAGATATAATATAAGATATATACCTATAATCTTTAATATAATCCGCAATCTTTAATATAATCTTTACTATATTAAAAGTATCATAGTTTATTTACTATATATAGTAAATATCTGTCTCCCATTAAAATCGTGTTTATAATACTAAATGGGTGTAAAACTAATCGTCGCAATGTGTAAAAATAATGGTATAGGATTTAATAATAAAATTCCTTGGAAAATCCCTGAGGATATGAGTTACTTCTCTAAAAAAACATCAGGTAACTATCTAGGCGACGGGGATAAAAAAAATGTAGTAATCATGGGTCGAAACACATGGGATTCGTTACCTAAAAAATATAAACCTCTTCCTCGTCGATTCAATATAGTTCTTACTAGAAATGTGCAAAGGTTGCTAGTATCGGATCAACGCGACGTTGTGTTCTTATCGTCTATCGACGATGCAATGAATTTATGCTATGGTCAAGGAGAGAAAGGAGAGAAAGGAGAGAATCCATCAAAAATGAAATCAGTTTCATGTAATTTTAATGACATTTGGATTATAGGGGGTTCGTCGGTATATCAAGAATTTATAAAACACGAGATGAATACAGAACTATCGAAGTATTATATTACCTATATAGATAAGGATTATGATTGTGATACATATTTTCCTTTTTTAGAAAATATGAATAAATATCATATTACTCGATTCGAAAAACAAAAGTGTATTGATAACAATACACGCGATAAATCCCCACTGAATGTTTACTATATTGTGTTTAAAAAAATAAAATATACAGATGAAAAACGAATAGAAGAATTATTCACTTCGTATAAGAGCATTCACGAAAAAAAAAGTAACCTTATACTTTATGTAAAAAATGCCGATATAGCTAAATGCGTTATGAGTAATATGACGGCAGATGAACATGAAATATTATTTTCGATGTTTTGTTCATAGTGTTGTTATGATGGTTGTTGGGTCAATAGTCAAAAATACGCAATGGAACACAACCTCCGCAATCAATATTTTCATTATCAACAGAACACATTTTTAAATTATTTGATATTATATCTTGCTTAAACATTAAATCTGTCTCCATCTGTTTATTAAATTCTTTCATATCGCATCTCCATGGACATTCTAAAACCACTCCATATGGTTTTACATCTTGTTTGCACATTGAGTCTTTTCTATTTGTATTATTTGGACTCATACATCCGGCTAAACATTTTGAACCAAAAAGTCTTTTTATAACACCAGACAAATCCATGGTTAATAATTTGGAAAGATCCATGGTTTTTTGTTCCGGGCCCGTATCTTCTTCGTCCATTTTATTTACTATTTTTTTTAGTTCTGATGGTGTATAGTTTTCTATAAGTTTTGTCTGCTTTTTTATGGAGTAATTATAGTATAGTAACATGATACACCCGAAAATAATAATAATAATGCATAGCGAATATTTATGTTTATAATAGTTTTCAAGAAAATTACTTTTAATTATGGAATTTTTTGGCATATGTAATGCAATAGGAATGAACGCTGAATAAATATATACTATAAATATATTATTTTATAGGATATAGGATGCGGGAGTATAAGGGATGCTTATTCTCTATATAATGGACTTTCATCTATCATCATACCGCAATATGAGATGGGTTTTTTTGAATAGTCTACGGCTTTATAAATATGAATACGCACCGCATTCTCAAGTAAAAATTTGAAATTCTTCCAAAACTCTTCCTTGTGTCCAACAGATTCCGACATCGTATGAGCCAATTCGTGAATAGAAACAAATGTCAGCGTGTTTTTATCAATAAGTGTATCTCCTGTTTTTGTCGTGTTTAAACAGAATGCAATTTTTTCACCCTTATTTTCACTATACGCGGTATGCTCACTATCAATTTGTGTTTCCATAATAGTCTGGGGGTTGAAATTTTTAACAAGTCGTTGCACATTTTCATATGTAGGATATGTCTTTTGCATATACGCCACTAACGTTTTCATGTGTTTTGTAACACTTGCTAATAAGTCTGCCGCCATTTCTTGCTTAAGTCTTTCGCGAACACAATATTTATTTCCATCTACATTAGAAGTTATACAATTCAAACCAACCATATCATTATCGAAATAATACTTTACAAATACTATTAAAATGCCTATTGCTACTATATAATTTATTGTATTCATTTATATTATGCTATGGTATGTATTATGGTATGATGTTTTTTATGGTGTCTTATAATATGCTATGATATGGTATGAATACCAGTTAGTAAATTTGATAATTATATATAATGACTATATAATTATTATTATTATGTGTAATGCTTAATATACCTAGATGTTTTTTGATATTTACTGCTTACCGCAACCAATTTCAAGAGGTTGACGGAAGGTGTCGGGTTCGATAGTAGTATTCTGCCAAGGGCTTACAATAAGCTGAGGATTGGGTGGCTCTGAACGAACTTGCAAATTAGCATTACGAAGACTGCTTCCTACAGTATCGATACCATTCAAATAACCTGCGTTCAAAAAGTTGACACCTAAATAGTCACCACTTCCCATAGGTTGAAGACCCCATGCACTATTACCATCTTTGGGGAGAAGGTCAGAAGGGTTATTAGTGTTGTTACCAGTGCAATTGGAAGGCATGCCTGACAGGTTAGAGTCGCTTGCGTTTAATGGAGAAGAGTCCGTCGCAAATGTCCCTTCATTGGCGCCTGCAGGCACCATCGACGAAGGAGAGTATGAATTTTCGTTACCAGAAGCACGTCTATTTTTGGGGGCCATACTTTCGGGCATGAAATTCTTATTTGAAGAATAGTTCATGATCACGTAAATAAGAACGATTCCTCCTAAAAGTAAAAGAACGTGATGTGTCTTAAATGTTTTCTGTAAGTCTTTGAGCATCATTATATAAAATAAATGATAAAATATTTTTATAATTTTAATATTAATTGTCAAATAAGAAATAAGAAAATAAGAAATAATAAATTATAACAACACTCAAAAAAGTATAGTGTCGTTATATGAATAAAATTCCTTAATACGATAAATATTTACGAATTGTTATGTTTCGTAATCGGATCCAGAACCTGCCATGGATCCAGATCCAGAACCAGAATCTGAATCTGAATCAGAATCAGAATCAGAATCAGAATCGGAATCGGAATTATAGTCTGTATCAGAATCGGAATCATCAAGCATATAAGTATTCTTAATCTTTTTAACTTCTAAATATGCATCGAATGCTAACTTTCTGGCAATTCGTGCCTTTCCTTTGGCGGCTTTATATATTTCATAATAAATATCATTTGGTTTTTTGATTTTTATCTTTTCATTATCGTTTATTTCTAAATCTACTTCTGTAATCTCAGTAATATCTGTAATCTCGGGAGGTTTCACGTTTTTGATGGGTTTTTCATTTTTTTTCTTGTTTTCATTTTTATCTACTCTCTCCGAGGCAGTTGTCGATATTTTATCCTTATCCTTATTCATAATAGATGATGCCAGAGATGATAATGTATTTGATATGGGTTTGGGTCGTGTGATATTTATATTTGGATTCATATCAATATTTTTTTCTATAGTATCCGAAACTGCTAAAGAATCCATTATATTTTTTTGTTCTTGTTCTTGTTCTTGTTCTTGTTCTTGTTCTTGTTCGTGTTGTTGTTCTTGTTCTTGTTCGTGTTGTTGTTCTTGATGTTGTTCTTGATGTTGTTCTTGATGTTGTTCTTGATGTTGTTCGTGTTGTTGTTCGTGTTGTTGTTCGTGTTGTTGTTCGTGTTGTTGTTCGTGTTGTTGTTCGTGTTGTTGTTCGTGTTGTTGTTCGTGTTGTTGTTCATGAGATTGGTTACTTTCATAATCATGCACACTTGTTGATAATACACCCGCATCTATAGTTTTCTTAATTAAACATGATTGAAAAACTGGTTTATCTGCCACAATAAGAACCTGACGTATTATGATTTCAAACTGAAAACTTCTTTGTGTAAATTTGATACCTTGTATTTCTAAAACAGATATTATGTCACTTTCCTGTTTTATATCATCGATGGTTAGTTTTTTTTCTGACTCATCGAATACAAAACATGTAGGCACTTTCATAAGATTTTTTGATGGGGCAATATTAGCCCGCATTGAGTAATATTTACCACCTTTAAATGGTCTTAGTGCCGATGTAAATGCATTCTCGATATCAGACTGGTCAATATCGTTTGTAAACCATGAATTTTTCTTTTCATGTATTTTTTCAATACACGATTTTTCTAAATTTTCCATAAATTCAATAAAATACGTGTCTTCATTAGAAAACATTAAGTCTATATATGCCTTTTTACCCTGGGTTGTGATTACTCCTTGCTTGGTAATACATTTAGGGGTTTGTATATATAATGCTTCATTTTTTATCCCTATACCTATTTTCGTAAAGAATGTTCCGCTTCCGCCATGCAATGATTCGGGATGTATTAGTGAAACTTTGCTAAAATCGTAATTAGTATATGTCGTGCAGACGTTTGCATTAGAGGATGAGTGAATATCCATTTAATGCATAGAGAGAAAATATAGATTATAATAACACGCAAAAAATAGAGATTTTTTATATCTCTATAAAATATTAGTTTGTATTTTTAGTTCGCAGATACATGTTACATAGTGTGACTCCGAAGGAGGACAAGAAAGAGGACAAGAAAGAGGATAAGAAAGAGGACAAGAAAGAGGACAAGAAAGAGGACAAGAAAGAGGACAAGAAAGAGGACAAGAAGGACAATAATTTTAAAGATAAAATATACGACTATTGTTTAGAGTTTATTAAAAAGGATGAAGTCAAAAAGGAGCTCAAGAATCTTTTTAAACCTATTATTAGTTTAATTTTGGAAGAAATTTATCCATATATTTATCTGTCGTTATTGTTGGTTATAATTAGCTTCTTTTTAGTTTTAGGCATATTTATTATGTTAATTAAAAGTTATAAATAAAAAAGAATGAAATAAGCTACTATATCATAAAATTTATTTTTCTAACTAAATAATATAATAGAGTTAAATGGCAAAAAAATACAAATCAAGAACAAGTCGGCATCGTCGTTCTAAAAGAGGTGGTCGAGCTCTTTTAGATTCTTCTCCTTATCCTAGCAGTGATGGTGGTTCGTGGAATACTAGCGCCCCTCCAGGAACTGCTGCCTCTGCAGCGGCTGGGTTTAAATCATTTTTAGGCGGATTTGCACAGGGTTCTCCTGCACAAAATGCTGCCGCATTAAATCAGTACGCTTTAACCGGTCAAGGACAAGCGGGTGGTGGTCGTTCTAAACGACGCGGACGTGGACATAAACGTAAGGGAAAGTCTTCTAAAAAAATATCTCCGAAATCATTTGGTGATAGTAATGCTCGCGAGCAACAGATGGCACAAGGTATGACCCAAGCACAGGCACAAGCACAAGCCGCAGCTATGCAGCAATCACAACAACAAGCACAAACTCAGAGCGGTGGTATGTTTGCATCTTTTGGTGCTTTACTGAAAGAGGCACTTGTCCCTCTTGGTTTGTTGGCCGCACAACAGACATATGCAAAGAGTTACGGAAAACACACGCGCAAGAATCGCAAGTGAATAAATAATACAACGAACTATAGGAAGTAGAAATATAAGAAATCTAATTTAATAATATGTAAAACAAATTTAGATATTATTTTATATTATATTACAACAACATACACACGCATATCTACACTATATTATGCAATCTAAGGCTAACAACGGGAGCGGTGCCGCGAACAACGCAAATTTAGAAAAGACCATTCAAAGGTGGGTGGAACTAGACAATGAACTGAAAATTTTGAACGAACAAGTAAAAGAATTGCGAACACGCAAGAACGATACAGAGGATAAAATAATAGACTACGTCAGCGAACACGACATGAACAATAATATTATAAATATTTCAGATGGTAAACTCAAATTTTGCGAAACAAAACAAACTGCACCAATTACTTTAGGGTTTTTAGAGAAGTGTTTGGGCGATATTATTTCAAACCAAAATCAGGTGAAACAAATCATGGAATATATTAAAGGAAAACGCGAACATAAAGTTGTTCCCGAAATTAAACGTTATTATAATTAGTTATGTAATAGTCGTTATCTTATCCAATATTATTTATATGTATATAATAGGTATATACATATAACGCAAATAGCACATATAAAACAAATAAAATAAAAATACGCATATCAATACTACGATGTTACGTCAGGATGATCTTATTTTCTGTAAAACAGAATCAGGGGTAACAAGTTGTGGTTATAACATCAGCAATATGCTCCTTAAAAATACATTAAATTCACAAGACGGACATGATATAAAAGGTAAAAGTAAAGACGATATACGCATTGCAAAACTTATGGAGGATTTAGTTGTTCCGTCTGGGCTATACTATTGTCACCCGATGACCAAACACAAGGTATTCAATTATAAACCATTGCAAACTCATTCGCAACGAGAGAAAGGTGAGAAAGGTGAGAAAGACGAAATAGATATAACAAATGGAATGTTGGATGAATCCACATACGATAAGTTGCTTAGTCTTGTATCAATGGATAAGAAAAAATTATTTGATAAAAAAACAAGAAAAAATAAAGGTGCAATATTCCAAAAAGTTAAGGAAGGATCTACGGGAACTACAGGTTCGGATTTGGGTTTAGATATAGAACTTCCCAAAGGAGAGAAAGGTGAGAAAGGTGAGAAAGGAGAGAAACCACAAAAAAGAAAATCAATTAAAATAAATACACAGAAGTTATTAGAAAAACGGGAAGGAAAACAAAAACCAAATCAAAGAAAAACTAAGAAAGTAAGGTTTGCAGATTTTTAATAGTTCATCATCCGTTTCATATATTCATATGATGTAGGTGTATATTTTGTTTGAAATTTATAATTTTATATACAAATATAAAATTATGAAAAAACGATTACCTTACCCCAATATGCTCCAACTATTTTTGTTAAACGGGGAAAGCAATATTTCGGGAACTTTCTTCTTCCAATACTCCAGTTTACGCTGTAACTCTTGGTCTTTCATGCTAACGGGGTAAACCGGTGTATTCAACATTGAAGCTTGTTCGGCGGCAGTAATAATCGGCTTATAACCATAGCAATTTACACCAAATCGTGCATTGGGGTTATTAATACGTCCTCCATTTATTCCAGGGCGTCCGCAATCGTCCTTATGACCTTCTATCGTCTGCAACTTTTCCCACGTTTTCTTCTGTGTAGGGAATAATATCATTTGGTCATCGGACCAGCCATAGTTGCACCATTCTGCGCCTTTATTGTATACGGATTCGACTTGGTTATATGTTGCTAAACTTCCACCATATGCCTGACAAATCGCTTTTGCATCATCGTATGTATACTTATTATCCGGAATATTGTATACTTCTTTTACAAGTTTTATTTGTGGAACCGCACTTTCACCTGGTGGTTGCTGAATCGTCAAGTCTATCTTTGGTTTATCTGTAAACAAATCTTTAATTCCTGCGGTTATATTTACATTGAAAAAATACTGAAAACCATTGATTATAAGAAGAATTATGAAAACACTCCATAGTATAATTTCCAGTGTTCTTTTACCGGATGATTCGCCGCCGGCACCTGCACCTGACCCTATACCACCGACACCCCCATCCCCCGCACCTTTATTTCCTAAAGAAGAAAATAGAAAATAATATAACACTAAAACTACAACAAAAACCACTATAATAATAATACGTGTAGTTACGGATGTTGAATCTAACTCTTTTTTACCTGTTGTTGCTATTTGACTAATATATTGTAATGGGTCACCCTGTAAACCTGTTAATGAATTGTAACTTATGCTCATTTTATATATATAAAATACTATATATAAAACTAGATATAAATTTTATTTTATAGAAATATATTTGATTTGATGTTTTGATATTTCGATGTTTGATATTTCGATGTTTGATATTTCGATGTTTGATATTTCGATGTTAGACCAATTAAATATTTTAAGTATTTTGCTTATTCATACCTTTTTTTCGATAAAAAAGGCAATATGGTGTATTACCGCTAATCATATCTGCGTCTATAGTTATTTCTTTTACATTAGTATCATTGAAGTTATACCATTTTCCATTTGCATTTTTAATCGTTGCACTATAGTGACCACCTTCTACTTGTCCATGGTGGTTACAAATCGCATATAAGTCGTATATATATGCTTCCTTTCCATATCCTTCTACATATCGCGAAAAATCGACATCTTGTAACGGAATATCAATAAATGCCTGGTTCTTTTTTGTCCTTCCCGTTGCATATGACGTTATAAACCTCTTAATATCAATTATCATTACATTTGGAAGACTCCAAAATGTAATTCTTTTATTTACCGCCTCTTTTCGATTTGTCGCCTCGTTAAACCACATATTATCTCCGTCTAATGTTTCCTTTTCGCATTGTTTGTCAAAACAATCAAATAGTGTAATATTTTTATCCGTTTTCTCAATGTGCACCTCTTCTTTGGTCGGAATTGGAAGATGAATAATCATAAATGGTTCTGGTGTTATACTTAGATATTTCGTATCCGCATCGCGCGACGACGATGACGCAACCGGTGTCAAAACGGAAACATGGATTCCAAAAAATATATTTAATATTTCTGAATAATCTTTTGTATATTTTTGTTTCATCATTTCATAACATTTTTTACCCATTTCGTCTTTTTTTGTTCGAATGTTTCCTTTGATATCCATGATAACTTCGCGTGTGAGTGCGTTATGAAATGACTCTAAAAGAAAAATTAAAAACTCAGGTAAATCGTTTTGCGACCACCCAGAAAATAATTCGTGATTTGTTGCCTTCGAAATACGTTGCACAGAGTTAATAAATCTACCTGGAGAAATAATGCAATTTTGACTCCACATAAGTTTGCGAAGGTCGTCCCATTCTACTAATAAAACTGACTCGGGTTTATTATTTAAGATTTTCCTATAACTCCCATCACCCTTTGATAAAAAGTTGTTGAATTCATATGTATGAGATAAACACTGAATACACGAGTTGATAAAACACGTATTCCCCAAATTTGTAAGACCCGTTATACCACCATTCGCGTAGTTTGGTAATTTTTCTACCGGCGTTGATGTCATTTTGTATATACTTATAAGCAAGTTGTAGTTATTATATTATACAAATTAATATTTAAACATTTTTATTATATATATAATATATCCCAAATATCCCAAATATCCCAAATATCACATCAGCATGAATACCAATACTACTGAAAATACTAGAAATAATATCATACCACACGATAGCACTTCAAGAGGGTATAGCGTTCGTAATTCTTTTTATGATAGTCCATATAATATGGATTTCGAGTATGGTTATCTTAACCTCATTGTCAACATATCATCGTTTACTGCAAGAACACAAGATATATTTTTAAATCTTGAAAGCAATCTTTCGAATATTATAGAACTACAAAATGAAAGAAGGCGGCATGATCTAGAAGCGAGAGAAACGAGAGAAGCGAGAGAAACAAATGAAAATTCAAATATATCACAACCCACATCACAGCCCACATCACAACCTGCATCTTCGCACCCGACGACTTCTTCTACAACAAACACGCCCGCACCCCCGCTACCCCTACCCAATAGTAATCTGAATTCTATTTTTGGAACAAGAAATGTTTTTTTAGGATTGAATCCAAACACGCTATATAACAACAACAACACCCCCAATCTTGGACAAACCGCAAATAGGGGTATTAGAAGAAACCGAGACGGGCTTACTATTCAAGAGATTGAAGAAAATACCGAGATAGTAAACTATGATTCTATAGATGCAGATCAAATACTAAATACGGAATGCCCAATTAGCAGAGATGTGTTCAATTCGACTTCAATAGTCCTTCGCTTAAAAGAGTGCAGACATTGTTTTGTTCCTTTTCGTATCATGACGTGGCTTGAATCGCATTCAACATGTCCTTTATGTAGATGTGTTGTGGCACCTGCTGCTGCTGCTGCTGCTCCGACAACCCCGACAACTACATTTTCAAATATTCTAAACAATATAAGAAACAATAGTAATTTAGACAATTTGTCAATTGATAATATTAACGATGACTCTTTTGTATTTTCATTTGATATGCCGCGACCTACCATCAATGCCGCGCAGGGTCAAGACGTTACAAATGCATATCTTTCAACATTATCTCAACTATTTTCAAATACGAACAATACAAGAGCGAGACAAAATAATGAAACAACAGACACCGCGGCGAATACCGCGGCGAATACCGCGGCGAATACCGCAGCGAATACCGCGGCGAATACCGCGGCGAATACCGCAGCGAATACCGCAGCGAATACCGCAGCGAATACTGCAAGCAATGAATCAAACAATATATATGAAGAAGTAGATTAATTGCTTAGTATTGTTGGGCATAGGTGGGCATAAGTGGGCATTATCGAGGAATGGTGGTTATAGAAAATTGAAACCAAAAATGCTGTATAATATGAGTATACAGCGACAACAAACGACCAACGACATCCAACTTCAAACTTCAATATGCCTCGCAGATCATCCTTCATGTATCCTGTGAACAATCCCGACGACCCCAACAACGACGACTACGACTTTCGTGTGATTTTGCCATGGTCATTTAATATTTATGACAATGTATTTGTCAACGGACTGATATGGTTGTGGAATCAATTCAAACGACTATGGCCTATTTTCTCGTGGATATACTATGCGTGTGGATACTATATCATGTGGATTATGCTTCACTATGCAGCAATACATTTATACCCTGAATTTTGTGCGCCTTATACTATTTTAGGATTCCTTCTATCGCCATTCATGATTTCGGCACCCCATTGTATCGCCATGCGGTGGATCATCAGCGAAGGTTCAAGTATCATCAATGCAATGTGGATTGCAGTTGCGGGGGTTTTAGTCAACAAAATACTGCGGCGTTGACGACAAAAAAAAAATAATATATGGTGAATACATTTTATATTATTTTTACTATTTTACTATTTTACTATTTTACTATTTTACTATTTTTACTTCTTTTTTATCATTATTTCTTCTTGAAGAAGTTCATAATGCTCTGATTCTTCTTACTCGCATTGTCAATTTCAATCAAATAATCATCGAATAGAATCTTCTTCACTTCTTTATTCCGCAAATCCGTTATCTTCTTCTTTATTTTTTCCTCATCTTCGCCATCAAGTAGTTTGTCATTCCAGGACTCAATCGAACGCCGCAGTGTCGGCACATGCCGCTTATAGCTCGGAATATTCTCCAACACCAGTGCAAACACCTGCTGTATCGGTTTCATAATCTGATTCGTAATATAGAAAGCATAATTCGGTTTAATTTTATTCGCCAGGATATAGTCAGGGGTTTCTATTCTATCGCCTTGTAGTGCCTTCTTGTCTGGATTCTGGATATATACAAACGGGATTCGGTCACCATTACTTGGCTTATTTCCGGGGTCACGTTTACCCATTCTATCCGCCAATACTTTATGTGCAATTTGTGCCGGGTTTTTATATCCACTTCGAAGCGACTTTGAAATAATCAGTTTATCCATCGGCACCTTTTCATCAACCAAATTTTGAAGCGACGATTTTAGGAACTGAATTGCGGTTTCAACATTTTGCTCTTTCATTAGGATGTCGATTACACCTCCATAGATATCTTTTACGATGGGTGCATTATCACGACGCTTCAAAACGATACCCATACTTTTGCGTTTCGGTTTTTCCGGCTTGTCTTCATATAACATGCCAATATATCGCTTTTTTGATAGCAAACAGAATGGCATAAGCGTTTTTTCATAGACCCATGCATGCGGCTGCTTTAGAAATCGTGTCGCAAGATGTCCGACCTCTTTTGCAAACTCAATCGTAATCTCGAGTGCATCCTTTCCGCGAATCGGTGTGCCATCCGGTGTTGCAAGATTGAATGTGAAGAATACAGAATCCGTATTGTGAACTATCATATTTCCGACACCCGCAGCAAAGTGATGATTTTCTGTAGTGAGGTCATAAACAAATTCATTCTCTGGATATGAGATTTCATGTATTTTTTTGACTATGTTGGTGTTGGTGTTGGCGTTGGTGTTGGCGTTGGTGTTGGTGTTGGTTGCAACTTTTATGATATAGTTTGATACCCCATTTTCAATAGTATAGTCCAATGAAAGTGTATGTCCATGAAACTTATTAAGTTCATCCCATTTAAGTGCTGCCTTATATTGTGATGTAGGAACCATTACTTTTTTACCAACATTTATTCTAATATTTTCGGGATGTTTATATGTATCGTGTTCAAAATGCAATAATTCAGTCTTATTTTTAACAACATCCTTTGGCGATATTTCGTTACCATTTATATCAACAAGTGAATGGTCATCGGTTACATCCACAAGTCCAGTATGTGTTAATACTCGAATCATTTTTTTATGTGGTGCAAGTCTATGACGAATAATACGATGAAGTTTTGTCCATCCTTTATCAGACCATGTTTCTATATTCATTGACGGAATCATTTCACAATATTCCTTGCCTTCTTTTCCTTCTTCTTTACTATAAACCCACCCTTTTTCATCCCCATATTGTTTTGCTAACTCATCTATTTGTATGATATTTATTTGTTGCCCATTTTCTCTAACATATATTGGTGTGTAGTTTGCAACGCTATCACCATATATATACTCCGCCTTCGTATTCACAAACCCGAATTTCTTCGACTCCATTTTCGCATCCCCATATACTTCCTCAACAACACGTTTTCCATATGTAAGCAGTTTGCGTCCCGTCGCGGTAGTAGACGCTGCAATGTCCACATCATAAAACGTGCTTGTTTTCGCACCACATTGTCCATAAAGCGAGTTCGCAGTTACTTTATAACCGAGTTGCCGTTTGTCTAAAATATTCGCCATAAAGGGGTCCTCTGTTGCTTCCGCCAGTTTGCGTGTCGCTTTTCTTGCTGCAAGCAGTTCTTCGAGCACATCTGGCATAATCGCCTTCACGCCATCACGGGGCTGTGCAAACCGGCATATTTTTTTACCATTCAATGTTTTCACTGCTTTACCTCTGCCATTTGGGACCCACTTATATGTGTCATAGGTCACATCCACATATTCGTATCCAGGCAAGTTATCGTAGATATAATTTCCCGACGGATCTTTCACGCCCGTTTCGCGAACCAGCTGTCCCGCCAGGTCGAATTCTCTCGTCCATACTTTGCTATCATGTGATAAATTCTCGCTAATCATGGATGACGGATATAGCGACGAATAATCCAAACATGCAACCGGATTGTCCAAGTATAAATTGCATTTCGGCGGAAGACAAATTGCACCCTCGTAGCTTTCATTTCCGAATGAACGCTCAATAACGGGCATCAGCGTCCGCTTCTCGCGACATTTCTTCGCAATAAAACTCGTCAGTTTAATACTTTGCCCACGCAATACAAGGAAACTAATCGGCACACTGCAAATCTTCGACATCTCGATATACCCCGTCATCACATCGATTTTCTTCATAAGATGGTGCACCAGGTTACAATCCTGGATACAATATTTCGCAATAATTGCACGTTCTTTTGGTCCTTCGTTTGTCATGCGAAAGATATCCTGGGGTGTTACGTCGTCTTTTGCTAAACCCCAACGGACGGATTTCGTCATATCCGGCATTTCGCGTCCTTCAATTTCGAAACTGCGTTCTTCTGGATTCACGTTGAGCACCTTGAATTTCTCGCCTTCTTTATACATATCCGTCGAGTGACTCGATTCTTCGAAATGAATATAGTTGCCATTTTCAAGACCCATGAGATTTGAACTTGTGATTTTCGTATTTCCGCTAGGTAAGTGTTCGATTTTTTTCACACCATCGCCAATAAAGTAACCTGCACAATAATCCAGTTTATATGAAGTAAGATTGAAATCGCGGCGTAAATAATTATACAAATCCACTTGCAACCGCCCCGTCATGTCAATATAGTGCAAGTCATGCTGACCACTTGCAATGACAATGGTGCTTTCCTTGATACCAATTTTACCCGTTTTATAGTCACGTGTCCCGCAAAATTCGCCCTTGTTTCGCGAAAGTGCAAGAAATTCGGTTTCGCACGAGTTTTCCAGTGAACGCTGAAACATGAACTGATAATCAAACCCGAAAATGTTGTATCCGATAATAATATCCGGATTCTCGCGCTGAATGATTTGTGTCCATGCGAGCAATAATTCACGCTCTGTTTTGCACGTCTGTATTTCAGAGTTTGCGACCTCGTCTTTCAGTGTGTCGCATGTGTCGAGAACGATACAATGATTCAAGTAGGGGGATGTGTTGCCGTAGGTGAGAAACGTCGAACCAATAAACGTTACTTTATCACCTTCGACAGGTGGGAATATTTCTTGCAATGATACATTCAACATATTGATTTTGGTTTCGCGATCCATTTTGTCCGAAGGACATAACAGCAGGTGAACAGGCGTTTCTTTTGGCGTTTCTTTTGGCGGTGTTTCTTTTGGTGCTTTTGATTTCTTGGTAGTTTTTTTAGGGGGGTGTGCAGGTGACGACGAAGATACCGGTTTCGCTTTCGGACCATTGCCAGCGTATGCACGCATTAATGCATCTGCCTCGTCTTCGTCGGCGTCTTCGCATTCGCCTTCGCATTCGCCCTCGTCTTCCTCTACAACCTCAACTATGTCTTCCTCGTAGTCATTCGCACCGCCTTCTACGTCGTCTTCGTCACCATCGCCGCCATCGCCGCCATCGCCGCCATCTGCATCCCCTTGATTCGCGTCTTGCGACATTTTTTCAAACATTTTCTCAATCGTGTTTAATTCTTGTAGCTTCGCACTAGACTGAATGTCAGGAATATGATACGAAATCCATACACCAAACAATGTTGCAAGTCGCGATTCACTAACTTTAATTTTCGTATAAATTCGGTCAACATCGCCATGGGGGTCTTTCTCGTGACTAAACGCGGTATAAACTATTTTTTTCAAGAGTTTCTCGATCGTTTCGTATCGGACTGCTTCGGCGTTCGCATCTGCATTGGCACCGGCACCACCACCGCCACCACCATCCATATTTCGCAAAACTGCACCGCAAATGTCAACCATATTTGTCGCAAGTTTTTTATAGGTTTTTATCGGAATTGGAAAATCGCCGTGACTACTGCTCGCCTCAATATCAAAGCTGCATATTTTATAAGGCACGATGGTCTCTTTCGCGTTGAGAGGAACGATATATTTTGACTCGATTTCGTATTCATAAGTGCATGTCGTCGTTTTTAATCCACCCCGCACATGTTTGACGCGCTTGGACTGAAATCCTATCCAACCGGATGGACTGATGTCATGGATGTGAAAGAACCGCAAAATGGGTGGAATATTGGCTTCATATATTTCTGTCCTTGTATTGGAATAATAGTAACCATCGCGACGAAGCACTTGTTTTCCAGCCTTGAAATTAAACCACATACCTTTCACCTTGTTCATCGTGGCGATATTTTTAAATTTGATCAATACAAATTTATGCTCTTTCCCAGCATCGAAACCATATAACTTTTTGCGCTTGATTAGTTTTGATTCAAAATCTAGAACCGAATCTTGGTAGTATTTTCCAAGTTTGTCTTTCAAGTGCGAGACAAACGCCGACTTTTGTGGAATGGTCCATTCATCGCCCACTTTGATATAGAAGAAGGGGCTATAATCGCGAACAAATATTGTGCAGGTTTCACCCTTCTCATTTAGACCGAACATTTGAATCGTAGTAAATTTGTCATCTTTTTTGAATTTTTTTTCGGCTGTGCCATCGTCATCGCTGCCATTGCCGTCGCCGTTATCCTCATCACCATCTAGGTGTTCTTCTTTTTCACGTTTTTCATCAAAGATATTGAAGTCAAATAGACGGAAAGAAGTGTCTACGTCTTGTGGTTGTGCTGTAAGATGGGTCGTTGTCTGTGGCTTTTCGCTCATGTTGATGCTGTTAATACTATATATGATTTAATGTTTATTATCTTTATCAATTTTTATGTTATAGTAATTACTAATATTACTAATATTACTAATATTACTAATATTAGTAATAATATTATAAGTAATATTATTTAGTGTAGTCATATTTAACACCTGCATCTGTGACCACGAGATTTGCATTTCTTGGTGCAGCAGGGTTTAGAACGTCCGCGATAGCAGGGGCATGTAGAACGTTTGCATCCACCCGGACATCTGCACGCGCGACACTTTCCATTACGTCTGGTTTTATTTTTACGCGAACGCGTATTTCGTCGTCGTCTTCTCGAACCGCCGCCTTGTTCTTGTTTTTTGTGGTCTCTTTTAGATTTATAACATAATCTACAAACTGCGTTATCAGGTTGTTCGGGATAATCACATGTAAAATATGGAGGTTCGCCATCTGTGTTAGGTAGAGGACACTCACGATCGCTTAACACATAAACCTCTTCCTTATTTTTGTTTGTAGTTTGTTGATATTCTTCTTTACTTGCACTCTCATCGCCCATACCAGGGAGACTAGCAGGTGTGGGAGGAAGAGAATGAGCAGGAGGAAGAGGAGCAGCAGCAGGCTCCATACTAAAATCACCATCAGCCACCTCTTCCAGTACTTTAAGATAAAAACCTCTTTTCTCAATTTGCATATCCATATTTTGTAAAATTTCAATCAATCTTTTATTATTATTAGTTACAAATGTTTTTAATCTACCATAATTTACTTTATAAATATTATTAGCCATTTTTAGTTCACTTACTATTACTCTGATTAGATTAACATCTGGAGTATTAAGTAATGTTCTCAATGGTGTTACATCTCTTATTTTACTTTTAAATTCTTCTAACAACCTACCATCTGAAGTCAAATATCTCGCCAATGTACCCAAGGCCCCCCCACTTTTATTTCTACGCGTGGAATAATTTTTAGTTCCTTTGCGTAATTTTCTAAATTTTCTAGTTCCATTTCTTTTCCTCATTTAAATTATCGCTAAATATTATTATAATATATAATAATATTTTATTATAATATAAGTAAAATGACCAACTACAACTACAACTACAACGCGTTATTCATGGGTTTACGCACCATCGGTATTTTATACCTTTTTTACCTGCAGTATACTAACCATGTCAGCATACCCTTGTCTGTAATTTTGATGATTACTATTGGTTCGCTTGGTTTATCTGTTTTATGCAAGTCCAAAAACGCTTCTCAAATTGTCAACCATAAACTTTACAACTATGCAGTGTCTTTAGCTGGTTTGATTATTATTACAAAGCACTACACGTCCGTATTTTTATAGCACCCCAATAGTCGTGCAGACGGGTCCTTCTCTTCGCAAAACGGATGTCGCCAAAAATAAGGGATCGTCTTCTCGCATCCCGCCCCCGTGTAACGACTATCAAAAACACCCCTATAATAGAAACTCTCCTTATCGTATGGCGTATTATATATATGCGTGTATTCGGTAAATTCTTTATATTTATTATATTCTTCATCTGTAATTTTTTTATCTACATATTCATTGATAATTTGAAACCAACTTCGTGCATGTCCGCTTACTCCATCGCTAAACGCCTCTTTTCTCCGCCATAGAATATCATCCGGCAACAATCCCTGAAACGCTTTACGAAAAATATATTTCTCGATTCGTTCATCGTTGAAGGTCTTATATCGTGCAGGAATACTCATCACATATTGCAAAAACTTCTTATCTGCAAATGGCACGCGTGCTTCCAAACCCGCACCACTAATGCTCTTATCCGAACGCAGCAAATCGAAGTAACAGACGTCGCGAACCATCCGCACATTTTCGGTGCAAAAGTCTTCCTCGGATTTCGCCTTCATGAAACCACGATACGATCCGAAAATCTCATCCGACATATCACCGCAATATATAACGCAGTCGTCGCTGTTTTTGAAAATATACTTGCTCACCAAATAATTCGGCACCGATGCACGCACGGATGTCGTATCATAGCTCTCGATTTGGTAAATCGTCTCCTCAATCGCATTCAAAAATTCGTTTTCTGACAAGCAAACTTCGTGATGGTTTGTCCCCAAATAATCCGCCACTTTACGTGCCCACGCCAGATCCGTCGATCCCTCAAGTCCGATACTATACGTGTTCAAATCTTTTGCGGGCATATGGCGACACATTACTGCCACGACGGCGGAACTATCCAGCCCTCCCGAAAGAAGTGCACCTACTTTGCGGTCACTCATAAGACGTTTTACGACGGCTTCCTCGAATAGGGCAGCAATATTCGCACAAATATTTTCTTCAGTGTCTTCTACTATGTTGTAATGATAGGAACGGCTAATAGAAAGGTGTGAATTTGGACTAGAGTCGATGCTATGGTAGAATTTCTGGTCGATTGTGAGGTTTTCATAATATGCCTTGAAATAAATACCGGGTGTAGATAAGTCAACGGGTGAATTATTGTCTTTATAGATTGCAAAACAACCAGGCGGGAATTGCATAACGTTATGGTATTCATTTGAAATAGCTTTCATCTCACTCGCTACTATAATTCCGGTATGGTATGAATGTTTGTCGCATGAACCGATAAAAAGCGACCTTATACCGACCGGGTCGCGTGCAATAAATGTGCACCTATTTTCATAGTCGTGTAATACGAGTGCGAATACCCCGTCTAATTTCTTGAGTGTCTCGCACATTCCAATTTTTCGATACAGGTGAATAATAATTTCGCAATCCGATTTGCTCTGATACTCAGACTCGAGTCCGTATTCTTTTATAAGAGCATGGAAATTGTAAATCTCGCCGTTGCAAATGAGGCGACAATTCTTGATAAAAAAAGGCTGATTACTTTCAGGCGTTTGTCCATTGATTGCAAGACGATGAAATCCCCAGAACATCTGATAAGGAAGCTTGGACAATGGTTGGTTAAACTCGGTAGTATATGTGGTAGTATACGCTGACGATGGACCTGTTGTAATCATACTTGTGTCGTTAATAAAAACACTATTGTCGGGGCCGCGGTGTGTTATTTTACTGAAATACGATTGGTGGTTCTTTAATTCGGATAACAATTGCTTTTTATGTATTTTTAAATCTTTAGGTGATACAAATCTTTGATAAAAATAAATGCCGCACATAGTTAGTGTTATTTAGCCGTGGTATTTTATATTGTCACAATGTCTTTAACCTATTTTTAAAAACATTATGTATTACAACAAAATATAATATAATAATATAGTAATAATACCAACTATACCAACTATACCAACTATACCAACTATACCATCCGAATGTCGTCAGCAGTATCTTCCGGACCTTCCGAACCTTCCGAAAGTAGTTATAACAATAATAGCATCCGCGCCCCTGATAGAATTCACGGAGTAGTGAATAAATTATTCTTGTGTCAAAATGAGCGAACCGATGAACTAAACGAACGTATTTCGTCTAGAAACATCCCGTCTGCCCCCTTGCAGCCTTTTTATTACCAGACACCGGTTTCTACAAAATACGGATATATGCCAATATTAGACCAAAGCAAAGGAACATCCGTGCCTCTGAATAACTATCCTATCTATAGCCCACATACCACGTTTAATCCGGGTAACAATATGGCACCTTGGCACGGATTTGCAAATAACGTGAATGTAGAATCGACGCTGCGAAATCAGTTTTTTGGGTTGCAAGATTGTGAACAAGCTTATTATGTTCCTTCTTCGAATAGCGATTTGTATAATGTTAGTGTTCCTGCTTCTTCGCAACCCGTAAACCAGAAATTTCCTAGATTATTTCAAAGAGAAGTGTTTGACCATTTTAACCCGAATACTAATAATTTAGGAAATAGTTTTTTTAATAATAGCACAAGAACTGATATTAAAGATATACATATTGATAGAGAAGGGTCGCTTTGTTCTTCGTAGTGTGTTTAAGTTGCAAATGCAGATAAGTTTTATAATAGTTAATATTTTGCTATTATAAAATAACAAAAGGTATTGTTATTGTTATTATTATGCAAGACGCTGTGCCAGATAACTCAATCATATATACCAATACTCCTGCTCCTGCTATTGCTATTGAATCATGTGAGAAAGGTGAGAAAGGTGAGAAAGGTGAGAAAATACAAAATGAAATACTAAAATCAAAAATAGACTTCAATACATTTGATATTGTCAACTATATTACACTCGAAATGATGTCAAACAATGATTCATATACTAAATATTTAAAACAGCATAAACTAGATCATGATGCAGTTTTAAAAAGAGAGAAGAGATTTTATAGAAAACGAATTATTGCATTAACTAAGGATATTTTATTCAACAACGTGAACGTGAATGCGAACACGAACACGAACCCTGGCGCTAATACTGACACAACACCCCCATCGCAGCCAGATATTCCAAAGATAGATGATGTTGTCGTGTCTGCATTCAATACTTATGCACGACTATGTATTTCTCATTTTAAGTTTAAAGATACTATGGATACCATCCAGGGAGAATATAAAGATATGAATGGGGAAACATGCACAGAAAATAAAATAGTCGGTGACTTGGATGAAGATATGTCGAACAATATAAACGAGGCGAATAAACTATGTATGAAACAAAATGATAAAAAGATATTGACACTAGACGCTTACGTAGTTAAAACAAGTGCACCAAAAAAAGAAATGATACTTCCCAAAACCAAAAACGTAAACCTGAAAGACCCAAAATATAAGAAAAAAGATATTAAGGTATCCGTGTCTATGTCGGCATCAACTACTATGCCAACGACAATGTAATTTAATATATATATATTTTATATATACATGAAATCAAGAAGAATACGTTCTATTTTAAAATTTGCAAACAATGTTGATGTGATTGAGGACGGCGAGGACGGCGAGGATCGCAACGACGGCAATGGCAATGTTAAAAAAAGAAAAATAAATAAAAAGCGGAATAAAAAAACTATCAAAGTCAAAAAAACAAAAAGAAGTAAACGTCAAGCAATCAGGGATAAAGGTCGCGACACTCGCACTGACGAAGAAGACAAAGACAAAGACAAAGACAAAGACAAAGACAAAGACAAAGACAAAGACAAAGACAAAGACAAAGACAAAGACGTTGAGAAACATCCCGACGGATTTGTAAAATTGCAATGTAGTCCAAAACACCAGGATAACGACTTCACGTGTTATAGCAACGAGTCGCTGTTTAAATTAAAATCATTATGGAATGCACGGCATCCAGATGTTTTAATTACATCCAATGAACCTCGCGAAATATGGGAATCCTTAAAACAACGTTTAAAAAATATTTGCAACAAGGAGTCATGTTGGCTAAAACAGAATTTTGCTTCAACGGGACTCGATAAAGAAATGTTGATGTATACATTTGCACCAAAAAGCCCAGACGATTGGAAGAAAAATCCGAACGAGTGGCTAAACAGCATTGATATTGAAAATGTAATGAAACAATATGAAAAGGAATTTCCGTATTTTGATTTCATAGGTGCAGCACCGATTGATTTTGACTCTCCGAAAATGTATGGCGAATGTGTGTGGGAAGAATTGTGTCATTTTGATTTGCGTATATCGGTGCGAAATGGAAAGAACAAAATCGGTATTGTATTTAATACCGACCCGCATTACTTATCAGGGTCGCATTGGATTTCAATGTTTATTAGTTTAAAACATAAGTTCATTTTCTTCTTCGATAGCACGGGAACATCGCCTCCTAAAGAAGTGAAACGATTAATTGATAAAATAAAGCAACAAGGTAAAGCGTTAGGTATTACTTTTAAATATATTGAAAATAAAAAACACCACCAGAAGAAACCAACCGAGTGTGGAATGTATGCTCTATTTATGATTATAAATCTTTTACGCGAAACCATGAAACCAGAGGACTTCATAGTAGATACTTTCCCGGATGAACAGATGGAGAAGTTCCGCAAATTATATTTTAATCGTGACTTGTAGTTGGGGGTGAGCGAATGTATCGTTTTCGACACACTCTAAAAACTAAACTCTACCGGATTTGTGCAGTTGTTAATAGTGCGACCTTTTGATGACCACCTATAAAAGTGATACATTTTTAGATCGACTATACTTTTTAGACTGAAGAAATAGGCATCATCGAGTAGATGATGTATACCTGTTGTTTTTATAGACGACACTTTGTATATATTTTTACTTCGTTCGCAATAAGGATTATGTTTGGAAACTGCTACTATTTGCTTTGGGGTGATTTGTGTATTAGGATATTCGTCGTGGGCTGTATCCGCCCATATGTTGCAAAAACCGAAAATATCAATACTTGGATTGTCTTTTATATATTGATGTAGCGACCGATGTGATTGCGGTTGCGGGGGTATGTGCAAATATTCGTCAAGGTCGCAGAATATCATGTATTGAGATATATCCTTGCCATATCGATAAAGCGCGTGATGTATTTGCCCCATTTGTGCATGATGACAATATTTAAATTCTCGTGGATTCCAGTAGTGAAAATTCCATTCTACAAGTGTTACGTTTTTGTATTGTGGTCTGTTAAAAAACTTATATATTTCCGCTGTAATAACGCCGTTATAATATAAATAAAAATGAGACACGCCTTGTTTTGTATAATAGTTATAAAAAAATGGGAACAAACTATAGTCGTGTTTAAATAAAGTTGTCAGGGTTAGAAAGTGGTTTGGTGTGTTGGTTGTGTCTATGTCTATGTCTATATGCTTTAAATGATATGATTTTTTTACATTGTTGCATAATATATCAATCGTAATAGCGGTGTCGTTGTTTTCTTGTGTTTTTTCTTGATCTGTTGTATTGGCAATATCATATACAAATACCGAAATAGGTTCGTATGAATCTTTAATGTGTTTCTCTGAAGGAATCAGTTTTACATTATTTAATATTACCAAAAAATTATTTATTGTATATGGCTCGTTGTATATTGGCATTATCAAATATAATTTGTTATTTTTATAAAAAATATCAAAAAAAAGGAGGTTTACATTGTTAATATAAAAAGGGTTGATATCTCTTGTGATGTTGTTGACATAGTTAACTAGAGGCGGGTTACTATTAGCATTGTTTCTATTTTTTCTATTGTTTAAACTGAACATATCAAAAAGTCTAAAAGTTACGTTATAAAAAAGTTACGTTATAATATTATATAAAAAATAAATATTAAATATTTATTTGTTATTATATTTATTGCACAATATAGTCCGTATAGTCCGTATAGTCCGTATAGTCCGTATAGTTCGCATAGTTCGTATATATATATAACATGTCATTTGTAGAATTTACTAGTAATAAAAACAAAGGAGTCCTATGGGGTCTTTTACAAGAGGGGGGTGTGTTTGACAATATTCCCGCTTCCATGTTTCAAAATGTTAAAAATATTTTTGAAATGTCGATACTATCGATGAAACGCGAATTTGATATATTTTTTGATAAAAACGACGAGGGTGACGACGACTATGATAAAAAGGCCACCGAGATGATTATAAATAGTAATAAATCGGTTATTAAAAAAGTGATAGACGAAGTGAATAGAATAAAAATGCAGAATGAAAATAGTGTCAAGCAGATGCAAGCACAAGCACAAGCACAAGCACAAGCACAACAAAACTCATTACCATTACATTTGAAACCTATTACACTCGCGCCTATACCCACACATATACCCGCAGTTACAAAAAAACCAAAAATAGAAGAAATATACCGAGCCGATGATATTAAGAAAACGCGAATGAGTGAGCTTGAAATACGTTTAAAGGAAAAACAGGCCGAAATGGATACTATGTTGAATAATAAAAAACCGGAACATATTGATTTTTCGGATAAGGCTCTGGGTAAAAATAGAGAGTCGGATTTATATGATAAGAAACTTGCAGGCGATGAGATGGAAAGATTATTGGCGGAAACGTTGGCATCACGCGAACGCGAACTCGAGAAACTGAATATAAATGTAGATAGTTTTAGAAAAGGTGTAAGTGGCGGGGATAACGATAGTGGTGGAGAGATTCCGGTGAATAAGATAGTTCCAAAACGTCTACGTGAGTCAAAAAATGTTACATTCAACGATGAAGACAATACCAAGATGGAATATGAAAAACAGGAACAGGAACAGGAAAATGGAAATGGAAATCAAGAAGACGAAAATAATAATACTAACGAAGATAACGAATTGTCATTTTTTTCAAAACTAAAGCTTAGAACAGGGAATTCTACGCCTTTAGATGATATTATGAATAATACAAATAGAAGCGAGGATGAGGATGAGGATGAGGAAGAGTATGACGAAGAGGATGAGGAAAAAGAAAGAATGCAGCTTCGCGTTCAAGAGATCGGCAACTTTTCAAGGAGTAGAGAAACGAGAGAAACGAGAGAAGTGGGAGAAATGCAACAAATGCAACAAATGCGAGAAATGCAAAGGTATATTATCTTAGAACAAAGAATTAAGGTGATTCACGACGATTTGAATGAAATCAAGAAAAATCAGGGACTTATTTTAAGTTTATTAGAAAAGAAAGTGCATTAATAGTTGGTGGTGTATGATATATATATTTTTTATCCAATTTCTCACCTTTCTCACCTTTCTCACCTTTCTCATGGTTTCTCACTCGGTCGTTTGCTTACTACCATACCTCCGGTTCCTGATTCCGCCGCCGATTGTGCCGCCGTTGGAAGTTTTGTTCTTGGTGGTTTTGTCGCTGGAACCGACACTGCTCCCGTTTCTTTTTCAACATCGCTCAATGGCACTAATTTCGCCTTCCCTTCTTTATTTATTTCCATCTTTCCAATGCATAATGGTTCGCCTCCTACTTCTTGCGACACAATATAGCTACTATGGTCGTATACTAATCTCGTCGACTTATCATATGCATATTTCACCGGTTTACCAGCCACGCTTGCAGTGATTTCAACCAATTTCAATGTTGTTTGTTTCACGTTTCTAGAAGCCGATGTATCCGACTCCTCATTATCCACCGATGGCGGATACGAAAACTTATTCGATGTCACGCTACCAAATGTGAAACATTTCAATTTTTCCTTGGAGTTCTTATCGCGATGGATGGCACAATCAATCGACGCCTCTTTTATGGCCATAAGTAATTGTTTATTGATTTCCTCTTTGATAGTCGATATTTCAAACAATGCTTGGTCGGTTGTTATCGGTTTTTGTGCGTTTAACTTACTGACGTCATTCAGACGCAACTCCAACGACGCGTCGTCCGTCATTTGTTCCGACGTGAACCGCATAATATACATCATCACATAAACACTTCGCAACTTCTCGTCTTTCAGGTCGTTGTGACTGCAAATACGCCTAGCCCTCCCAATAACTTGCTCGATTCTCACCGGCTGCCAATAAGGTTCCATAATATGGACATAACGCACATTTCGCAAACTGATACCCTCGGCACCGGACGCAGTAATCATAAGAACCTTGACAATCTCGCCCATAAAATTATTCGCGGATTTCGGCATCAATTGTTGTTTTAATGTGACGGGAATATAGTCCCATGTGCTGTTGAATACATTTCTTATTATTTCACGCTCCTCGTCGCTTTCCGTTCCCGTATACAAAGCATATGTTGGTTTGCCCTGGTCGGCTTCACTAATATCAAGCACCCAAGCACCCGACTCGTTTTTCCGTATTTTAAAACGAGCAAATCCGTTCGCCTCAAGAACCATCGCAAAAAGCCCGATCCCTTCAATCGTTCGAAACTGGCTATATACCAAATGAAGACCATAGTGATGTGATTCTGTTATATTTTCCAACATTGCTAAAAACTTCGGACTATAGGTCTGTAGGCCCCCCCGTGGCCCTTTTGTAAGATATTGTGCCATACCGCTGCGAATACGCATAAGTGCAGTTGCAATCCGTTTTTCATAGGAGGCATCGACCTTTTGCTGGATTTCTTTCACCATTTCTTCTACATCATCGCCCGCGTGTTCGCCATTCATATTGTCAATACGTTCGGCAGCAGTGAGTGCATCTACATCTTCTTCATTTGTCCCCTCGTTGACTGCACCTTCTACGTCTATGCCTTCTTTCGGAAGCGGGCGCGTGATTTCGGTGGGGAAAACAAAATTGCAAAAAAGACGCGAAAAAATACGATAAGAGGATACTGCATCCTCGTAGATGTCGCTGCCGCCAACACCACCCGCACCAGCACCCGCACCTGCACCAGCCGGACCTTTTGATTTGGAACCTGTAGCACCCAGACGTTTTTTGGTTCGCGCATTTTTCTCCAGCTTTCGTTCCGCCTTGCGTGCTTCTTCGTATGCTGCAAACTGATGCGTGCTCATCGGTATTTCAATAACGCGAAAATGGGTTTCTTTTTCATAAGCCGGCATAAGCTGTTCTTGCGCACTGCGAAAATATGACGCCAAACCGAGAATACGTCGCTGAAACATTCTAATATTTTTGACATTTCCGGACTGCGCGTCGATAAAATAAGACCGAAATGAGTCAAGGCTATCGGGTAATGCTTTATAGGTCTCAATCGTAATACTTCCTGGGACGACATTTATATTGCGTGCACGCAGTGTAGTAAGCACCATGCTTTCAAATTCCGTGTCAGTAAGCTGTGGCACTTCGCCAGGTGCACCTGAACTCGATTCCGAACCTTCGCTCGACAAACCTACACCTCTATATTCGCCGCGCTCATTTACATTTACAAATCCAAACGGATTGCGTGTAATAGTAAGCACATGTGACGTGTCGTTATAGTCCATATAGTCTAGCATCTCGAGACCTGAAAATAACTGCTCTAGTGTTTTCTTATCTATTTTTGATTGTAGCCCGCTTGCCGACACGGCACCAACCTGCAGGGGAATTTTCCATACTTTGATATATCCACGCAATATATTAAAAATAATTGCGACTTCATTGGGGTAGTTGATTACGGGTGTTCCACTCAAAAGGATGATTTTTACATTTTGTGCAGTCAATAGTAACTCATATAGTCGCATCGAAAGCGACGTAGGTCGTCGCAATTTATTGACAATTCTGCTGATAAAATTATGCGCCTCATCGATAATAACTACGCGGTCATTAAAGGGATTCTCCGTAAAATTGGATGTAAGTGTATTGAGGTGACTCAGACGCATACCATTGTAATTGATGAATTGATATTTTGCACTAATCATTTTATTCAACTGATTGTCGAGGCTTTCGCGTTCGCCGGCGTTTAGGGACGTATAATTGGACGATTTCTTAATATTTACAAGCCATGCACCATTTTGGTCAATAATAAATTGTTTAGGCAGTGATAAAATAGCGGACAATGTTTCAACCATTGGGTCAACCTTGCTTTGAATGCCTACAAATTCCCAGTATTGATTTTTCTTGTAAATATCATCGCCGCATTTTTTCAATTCTTCTACATAGTTTCTTTGCAGCGATGCCGGTGTCATAACGATGACTTTTTTGTGTGTCTTCAATCCTTCGGCAATTGCAATCGACGAACACGTCTTGCCACTTCCGAGACCATGGTATAACAATAAACCACGATAGGGGGTATAAATATTCAAATAATCGCGGACTATTTTTTGGTGTGTAAGTAGCGAGAAATCCTTGTTTTTCTCTGGGTCACACGAAATCGTTTCTGTTTGATCGGCAACTTCTGCATGATACGTCATAAAAAGCTGATTAATAAAATTAACGAATTTTTCTCGATTGTTCATATAGTATGTGGATGCTCTTATACCGAGGGGTGGAATACGCGGCAACCTTTCGCGCACTATTTGGTCACCGATTTGAAGATCCTGCATTTCTTGTGTCATAATACCGAATTCCGGTTTTTCAAATACGCGACCCTTTCTACTAGGGGTGATGCGTGCTGGTGTGGCGGCGGCGGCTTCCTGTCCAGATTCCCGTGCTTCAAGCAAAAGCGAGCTATCTTCTTCTAAATAGATATGTTTTGGTATTTTTTTTATAATTACAACTTGGCGAAGAAGTGCGACGGGTTGTTCAGGGGTCGCTTTTGTGCCAAGACCAATCGACAAAGGTGCAAGTCTAGGTTTTAATTTAGATTCTTTTGATGGTTCCATGGGCTCGGCAACACAAATGGGAAGTGCACATTGCAACTTTTTAATAATGTCTGCACGGCTTACTAGTTTTTGTTCGCGTTGGTCATTCACTACAACGGCAGCCTCGCCTTGTTCGCCTTGTTCGCCCACGGGTTTTGCAAGCCTTGCTTTAAATACTACACGAACTTTATGTGGAGCTGCCGGTTTTGCGGCGGCGGCGGCGGCAGCCACACCAACGCCAACGCCAACAGGATTTTGCAATAGTTCAATTACGGATTTCGGTGCCAAATTTGTCTGAAGTGCATTAATCATTCTCACTGCGGCAAAATCTGTGCCGGGTTTTTCACTTGGAAGAATATGGGGTCCAATATTTGGTGCACCTTCAATAATTGGTATTTGTGTTTGTTCTGTATGAGGTTGCATGGATTCATCGGAAAAAATATCTTCACTCTGTTCTTCAACACGAATAGGCACTGGTGCAGCAGTCATGGGTGCAGGCGGTGGCGGGGGTGGAGGCAGAGACGGCGAAGAAGCACTTCCGAATCCACTTCCGAATCCTTTTCCTACATTTATATCCGGAAGCGACGTTCTTATGCTATCAAACCCGGACGAAAGAAGTGATGCGACATGTTGTATAGGCGACTTGGGTGATCCAATAGCACCGGATGTTGCACCTAGAGCAATTGATTCTTTTATTGTTGTTTTTCTTTGTTCTAATTCTGCAATACTTCTTTTAAGTTGCAAATTTTCTTCCAAATCGGATTTTGCAGGAGAGCCTTGTGGTGCCTCTGACAATAACCGATTTGATTCTATTAATTTTGACTTTAGATTTTCTATTTTTGATTCAAGTTCTGGTATATCCATTTCAATATATATATACTATACTATACTATCAATAGATATATTTACTAATATATTTACTAATATATTTATTGATATATTTTATTTAAAAAAAGAACACACTACGATATACTCTAGACTACATAGACTATATAGACTACATACATTGAATAGCCAATTCACAAGCCATTTGTTCTGCTTTTTTTTTAATTTTATGTGTTCCAGATGCAAAATGTACTAAAATGTGCCCTCGTTCTTCATATATTTCCCGTATTCTAGCAAATGATTTAAGATCACCATAACTGAATACCTTTGTATAATCTGCTTGATATATTTCTTTTCCCAAACATAAATAAACACCCATAGTATACCCCATTTCGATATCGTGTTGTATTTCTAAATAATCGGGCGTTGTTTTAAATTCCTTCTGTATCTTCACTTGCAAAATATTCTTATAATTGTCGTCATTTTTGATAAGGGAGATCCAGTCAATGTGTCGCTCAAATACCCCCTCGATAAACTTCTGCGCCATTTGAAATCCAGGTCCCGTGACAAATACGTTTTCAAACCATTTCTCATCATCGTGCACCGATATTTTGTTGAAATCAAGAAAGAGTGCACCTATAAATGCCTCAAATAGGCATCCCAATTTTTTAAGATTGGTGCGTGTCTTCTTTTCCTCTGCATGTTTCGAAATAATAAACCATTTATGCAGTCCCATCTCAAGTGCCAGTTTTCCAATCGATTCATTTTTAACAATGGCGATTTTTTTCTCGGTCATGAAGCCTTCATTCTCTTTAGGAAATCTGCGATACAAATAATATTTTGTAACACATTCTAAAACTCCGTCGCCCAGAAACTCGAGACGTTCATTTGATTTTGTGCGAAGAGCCATACAATTGGGTGGCTGAGGTGTTATTTTTATATTTTCGCGTGCATTTTCGAGCTGTGGACGTTTTGTATAGGATGCGTGAATAAATGCACGGCGATACAATTCAAAATTATGAAGTTTAGACGGAACACCATAGGTCGAAAGAATAGATTGAACATCATTCAATGTAATCTCTCTGTTGTCTGAATTATATGGATTAAATATATATCCATACCCGTCATCTGATGGAACAATATCTGCATCATTTAGAATATTTTTGCTGAAAGTAGCAGAAACAGAACTTGAAACGGGGCAGGTTGGTGAATGCTGTTCTTGGGTTGACATATCGATGTATGTGTCTGTGTCTGTGTATGTGTATGTGTCTGTGTCTGGGTATATCTGTTAATTATATTATATCTTTAAATGATTTCAATTTACTTTACTTTATAAATATGTAAAAATAAAATATTGTATTAGTATTTTTACATATTTTTTATATTTAGCATATATATAATAAAATAAAATGGTTTTAAGTGGTCCTAAAAGGGTTTCAGCAATAAGTTCTCTTACTAACAAGGGGTGCATCTTTGGAAGTATGGCCGGATTGGCGCCTACTACAGGTTTGAACCCTAATCTGCTGAACGTGTATCGCGCAAATACAAACTATTGTCAGAACAAGTGCATCCCAACTGGCTGCAGTGCGGGTTGGGAATATATGAAGATGAATGGTCTCATCGCATGCAACAAAAGTGCTGGTGGTATCGGTCGTTCTCAATACTCACCTGGTATCCGAAGATTGTTTGGAGGTGGTTGCCAGAAGGGATGGTCTTATTAATATCATTATGAATATACTAATAGTGTCACAACCATAGTTAATTTTATAATATAGCAAAAAAACTATATTACAAAATGCACCACCAACAAACAATCCAAAAAATAATATAATATTACCAGATTATATATTCGGATCAGAATCAGAATCAGAATCAGAATCAGAATCAGAATCGAAATGCCCCAAAGAAATGGACAAAGAAGCAGAAATGGTCGGTCAGCGATGGCCCGTCGCGTTTTATTTAGCGGACCTGGTTCTACTGACGGGCTATACGCAAATACCCAAAATGGCGGAGGACCGAAAAAGGGTGGTGCACAGCCATCAGCAACAGGATTTATGATTCCTTTTGGGCAAAGGTCGCAAATCGCGGTTCCTGCCCTGAATAAAGATTTTTTATTCAGCTTTAGACAATATTACAATGCTCCACGTCACGCTGGACCCAAGTTGTAAGGTTGTAATGTTGGGTGGGGGGTGTGCCATTTTCATCATAATTTGCCAATCATATAATTATAATGAAAAATATTTAAGTAGTTTGGATAACTACTAAAACTATATATATTAAAACGATTTAGAAATGTTTATTGCTAATTATATATCCTATACTATCATATCATATCCTATCCTATCCTATTAACAAAGTAGCGACGCAACCGATAAACACAATATGATAATCAAGATTGATAATCGTGAAACGACACTTATACCCCTGGTAGAACATCGCATGGAGATATTTATGAATTCAAATACCGATGCATGCGACCTTCATGAAGGAATCGATGACGGAATCTGCGACGATGGTCATAGTAATGGTAAAGTTTCGGCAAAAAAGCCAAAATCGAAAACACCTGCCCTTGGTAATACAAGTGCGACCAATAACGCATGTCTTGTGCCAATGCATATATTTAGTGAAGTTGAAATGCAAACGAATGTAACACCTGATGTAACACCGGAAGTAAGACATACTGCCCGCGTTGGTAGCAAACATTCTATCAAAAAAGAACAACTAGCAGTTGGTGATATTATTTTAGAAAACGATAAAGGGGAAGTTGTTATTATTTTTGAAAGAAAAACACTATACGATTTAGCTGCAAGTATCCGCGATGGTAGATATAATGAGCAGTCTTTTCGCCTAGATAAAGAAAATATTCATAACCATAATATCGTATACATTATTGAGGGGGATATAGAAAGGTATATTGAAAAGAAGGGTCGTGTATCAAGAAAGACCCTAATTAGTTGTATGTTTTCTCTTTTGTATTATAAAGGCTTTTCTGTATTTAGGACAAATTCGATATGTGAAACTGCCGACGTTATTGTATTTTTTGCAGACAAATATTACAAGACGGGTATAAGCGATAAGTCGCGCACGCCTTATTATAACAGCGAGCCACGCGAAGTGGTATTATCATCACCTACTACAAAGGGAAGTGATGATAGCGACGACAACGAAAAATATTGTGCAGCTTTGAAAACGCATAAAGAAAAAAATGAATATATTACACCCGATAATATTAATATAATCATGCTAACATGTGTGCCTGGAATAAGCTCTAAAGTAGCGACACAACTTATGCGTGAATATAAGAGTATACAAAATCTCTTATATCAACTTGAAAAGAAGCCCGATATATTAAATACATTTATGATTAAAACCGAGGGCGTGGGTGCAAAGACTACATTCAGAAAAATAAACAAAACGTGTGTAGAAAATATTAAAAAGTTTCTTATTACAAATTCAGGTAACCCACCACCTCAATAACAAAACAAATATTAGACAAATATTCGGTTAACTACTCGCCGCAAGTGAAACATTATTATCTTTATAATATCCTGCATCGATTAGTGTCTGTGTAAAATCGGCGCCACCCCAGTTATTATCCATTGGATTTGGGCTTAGACCCGTTGACTGCTGAATATAGTCGAGCATCATGTCGGGGGTAAACTCGCCTTGATCCATATTTGATGCATCATACCCAGGATACGAATTTACGTTATAGGGTGCGTCATCACGCGATGCATCTAGTAAATTCGTAATATGTCTCCTGGGGGGAGGCATTGCGTTTGGATTTGTTATTGGGGGCAATCCTCCTTGTAAATCTGTTGGGCTGGGGCGTATTTTATAAACTACCTCACCTTGTGTATTTTCCGTATGTTGCAAGTATAAAACGGGGCACGTAAATCCAACTGAACGTTGCCACTCTGTGAATTGAACATATTCCTCTAAATTATTAAAAGTAACGGGGTTTACGCCTGGCACTATATGTTTATTTGAATTATATAAATAGATTTGCGAACCCTTTTGAACAAGAATATTGGGGCAGTTGGAGTTGCTATTTGTATTTTTAGGCATGGTGAGTGCTTCTTTGAAATCAGCGGATGAGTAGTTCAATACAAAATATGCTCCCATTAAAAATAAAACCGCGATGATGACATATTTATGATACATTATGTGTTGTTTGTATGGTGTTTATGTATTATATATAATTATGCTATATATTATATATAATTATATGATAAAATACTACCCACAATTATTCTAAATCTGTAATAATAATATTATATAGGCAAAATATATAGGCAAAGTATATAGGCAAAGTATATAGACAAAATGGTGTTTTTTTTTAATCAAGTTACGAAGCATCATCCCAAGGTTATGTTAACAGATGCCGATATTAAAAGGCTTAAAAAAACCCACGGAGTTGTATTGTTTTTTATGAATGGTTGCGGTCATTGCGTTCATATGAAAGATGACTGGAATATGGCGGTAGATGAATGTAGAAGTAGCGGCGTCGGTCACGCAAGAGATGATTTTGTATTGGGTGCGATTGAAAGCGGAAATACTAACCTATTTAAAGAAAATGGAATATCGCACAATGTAAGCGGATATCCGACTATATTGTATATTAGTTCTGAAGGTATTCAACGAGGAGACGCGAATCATGAAAAATACGAAAACCCACGCACAAAAGCTGCATTTGTAGAATGGATTAAGGATAAAAAAAATAAAAAGAATAAAAAGAACGGGAATAATCAGCTTAAAAATAAAGGTAAACAAACCGGTGGGGGTCGCATTCGTAGACGCAGAAAAACACGCAAGTGTAAATCGAAAAAACACACGAAGCGTCAGCGTCATACTCGTCGGCGTCAGCGACATATGAAAGGGGGTGGGTGTGGATGTGGATCGGGATCGGGTGGAATAAGTGCATTATTTGGACAATAACAATACTACCTACTCATGCGTGTGTCTTTTTGAATACCCTTTTGTGTTTATAGGTGTGCGTCTGCGTCTGCGTGTGTGGTTGGTTTTGGTTTTCAAATAGTTACTAAAACCACCTACAGGAACATTCGGCTTTACTAATACCGAAGATATATTGGTATTGGTATTGGTGCTGGGTCCAAGTGCAGTTCCGCATGCCACGCATATAATAAATTCTCGCATTTCGGTAAGTGATATAGATATACCCGTAATAGCAGTTGCAGATGGATATTTATCAGTAGTATACTTAATCAGTGCTTGTATCGCTTCATCATGAGTATCATCTATTTTTTTGTTGATTATGCTATTTGCACCACCAAATATACCAGCTACATTTCCAACTATATCACGAAAAAAAGATATCGCGTGAACCATAGTCCCTCTTACAAACCCCAATGGTGTATAAGCTTTCTCATCGTAATTGCTCGTTGTAAATAACTTAAGTGACATTTGATTGTCGCGTTGATTGTCTGGGTTAACTTTGTATTACTTATGTATTATTTATATATTTTATATTTTTCGTATCAAAAAATTGAAACGAAAAGTATCATTAAAATGGTATATACAGATCTAAAAGCCTTCAAACTATCAACGCGTATCAAATAATAAAAATGCCTGTTCTTCACGACAACAACAATGACACGACGGCGACGACGGCGACGACGGCGACGACGACAACCACGACAACGACGCACGTTGATACTATAGAAATAGATCCGCCAAAAAATGAAATACATACTAAATGTTGCCCGATTAAAAAACTTGAAAAAATCGACATTTCAAAGTCGCGGTCTTTGGATTCGATCGAAGATCCTCCCTGCGCGAAACCTGTTCGCAACAAAACACACGAATATTATTATAAGCATCGCGAAGAAAAACTAGAATATCAGAAGAATTATAACCGCGAAAAGGGAGCCGAGATCAAAGATTACAACAAAAGTTACTACATGAAGCGTCGAGAAGAAATTCTCGAAAAGGCCAAGACAAAGATCACCTGTGAATGCGGATGCGTGGTTCAGTTGTTTAATATGATCCCGCATAAAAAGACAAAAAAACATGCTCGCTATCTTGAAATGAGACAGACCATGATGAATGCAGTTGTTGATGCGTGAGTCTAAACGCTAAACTTACTTACTATTATAATATTAAATTTTTTTCATCGTTCGATTTTTACGATTTTGGTTTTTTTTAAACGATTTTGACTTCATATTTTTTTTAGTATGTGTAGGACTATCGTCGCCCATATCCATATCTTTATCTTTATCATCTTTATCCTCCTTGAAAAAGCCTTTCATATGTTCCAACATTTTTTTACTTATAATCACATCCATTTCTTGGTCGTCTTTGTCTTTTTCCGTTATATTATAATTCAGTCGACTCATCATATAACTAGTAAACTTCTCTCTTTCGACCTGGTTATCTTTCATATCTTTTGCTAATTTTGAGTTTAAAAATCGTTTAATAATAACAGAAGACGGCAAGTAATGTTTGTATCCCTTTACGTGAATATAATATACGTTATCATCTTCCATGCGAGGGTGAAATAAATCATCTACAAAACATATTTCTATGTCTTTCGGAAGTTTGGTGCATCGGAAGAAATCGTCGATAGTTTTATCATGTGTTGTGCGATTTACTTCGACTATTTTACCATCTACTTTAAACGCTGATATAATTTGTTCAAATATTTTCGATTTTAATTTTGTCTCGAAATAAGTTTTAATGTGTTCTACCCATGCACGTTCGCCTTGATTATTTGTATAAATCATCACCGCCTTGCATTTGCCATCCTTCTTTTTTTGTAAAAGGTATCGCAATACGTTTAAAATATAGGGGCGTGGATATTCAGGATATAAATCAAGCAACTCATTAAATATATCATATGCTTTATCATCGTCGTTGTAATATTCGTCTAATAACATACAGAATGATCCAAATTGCCCAAAACTTCCCAACGTTTCATCTAAATCAAATACAACAACCTTTTTATTTTTTGTTTTTAAATCGATTTCGTTTTCGTCTTCTGATTTGTCTTTGAGTTTGGGTTTGGATTTTATATCGAATAATTTATTTAAAAATTTAGGCATATAATAAATATATAAATATTATAATAAAATATAATTTTATCTTATTTTAATATAACTTGTTATATTAATATTGCGGTTATTGCTTTTATTATTATTACCGACATATATGGGCATCTTAAATCAAAATGACTATATAAAAATATTAAACTATTATGATATAAACATTTCTCCAAAAGATTCGTCTAAAACTATAAAAAATAAAGCAGAAGCTATACTGGCTGAAAAATTATGCAAATGTATTAAAAAGGTTAAAAAGAGTGATAGTGGCGACCACAACGGCAACAGCAACGGCAACACCTCTTCCGAAAGTGAGTCGAAAGCAATTGCAATATGTTCAAACTCTATTTTTGAAAAGAAGGGACTTGAACGAGGATTATTTGATTGTAAGAAAAAACCAAGACTTATAAATACTCATGGTAAAAAATACGCACTTACAAAAAGAAAAACAACATTGATGTTGTCGAGTAGAGCAAAACTGCTTCGAAAATTTCAAACAAGGCGTAGAAAAATGAAGAATTAAGAATCGGGAATTAAGAATCAGGAATCAGGAATTAATTTGTTACTATGTTTGCATGTGTTCGCATGCGTGTAACGTAACAAATTAATTTAAGTAATGCATGCATTAGCTAGAAGGCTTGCTTTGCTTGGGTTTGCGCGAAGATGCCGCACGGGGTGTAGCAGGAACTTCGTTAGGTTCGGACCCAGATCCAGAAGGTGGAGCGGGAGCCGACGCAGGTTTGGTGGTGGGTGCAGGGGGTGTACGCTCTACAAATGAGTCAGATAAAGATGCCTCGCGTGGTTGTCGCTCTCCACCGGGGCGACTCGAATAAACACGTCCGCTGCCCTTATACTCGGATGCATCCTTGCGAACCAACATCCACTCTCCACCTCCGCGTCCACCACGACCTTCACTGCCGCCGCGTCCGCGTCCGCGTCCGCGACCTTCGCTGCCACCTCGGCCTCGGCCACCATCATTCGATAGTCCGCCGTCGCGCAATGCTCTCTCGCCACCAGATGAATGTGAACGCGTCGGACCATTTGCACGTTGTTCATTACGCGTCTCGCAAAACAACTTTCCACCCTTTACACCACGAACATCCGCGGCTTGAAACTTATGATCTCCTGAAGCAGTATCTGAAACAGAAAACTCTACATATTCACCTTCTACCAAATAGCGGTATTGCTCCTGACTTACCTTAATCGCAGAATGGTGTGCAAAAATCTCACTTGCATCTTTAAATTGATCATTTCCACCCACAATGGTGATAAACCCAAAACCGGTTTTATTATTGAACCACTTCACGCGCCCGGTAAGACGAACAGAAGCCGATGTATCAGAAGAACTCATCACGAAGAAAATAAGAAAAACTACGATAATATACGATAGTATACTATAATATAGTGAATGGCTTTAAGTATATTTTTTACGAATATATTATTGGTTTTGGATTCGGTAATCTAGTCTTCATATAAAGACAACCCTTGTTTACAAAGTCGTTTCAAATAAATATAATCTGGCTTCTCGTCATATCCTATTTTATATGCATATGTTAACATTCGTTCAAATATAGCCGGCAATCCATCGCATAACTCGGTTATAGATGTTCTTTTTTTCACCTCGTATACTATTTCCGCCTTCGTTCTTTTATCTTCGGATTCCACTTTCAAACCACACCATGGAAGCTTTCCTTTTAATAGATATATTATAACGTATAGTATTGATATAATATCATCACGCCTGGAATATACGTTTCCTTCATGGATGTGTGTGCTTATATAACGCATCGTTCCAACTATAGGCGAATTTTGTTTATTTGGAATATGCACGTCATCTTTTATATATATTCGCGACAATCCGAAATCAATAATATGTAATCTTTTGAACGTTGTTGGTTCTTCGTGGTATTCATGGTCTTGCTGGTCTTGTAACCCCAACTGACTTATCATAAAATTTTCCGGTTTGATGTCGCGATGTATAACACCTCTTTCGTGTATTTTTTCAATGACTTCAATTATCGTTATGGTATATTTTAACACATTTTTTAAGTAGTGTTTATAAATTGGTTCATCTAATTCTATTTCGCTTTCAGAACCACATTCAGAACCGATTTCAGAACAGCTTTCAGAACCATTTTCATATTTTCTATTAAATATTGCACGAGTCGCCGTTTTTTTTAATTTTCTCACTTCTTCTGCCAATGTATGCGAAAACAAATCCATGACAATTATATTTTTATTTGACTCTGTTCCGAAATATCGCAACTTTACGACACCGGGTATTCCCGACAAGTGGTTCAATATTTTGGACTCCCATACAAGTGTCGGTTGTGCACACGTTGTTGCTTCATATTTGATTGCGACATTTTCTTGTGTTATGATATTCAGCCCTTGATATATGCATCCAAATGAACCTTTTCCTATTTTTCGTTTGAATACATACTTTGAATTAATAAGGTTGCGATGCTGGTATTTTGTTATGTCGGGTTCTTCTTTGACATGGGTGGGTTGCTGTTGCTGTTGCTGTTGCTGTTGATGCTGCATTTTATCTGTATATACATACCCATAAATACTTATAAATCAATTTTATAATTGATTTAGAAACAAAACAAAATAATATATACCGCTAAGTATATATAAGTAACGCTCGTAATAGTAAGCGCGATGACTTTAAAACCACTATCATTACTATATATTGGTCTATTTATGGTATGCAACCAAAACGCTGCATTGTCGTTACCGGTGGACTTTATAAATAAACAAAACACCATCGCCAATACCAACACCAATACTATCAAATACCCAATTCGCGTTGCATGCGAGTGTGAAGACTATAAAATATATGTTGATGGTAAAATTGTCGAACAGGTGGGTGTGATAGAAAGTTATCTTGAAAACGAATGGAATGCTACAAAGATTTTTATTCCTGAGATAACTACCGAAACTCCTAAAATAATCACTTTTCATGGAACGGGTGGCCAATTCTCTGGTTTCGCGAATGGATTTATTATGGATATGAATAATGGTGCAGACTATACAAAATACCAGGAATGGAAATGTATGGAGTTTATTCCATCTGCAGTTCCTGTTAACTGGTATATGTATGACTACGATGATAGTGTATGGGACGTGTCAAAATCTTACGGAATGAATTACCAAAATAATAGTTATCAGATTTTTGAAACAGAGCGTCTCGGTATACACCTTAATGCGGAATGGTTATGGACACAAAATAATTCAAAAACAAATGTTTTTTGTAGGAAAAAAGATAAACATGTGCAAACGATTCCTGCGACAACGGCTACGCCAACAACTCACACAAGTGTATCAAAAACGACACACCGCGGTGTTCCTGCGACAACGGCTACGCCAACAACTCACACAAGTGTATCAAAAACGACACACCGCGGTGTTCCTGTGCAGACGGCTACGCCAACAACTCACACAAGTGTATCAAAAACGACACACCGCGGTGTTCCTGTGCAGACGGCTACGCCAACAACTCACACAAGTGTATCAAAAACGACACACCGCGGTGTTCCTGCAACAACGGCTACTGCTGCGGCTGCTACACCTACAACAACAAGCACACCATTGTTAAAATCCGAAGTAAAAAATATTTACAATATAAAAAATAATATAAAAGTTGTTATCAATAACATAAAAGTTTCAAAAGATATAATCGATAAACATATGTTTAATATTTTTCGTTATTTGCATTCGGTAAAAAGCGACAAGGATGACAACGATGACGACAAACTACATCGCGAGTTATACAATATAGTCAAACAAACACATACTCACATCCACCACCATTACGACTATATGGTCGACTATTATACAAAATTACTTCGTGATGCTTACGACCACCAGGACCAGGACCATGACCAGGACGGCGACGATGACGGAAGTGATGAATATGGACGAGATGATAAGGGTGAGAAAGGAGAGAAAGGAGAGAAAGGTGAGAAAAATGAAATATTCAGGAATAGTGATTCTCGACTAAAAAAGTCATCAAAAATCATTGAATCTATTATGAAACTTAATCATTACATCAAAGTAATCGAGTATAAGATTCACTTTATCAAGGGAGAAACAAGGTATGACCTTTTGAAGATATTATATTCTCTCAAAAAACAATACCAAGATGATATGATTCAAATGTTGAAGTATTTTGCGTAAATTATGTATTTTACGTATATAAATTATATAAAACTATATATAAATATAGTATAGTATAGTATAGTATAGTATATCATGTCATCGCTATATAAAAAAAATACAACGATGGAAGAACGCAAGTTAAAGTCTCAAAAATTAAAAGAACTTTATCTAAATCGTATTCCCGTTATTATTGAAATGTCGCCAAGTTCTGCAAGCTATTCTTCTTTTATTGAGCAAAAACATAAAGTAAAATATCTAGTTCCCAATGAAATTGTGATGGGACAATTTGTAAAAATCCTGCGTGATAAAATGAAAATACATGAAAGCACTGCTTTATTCTTTTTTATTAATAATAAATTATTTCCTATGTCATCTCCAATGTGCATGTTATATCAAGAAAATAGCGATGAAGATGGATTTTTATACATCGAATTTTGCGAAGAGTCCACGTTTGGATAAATATATTACAATACTATATAAATATAATATTGTAATAAAATATAACTAAATACATAACAACATGTATCCTGTTGTCATCACAATAGATAATATGAGTTCCATGAAAAATAGCATAACATCTTTAAAAAATAAATTATTTTCTTTTTTCAAGATTAAAGATAAATCTAAAAATGGATCAAATAAAATAATATACGACTATAGTAGCAAAGAACAACAGCAAGAACAAGAGCAAGAAGTCGTGATGGAAACTGCAAAGGAAAAAGAAAAAGAAAAAGAAAAGGAAAATGAAACACTGCATAGTTCAAAAGACAAGAATAATCACAATAAAGAACCTAGTCTTGATAAAGATTATAATATGATTCCTATATCCGTAACTCTTAACAATATAATAGACAAAATAACTACAAATGCATATCACAATTGCTATAAAAAAACATATGTGCGGAATATTTCAAATTTTTATATCGCCAATTTAGACTATAGTTCATGGCGGACTGCAATGACTAGTATGCAATTTTGCGAATTTACAAAACACATTGATGCATTATTAAATAATAACACGGATATTATGTATAACCTTCGAAGTATTAAACTTTACGAGAATGACGTCGCATATTCCAAATATCGCGCCGGTGTTTTTAAAACCGATAATTTTATAATAAAAATAGACACAGACTCGTTTAACTTCAAAAATGAAATAACCGGTATGTATAACTTAGGTAAAGGACTTATAGAAGAATATAGCATAGTTTTACCATATTATGCACATTTTTATTCAAAAAATAAAAAAAATATCAGCTTCAGTGTTCAGCCAAGAATACACGATACGATTTCACTTCGTGACTGGATGATGATTTATGAAAATCAAAAACTAGACATAGAATTTTATATCAGGATGTGTATACGTATCTCCAAGTCTATTCAATTTATTAGCTCGAAGCACATGGTTCATGGTGACATAAAACCGGATAATATTATAGTCGAGAATATTACAAATCGGTCATATATTATTGACTTCGGTTTATGCGGGTTACATGAATTGTCAGAAGGCACGGGAGGAACGAAACCTTTCTGCCACCCTGAAACGCGTAACACCGGCGACATTTATAAAGATAATGCTGAATATAACTGGGTAAAAAATACAAAATATAACGACCTCTGGTCAATATCTTTTATATTTGCAACTATTCTTATTTTTCGCAAATGTTATCTTTACTATAGAGATTATCCTGTTAATTTTTTTAATGGTGATAAATATATTAATATCACCTACTTAAACTATATACCCGAAAAATTCAGACTTCCTTTTGTTTGTGTGTTGACAAAAGAAACACCAGATACAAACATTGATATACAAAGTTTTATTTCATTACTAGAAAAGGCTTTATGACGAGTATATGGTATATGGACTACAAGTTGATCACTATATCCTCATTGATTTCGTCCTTGTTTTTGGTTTTGTTTTTGTCGTCGTTTAATGTATTTTCTGTATCTAATGTATTGGTTGCTTTTTGATGGATATTATATGGTATTGGTGTTGGCGTTGGCGTTGATATTGGTATTGGAACCGACGACGAGGATGACGCAATGTCTTCACCTTGATCGCCCATATTCGCTATTTGTATACTTACATAGTCGCCTTTATCTTCACCATGGTTTTCCGTTTTGTTCTGAGTATTGTTTTTTTTATTCTCAACTATATTCATTTTACTCGCAACAACACGTTTCGTGTTTTGCCCTTGTAATAACCGCATAGCTAAATGGTTACTTATCGCCAATGTATTCATATATGTCTTATATTTAAACACACATATCGTAGTATTTGATTTTACAAATTTAATACTATACCACCAATATGCGGGTATATGAATCATTTGTCCCGCCAATAGCGTCACGTCTATTGTGCGCAACTTATTAAAATCTGCACGATATTCATCTTGCACATTCCACGGATTCACCGGTGATATGAATTCGAAATTATCATAGTCGTTTGTCGCATATAAATATTTCTTCGACTTTGGAACAAGCAATCTTACGATTGCCTTACCATGTGTAACTACAAAATAGTTACGATAATTTACATCATATCGCAAGGGTGTTTCTACATTAAGTGAACCAAATAATATATCATAGTTGCACGATGAAACCATCGATGGTCTCAAAAACATGTCGTTATTTCTATACAATTTTATAATACCCGTTTCGTCTAAAAAGTCGTAATTATTTTCACTCATATATTTCGACTCTTTGTCTTTTTTAAATAAATCAATAGACTCGGCTATACCTAAAGGGATATACAACTCCGTTTCATCGTCGCGTTCTTTTACATTGCGGATTTTTATATCATACCCTGTATAATTTGCCTTTACGTAGTTCAAATTACATTTATCAATAATGGTTTGATTATTGAAATCGGTTACTACCGGTTGGCGAAAGTCACATACCTCCTCTAATCTATCCTTCGACGGCTGGCATAGTTCATATATCTCTAAATCATTCACTTTTTTTAAATGAAAATGGACATGTAAATAAATAAATAATATTAGACAAAATACAACAACTGCGACTATTTCTTTCATATCGTGTTGATCGGGTTGTTTGGTTCTATACTCACTAACATATTTTTATAGTTTTTTTTATAATTTCTTACTCATTGATTGTTTACTATATTTTTTCTGTATAGTTATATGTGTATCGAAAAGGATACATATATAATTTATAAATATTTGTCGCATTATACTTCTTGTCCTTCTTGTCCTTCTTGTTCGTCGTCTTGTCCTTCTTGTTCGTCGTCTTGTCCTTCTTGTCCGTCGTCTTGTCCTTCTTGTCCGTCATCTTGTCCTTGAATTACTTCATCTTGATTTTGTTGATATATTCTTTCTCCCATTTCTCCTCCGACACCATTCACATAGTTGCAAAACTCGTCCTGGGTGTCTTCATACTTTGCATTTAAAGTGTTTAAATTAATTATGTTAAGTTCTGGCTCATGTTGTTCCTGGTGTTGGTGTTGGTGTTGGTGTTGGTGTTGTTCCTGGCGTTGGTTCTGCAATGGCAAACTTCCATTGATAAGTTTCATCACCAATGTAGATAATTCATTCAATGTTGCCTGTTGGGAATGTATAAGTGCTCTCAATGACTCGTTCTCTTTTTGCAATGGTTCTATCTGGTTAATAATATCTGACAAATTCGTATTTGTAAGTATATTATCCAATACCTTTGCAATAAAGTCGGTATTGCCTGCTAAACTATTCATACCGGTCGATGCATTCTCTTGAGATACCGAATTAGAGGAAGATGACGGGGCAGACACTCCTCCTCCTCGCTCAATCTTGTCTACACGATTTGTCAACATTTGCAGCAGATTAGAATATTCGTTTATGGTCGCATCTTGATTCAGCAGCTCGTCGTGGTGCAATTTAAATAAAATATTGGGTGGAAGTGCTGCGCCAGATGGTAGACACGGAAGTCCCGCAGAACTCATAGGCAAGTCGCGAATATGAATACCATCTACCTCGGATATTGCACGATTATGCAATACAGAATTTACAACATATGGTCCATTACCTGCAATTTTTGAAGGCATCTTCTCATTCATATTATTTGAACTCATTACGATTGGTATATTTTGACGAGTATCGACTGGGTGTTGTTGTGCTTGCTGTTGTGCTTGCTGTTGTGCTTGCTGTTGTGCTTGCTGTTGTGCTTGCATCATCCGTTGCTGTATCTGTCGAAGTATCTGTTGCTGAAGCTGTGGAGGCATTTGTCTAAAATTGGGCGGCAACCCCGGAGGTAGAATCCCTCCACCCCCTCCACCCATTTGCGGAGGTCCTTGTATCCCTGGTGGTGCTCCGGGGAGGGGTTGTCCGACTGGAGGACCACCACCTCTCCTCCTTTTCGCTGCGGATAATGATGAACTATTACTCATTTAACTATTCTATAACGTAAACGTAAGTAAATATATAGCGTTGTTATATATTTCTTAATAATAGTATTTTAAATCTTTTTATACGCAATAATTATTTTTGCATAGTATATTTATTTCATAATTTTCATTTTACTTACTATTTTACTTACTATTTACTTACTATTTACTTACTATTTATTTACTATGTAACCTATACACCAACCAATCATAGTAGATATTTGGTCACCTATACTATTTATAAATGTATCGGGGCTTGGTTTACGCCCAGGCCATATTTCAACTTTGTCTAGTTCTTTCTGAAGTCGCGTATTTTCCGCCATCTCGTAAATTGCATGTAGTATAAACCATTTCGCGAACGACAATCCACAATAATAAGCAATAATTCCTGAACATAAATGGTATAATGAATACTTATCTACAAAATATTTCCCCATGGTATATACTATACATAGTATTATATTTCTATGCAACCATCTGAAATTTTATCGGCGGATGGTGCTGATAGTCGTGAACTTCAAAATCTTCAACTTGATAATCACTAATATTTTCTCTAACTCGTTGAATTGAAACTTTTGGAAAAGGGTAAGGTTCTCTTTGAAGCTGTAACTTTGCTCCTTCAATATGTTCCTCGTAAATATGACAATTCCCTTTAAAATATATAAACTCATAAGCCTCTAATCCACAATGTTTTGCTAGCAAATGTGTAAGAAAACTATAGGATGCTATATTGAATGGCGTCCCACAACATTCATCATTTGACCTTTGTGTCATCGAACACGACAATTTTGTCCCATCCGTCACATTAAATTGGCATAATATATGACAAGGTGGAAGTGCCATTTCATTCAACTTGCATGGATTCCATGCAGTCATTATCATACGTCGACTTGTTCTTGTTTCCGGATTTTTTAATGTATCTATAATCTCTTGTAACTGGTCAACGCCTTGTCCGCTATAGTCTGTATCACATGTTTGATAATCAGCATTGAAATGCCGCCACTGGTGTCCGTATATAGGGCCTAAATCTCCTACGCGATTCTTCGAAAGTCCTCTACTATCTAAAAACTCGCGCGAACCATTGCCATCCCAAATATGAACGCCATGACGCTGCAGGTGTTCGTTATTGGTATCCCCGCGAATAAACCATAACAATTCCTTTAGACATGTTTTCCATGCAGTTTTTTTACTTGTAAGTATTGGTATTTTACCATTTTCTAGGCTAAAATGCATCGCCGACCCAAAAACGGATAGCGTATTCCCGTTTCGTCCTTTCTCCATTACACCATGCTCCAAAATATCATTCAAAAGATTTAAATACTGGTATTCTTCATGTTCATGTTCGTGTTCGTGTTTGTGTTCGTGTTCGTCTCTGCATTCTTGATTTGGCGTGTCACAATTATATCGTTTTGTTTTATTTATTTTAGAAGAAAGTTTTAGCATATAGTATGTACGTGTCTATGTATATATAGGTAGTCTTCCTTTTATATCTAAATATTTTTTATATTTTTATATAATTTGCTGCTTAGTATAATTCATCACTTACAATAATTAATTTCTTGACATATTTCATAGTAATTATTTAATAAATATAATATAATGGATGAAATTAAGTCTATCACTAACCAAGGATTCTTTTCATATGTTTTCAAATTATCTAAATTTAAACAAGCAGATTTATTAAACTTTATCCAATATTGTATACTTTCGATAGTTCCATTTATAGTAGTATACTTCTTTATCAAAAAATACGGGTTTTCTATAACTTACACCGATAGTTCTTTATATATTTTATTCGCAACGTTTTCATCAATTATGTTATTTATTGTCGGAATATATTTTATCGATAGAATAATTAACTATATACCCCCCCTTAGTGGAAAATTTTATGATGTCATTAATATAACAAATCTATCTATTGCTATTATCATGGCTTTATTATTAATCCATAATGCAGGATACCTTGAAAGAACATCTATTTTATTATCCCGATTTGACGCATTATTTAATCGCATGTTATCTTCAGTCGGTATAAATAACCCTCCCGATTTCGATATGTTTAACAATGAAAACCATAACTATCAATATCAAGTCGCATTCTATAAAGCAAGAGATAAAGCTATAGAAATGGGTGCTACGATTGAAAAGGCTGACGAAACTGGTCACACGATAGTCGACAAGTTAAAAAAAATAAAATCTATACAAGAAACTACCGACGCAAAACAAATAGCAGAAATATCTAGACATAATTCTTCTAACACTTTAGGAACATCTGCTTCTGCATCTAAAGAAAATGTATCAAACATGTTACCCAATATGAATGGACAGAATTCTATATCCTCGTCTCAAAATCCAACCCAATATATTTCCACGTCAGGTGTAAGCACTACGAACCCATACGCTGTAAAAAACGAAAACATGATTATGGATAGACAACAGACAAATGACCCCGAACCAGCTAATAGTATTGGTGGCGGAGGATTCTCTTCATGGTAATAAAATATCTACTTCTTAACGAAATATAATTATTACTAATATAAATATATTTCGTTGTTTATATACTATTTTGGATATAAGTCGTTACTTAATATAATTAATTTCTTAACATATTTCATAGTAAATATTTAATAAATATAATATAATGGAAGATATAAAAACTACAATAAATCAGGGATTTTTTTCTTATATTTTCAACCTATCTAAACTTCAACAATCGGAATTATTCAACTTTATCCAGTATAGTTTGCTTTGTATTATTCCGGTTTTATTATTAATATTCTATGTGAAAAAATATGGTCTAAAAACCACCTATAGAGATACGTCGTTGTATATTGTATCCATTACACTTATATCTATTATTTTACTAATTACGGGTATATTTTTCATTGACCGAATTATTAACTATATACCAACATTGAGTGGAGTATACTATAATGTCGCGAACTTGACAAATATATCAATAGTTCTTATTATGACCTTACTTTTAATTCAGGTTGGTTATATGGAAAGAACGGGTATCTTATTGTATAGACTTGATAACATATTTAACCATTTGCTATCTTTTGTTGGTGTAAAAATTCCTCCCAAATTTAGCATAATCGATGGTGAACGCGACCAATGGTCTCTTGATAAATCATATAGAAAAGCGTATGATATAGTAAAGAACTCGGGTGGGAGCGACGAAAAGGCGAAAGACTTTGGAAATCGTGTCGCCAATAAACTTGCAGAATTCAAGAAAATTCAACGCACCACCGATGCCGAACAAATTATGAAGTTATCAAAATACGATTCAGTAACAGGAACAGAATCTTCCACTGGTTCTGGTAATAATTCAAATAACTCGTCGCTAACTACACTAAATCCTACTATTTCGCAACAATATGCTATCCCACCCCCACTTCCAACACAAGGACCCAAGCAAGTTCTTCCAGACTATAACAACATGTATGCGAATACCAAAAACCCTCTTCAAAATGCTGCTACACCCGGTATGAGCAATAATAGTAATCCATTTATGAAAAGCACAGAAGGAATGTTTATCGGCGGTGGTGGTGGCGATAATGGTCCGGAACCCGCAAATGGTGCATTAAGTTGCACCAAGTGGTAGGCGGGTATGTAGGCAATCATGTCAATAAAGCCATAAATAAAATACGAAATGTAGTTATGATAAAACTATATTTCGTTGCTTTCTTATATTTTCTTATATTTTTTACATTATTTTAGATATAATTATTTTGTAATATAATTAATTTCTTAATATATTTCATAGTGAATATTTAATATTAATGAATAATACTGATTCTACAACAAATGGAGGGTTTTTTTCATATGTTTTTAAACTATCTAAATTTAAACAAGCAGATTTATTAAACTTTGTTCAGTATAGTTCTATCTCCATAATTCCAGTTTTAATATTATACTACTTAATCAAAAAATTTAGTTTTAGATGCACATACGCAGATAGTTCCCTTTATATTATATCTATTACACTTTTACCAATCGTTTTGTTTGTTATCGGCATATACTTTATTGACCGGTTTATAAATTTTATACCATCATTCAGTGGAAAATACTACGATGTTATTAATTTGACAAATATCTCTATTCTTATTATTATAATTCTATTGACATCGAAAGGCGGATATCAAGAAAGAACGTCGATTTTGCTATACAGGTTTGGAAGATATTTCACAATAGATAACTATATTATAAACATGTTTGGTATAAAAAATATTCCAGAATTCGACAGATATGACGGCGAAGAAGATCAATTGTATTATGAAATTGCATACAATAAAGCAAAAAACAAAGCAAAAGAATTGGGAACTAATGATGAAAAGGCACATGAAATAGGTGTTACCATCGCCACAAAACTAAAAGAATTGAAAAAGGTTCAACGTGCTATCGATGCTAAAGAAATAATTGAAATAAATGACAGATTGTCCTCTAAATCTTTAGGAACAACATCCGATTTGGGACAAAGTAACACAACCAGTGCGTCGTCTACACCCACATCTACATCTACACAAATGCCTGCACAAAACGCAGCCACTGCCTTGATGAAAACAAATGAAAATATGTATATCGGTGGTAGTGGCGGCGGCGGCGAACCTGAAGCAGCAAATGGTGCACTCGGGGGCGGATTCTCATCGTGGTAATGGTGGGCATAGATTGCGAAAATGAAACATAGTTATTACTATAAATATGTTTCATTGTTTTTATATCGGTTTCCAACAAATATATTATGCGGTATAACAACAGCACCATTTACTAATATAGTATAATACCGAATTCCACATTGTTTTATTCACCGGGAGTGGCGACGGCTTGGGTAACATTGGGCTATATATAAATTCATAATATGCTTCGCGTGCTTCGCGTGCATCGTGTGCCCCGTCTTTATTGTTACGATTTATATTTGGTTCAGCGATAGGTTCTCGCTCTTGCATACGATGATAATATACATCGTTGTGTGTTTTTGGTGCGGGTTTTATGTTATTGTCCTGTTTATAATAAAACGAATAATCATAGGTCGCGTTTGTCTCGAAAACCATGTTTGTTGTTGCGGTGGTGTTGGTGGTGGCAGTTACTATATAATGCTATCATATTTTATATCATTGTGTCTAAGCGTTTTATATATATTATTTTTTTTCACTTTTTAATAAAATTATCCAATATCTTATTTATGATTTATTTATATCGTTTCTCACCTTTCTCACCTTTCTCACCTTTTTAAAGTATCAAGATTCGCAGCCCTCCCATACTATCCTCGCACCGAGCGAGTTCTACTCCTTCTTGTCAATAACTACTTCACGACTTACTGCTCGAATAATCTTGCGTCCATTTTTCTCCTCATCTTCTATCGGCTCTGAAATATTACGCAACATTGTTAAATAAGCTATTTGTTTCTGCTCCGTCTCCATCCAATCCGGATTTTCGTCCGTCCATATTTGCAACGCATTTCGCTCTTTGTCTGCTATCATCTCTATCGTATTTTTCATTATCTTGTGTGTATCGTCTTTTTCCCATTTCGCGTTGTCTTTAATATACATCGTCTCGCGTTTCTTATCCGTGCAATGGATCGGTCGCTTGTATATATCCAACTCCTTCAATCCCCTTATCATCACATTGCTAATACCCTGCACCAATCCATTCTTCTTCGAATACAATAAATCCTCGAATGTTATCTTAAGCGACTCTACAAATTCCGAAATATTGAGAGCATCTTTGCACTGCTCGTTCAGAAAGAAATTCAAATTGAAATTATTCAACGTGTTATTGTTTGTCGTGTTATTGTTGTTGTTGTTTATAATAGTATTGTTACCCATTTTGGGTATCACTTCTTTCAAGATTTGGCGAATCTCCTCATTGTCTTTTAATAATTTTATAATTATATCGTCTTTGTCTTTTGTTGTCATATCTTTTAAACCAGACGATAATGAGTCTCCAGATGGTTCCTTTAATAATTGGCATTTTTTTTTGTGTTTCCAAAGTCCCATACGGGTTGTGTATGTTTTCATGCACACACATGTGAGAGCATTTCCAGTCACGGCGTTTGCTTGTATACTTTCGTAAACTTTTGTAAACTTTTTGTGTTTCAGTGTCAAAAGATGACGATTAAAGTCACTCTCCTTGCGGCATTTAAAGTCACACTTTTCGCAGTAAAAATTATCGGTGTAAAAAGACATCTTATTATATTTTAAGAGTATACAATAATTACGCCTTAAGTTCTTTTAAGATATATAATTATAAAATGTCCAAAAAGTTATCGTAACAAATTTTTCAACTTAAAAAAGCAAATGAGAGCATTATGGTCTGAGTGAGAAAGTTAACATTTTTTTCAAATCTAGAAATGAAAATCTGAAAATGGACATTTATAAATGTCCTTTTTTGAAAAATCGAAAATAGATTTGAAAAAACATTACATCATTCATTCTTCGCGTCCGCCTGCGCCATTTCCGCGGCCTTACCTTTATGCTTTGGTGGGTGATTTTTAGTTTTAAGAGAACAAGAGCATTATGCTGCTGATTGCATATTCGCGGACGGATGTTCCGATGCATGGACTAACTATTTTTATCTATTATTATTTCTTTACCTATATTTTTTATTATTTTTCGTTCATAGTTGTTATAGTTTTCAATAGGTTCGCATATTGAGCGCATCATTGTCAGGTATTCTATTTGTTTCCTTTCTGTTTCTATCCAGTCAGGATTATCTATTGCCCATTGTTGCAATGCGGTTCGCTCCTTGTCTGCAATTTTTACTATCGTATTTTTTATCATTGCATGATTTTCATCTTTTTGCCACTTGTCTTCATCTTTTATATACATAATGTCACGCTTTATATCTGTGCAATGAATAGGTCGTTTATGAATATCCAATTCTTTGAGCCCTTTTATTAAAACATCGGTTATACCACGAGATATGCCATTTGTCTTTGAAAATAGTAAATCATCTAATGTTATTTTTAGTGAATCTATAAAATCTGTTATATTTAAAGCATCTTTGCACCGCTCGTTCAAAAATACGTTCAAATTAAAATTGTTATGCGTAGTATTATTTGTAGTATTAGTTATATTACCGATTTTTGGTATTATATTATTTATTTGCTCCTGTTGTCCTTTTATTATTTTCATCATTTCTTTATTATCATTTATTAATTCCATAAACATATTTTTTGTTATAGTTATATTATTGTCAGAGCATATGTTATCCCCTATAGCTGTTGTATCTGTTTCTTGTTTATCATCATCTATTACATCCTTATTATCAAATTTTATTGGCATTGGTATTGTGTTTGAACCATTGCACTTCTTAGTATGATACCATAAACTAGTTCTTGCTTTATATTCCTTATTACATTTACTACATACAAATTCATATTTTGTGGACTCCGGCGTATTTTTTTGTTCTATATTGTTTATATTTGTTCTATTAATATGTTTACGTGTCAATACATGACGCATCCAGTCAATATTTTTAGAGCATTTAAAGTCACAAATATTACAACGGAATTTATTGGCGTAATTTGGCGTAATTTCCATTCTATTTATATACATAGATATAGAATATATTTTACGCCTAAACCCTTTTCATAAATATTTTAAAATGTCCAAAAAGTTATCGTAACAAATTTTTCAACTTAAAAAACCAAATGAGAGCATTATGGTCTGAGTGTGATTTTCAACATTTTTTTCAAATCTAAAACTGAAAAATGAAAAATGGACATTTATAAATGTCCTTTTTTCAAAAATCGAAAATAGATTTGAAAAAACATTACATCATTCATTCTTCGCGTCCGCCTTCCCCATTTCCGCGACCTTACCTTTATGCTTTGGTGTGTGATTTTTTGTTATAGTGGAACGAGAGCATTATGCAGCGGATTTGATTTCGTAGGGTAAAAATATAAAACATGGTTGAAAACCCCGAAAAGCCATTTTGCACAATTCTTGATTGGTCGTTTTCAGGGGATGTTTTGGAATTCATGCTCCGGGTATATTTCGGTGAGATGGAGCAGCACAGAATGCCGCAGACGGATGGCGCAAAAGATGGTCGCGAAAGTTGGGATGCCATTTTGCACAATTCTTGGTTGGTCGTTTTCGGGGGATGTTTTGGATTTTGTTCGGCGGACCTTCGAAAAAAACAATATTCAATATTCTATAATAGAATTTAAAGTTATGGGTATAGTATATATAGTTGGATATAGCCAATATAGTATAGTATATTTAGTATACTATGAGCCTCGACGTAAACGACCTGATTCAGGCACTTGAAAATGAAAACAATACAAATGTTGCCGGGTTATCTTCCGCGGTTATGAAAAAAAACAAGAACGATATTTTACAGAAACTGCAACTTTCGGGTGGCGAATTGAAAGAATACCATAAAGTCCTCAAAGACTACAAATACGTGGACGAACTAAATGAACTGCAAGTTGGTCGATTTATTCGCTGGATACGTCTGGATAAAGAGACGACAGATATTAAACTAGTAAATGGTGCAGTGCTTGTAAATATTTTAGTGAACGAAAAGGGTGTATTTTTAATATGTTCGGGACTAAATAGGGGTGGCAGAGGAGGCAGAAGAAACGTCGCACTAAAATTTGACAATTGCTTGATTTTTCAGAAACTATCCGATCAGGAAAAAATCCTTATTAGTGCTATCGACTATCTCGAAAAAAATTAGAATGCATATCATTTCAATATAGTTTTGCATACTATTGAAATTATATTTATAGTCTAGATTTCAGTTATTATATCTTCTCAAAGTCATCCTCGTCGTCGTTATCGTTACTAACATCGCCATATTTCGCAAGTTCTTCTTCGACGTTTATTACGACTTCTTTAGGTGTATTGTCGACGTCCCTTTGTGCATCTTCTTGCTTTTGCTTTTCTTCCTGTTGGTTTTGGTTTTGGCTAGTATTATCCCAGTAGTTCGAAAAATACGCATCCAAATCTGTGCCCTCACATAGCCCCATATTTTCATCACACATTATCGGCTCCAATGATGGCAAGTCGCGATACAAGTCTTCGATATGCGTGTTGCAATCAATACTTAAGCAGGCATTCGCACACTCCAAATATGCACACTTTTCCTTATACTCGCGCAGCTCCGCTCTCATATCATCCAGAAGACCCCTAACTTCGGTAGTCGTTTCGAAACATTGGGCGTTTTCGGTGTTATTTTCTTCCACCTTAGATACGCGTCGGCGTAGGATGCCAATCTCGGCGTATTTTTTGGCAAGATTGCGTGACCGATGCTTGGCGTGACGCAACTTGCGCGTATGGATAGCCAAAATATCGGAAAATCGGTCGAGGCATTTATTGGTGTCGTCGTTCTGGTCGACTAAATCGCGGATACGCTCATATAAATCTGTGCCATCTTTTTCGGTCATATAGTGCTGCGATATACGTGCTATTTTTGCATCATGGTCATTGTGACACATTTTGAGAGCACTGATGCCACGCTCGGCGATATGCATACGCTCCGCCAACTGGAGATTTACCCAATCATTTACGCGCGACTCAATGCGGTCAATCTTGCGCGATAAATCGGAGACATGTTTGGTCAATAATTCAACAGATGTGACGATTTCGCCGGAGGATGGGAGCTTTGAAGACGTGGGGACGTTTATCATGGGAATATACGGATTCGTTTGGTAGGTAGGTGGTTGAAATACTGCTGGTCTGCTCGTATTTGGGTTGAATTTAGGATTCATGGTTTCGCGATTGTTTGATTGTGTGTTTGGTGTGAACTAATTATACTATACTATATACTTTTTATTTAATATTTTCAATTTTATATATATTATATATTAGTAATACTATCATAATATTATATAATGTCGCAAGAGTCAAATTTTAAATTTCGCGACTCACCCGAAGATTCAAACATAAAAAAAGGAAAAAAAATAAGGTCAAGGTCAAGGTCACCGATAGGAGAAAGTGAAAAACAAAAAATAGAAACAGAAAGAGGCCAGCGTATTTTTATATTCCATTGTCATGCTGTTACATTCCCAGACGAGGGTGGAAAACCTGCACTTATAGACCCTATTGTGGTCGACACATTTACGTCTGCAAAGTTTGGACATTCTTTTGGTGTATATATGTATAATCCACATACCTCCTCTTTTTTTGACGAACCTTATAATTATTTTATTGAAGAAGTTGTAAAAAGAACTAACGAAAACCCAGCTAATTCATCGCAGAAAGATAAACTTAGAAAAGTAATCAGCGATTCATTATGTTTTAATCGAGACGTAACTGGTTTTATTTTTCCAGATAAATGTAATTTTAGATGTCATCGGGTGGGACGAAGAATGACAGACATGTATATGATGACTCCAGGTCCTCCTATGAATGATGTTATTTTATCTTTTGATCCATTTACAGGTAATGTAGAAGATGTGCATGACAAGTTTGGACTTGTGGAAGTTGAACAAAGATTAATGACATATCCAAACGTTATAACAGAAATAGGTCAAGGACTTGAAGCTCCAATAAGTAAAGCTGAACGTGAACTCGAATACTTGCGTTCACAAATATCAATGTTTTCACAAGAAAACATTACAGAAAATATGAAAAAAGTTAGAGAACTTCAAAAAAAGTATGATAGTAAATATTTAAAACTTAATTTAACTAAATCGGCTTTACGCGGTGCATTACAGGGTCCTAAGTATGTATTTACACCTGAATATAGACACATGTATGACTATATTGAAGGTATATATCCTGTGATAAAACTTTCTGATATGATAAATATTGCTGTTAGTAATGGGACTATTGACCCACGAAAAGATTTTGTTGTATTGCAAGCATGTAGAAAATTTCATGGGGAATTACCAAGCGGCTACGACCCTACGAGAAGTCCTGGAAGAGCTGGTAGTGAATCGGATAGTCAAGGTGGCGGGGGTCGTGCGACAAGTAAACATAGTTGCAAAAAATATGGGAAGAATAAAGGCAAGAATAAAAACACGAATAAAAATAAAAGGAAAACAATTCGTAAATTAAAATCATCTAAATCATCTAAGTCACGCAAACGTATCAATTCGTAATCAACAATGCGTGCAGATGAATATTTTGCCGTCGCCGCGAGAGTGTGCTGAATTGTGCGGATCAAAGGGGTAAAGAATTTCGTGTGTATTCAACCCATGAATATGAAACTTGGGATAAATTTCTTCCAGTTTTCGGATTAACCCGTGTTCGGCATTCTGGGTCAAATCTGCGTGAATATGTTTCTTCATTTCGGCGCATAGGTGGCACGACAGGATGTCGAATGCTTCCGATTCTTCTTGATTTCGGTTTGTAAGTTTGGGGTCGAATTGTTTGCGGTCAACCACGATATCCATCTCGTATTTCCAGAATACATCACACGACATCACAAGTCGCAATGTGACGATTGGGATGTTGTTGTTGATGTTGCTGTTGTTTTTGTTGTTTTGGACTCCGTTCATTGTAAGTTTGCTTATTTCTACTATATCATATTATAATGTATGATATAGTCTTCAATTTTATTTCCCAACGTAACAACATAATAAATTAGATATTTTAAAACATCAATTACTAAATAGAACTATTTTTATTCTTGTTCTTTTTTATTTCTTATTGTCTTCGTAACGGGGGCTCTTTTTCTATTCCTCCGCTGCTTCTTCATAGTAATATTATCATTTTTGTTATTATTTTGTTTATTTTTAATATAACGTTTTCGGTGTTTTTTACCACCATCTTTACTTGATTCATCAACACCCTTATGTTGACCAGGCGAAGTATATCTTTTAATATAATTTAAAATAACTTCAACGCTGTCTGCATTTTTTTTTATAGATTTTGCTTTATCTTCTTGGGGACCTCCTGAAGTAGAATTACACATAATTTTACTAGTAGCGTCTATTAAAGCTTTAAAAGTATTAAAATTAATAATATCTTCGTCTGTAACACTAGTGTATGTAAGATTATCTCTAAATTTATTAAATGTAGTTTTTAAATTTGCTTCATTACAGGTTTTAATAATATCATCTAATTCTTTAACTATACGTACTAGGTTAGGAATATCTCTTTCTATACCACCCTTTTTCTTTAATAAATTATATTTTGCTTGATTAATTGTATTTAATGAGTTAAATAAATGCACATCTGTTTCAGTAAGATCTTTGGTCTCATTAATATCATTAATAATAAAAATAAATATATCATTGATTAGTTTTACGTATTCGTAAATTTTTAATTTTGATTTTTCTTTTATGCATTTTTTTGTATTAATTGTTGTTAAAATCTCCATTGCTGTACGAAATAAATTTGCAAGATTCCCTGTATCCATATCGCGATTTTGAATATTTTTTTGTATAAATAGTAACAACCTGATAAATTTAATACATACTATATTTTCAGCAGTATTATCTGTGTATTTATCCAATTTAGAAATTAACTCATCTATTTTATCACGTATTTGATGCGTATTATTACCATTAAAACTCATATTCATATCTATCATATTTAGACCTGAATATTTAATTGCGTTAGTATAAAGCTCTTTATTATTTTTTAAATATTCAATAATGTTATTGCAAATGGGGAGTATAGGACTTCTCCGTCTGTTAGCAATTTCTTTAGTCAAATTATTCATTCCATCAGATGTTTTTTTAATTTTATCATCTAATGTTAGAATTTTTTCATGACTTTCATTATTATTATAATGTTCGTCTATAATTTCTTTAATTTTAGCACTCATCAATTTTATTTTTACCCAATGCGACATAAATACATATCTAATGGACGCTATAGATACAAATGGGAGAGTGTCATGATCAGATCCGGTAAATGTTGTACCAAAATATCTGTAGTTTGTTATATCAAATCTTAGTATTTTATCGTTATCACCACTAGACAACCATTTATACAAATTCATTACCAGTTCAGTAAATTCATCCAATGTGTCAAAAAACCCTTCCAAATACGGAAAAGGGAATTTTTGTATAATAAATGGTTCAGAAGTAAATTTATCAACTATTAATTTAATTGCTTCGACCATATCTTTTTTATTAAATGTATCGGAATCAAGTATTTTCATATATTCTGAATAATTAACAACAACACCGATTATTTCAATAATTAAATTAAATAATTCAAAATCGTGAACATTGTTATTATACATTTTAAATATTTTCCGAAATTCTGTAATTTTATTATCATTAATCTTAGTCATTATATCTTTACATTTATCATTATATGTTTTATCCATATCTTCCTGATTATAATTATAATCTTGGCAAGAGACAACATTACTAAACGCATAATATTTGGTGCATTCACGTAAATTAAGGGTTGGCCCCATCGTCGCATAATCCCAGGTCGGTGGGAGTTGTAGTAAGAATGAATTTTTTCTTAAACGTAAAAGCAGGTTTTGTGCATTCTCGTCGTTATCATCCTCCCCCTCATCATCGTCTTCTGTGTTAGCGGTCTCCGAATTGTTTTGTATATTTCTGCATAATGCTAGGTAAAATTGTTTGTTGTTATAATTATTAATTTTATTAAATCCACTAATCATATCTGTGATACTAGGGAATTCAGATGTAAGGCTCTTATTTGAGGAACTACCTTTATCGGTGTAAATTAAATCTTTACCTTCACCTTTAGACGAGCTTTTATACACATCTGGAATTAATGCAAGCATATTGTCATCTGCTGTTTCATTACTAATTAAATTTCGAAGATTTTTAAAAATCTGACCATCGGGATCAACTATACTACCAATTCCAGCCTTGGCCGCAGAAGCAACACCACTTAAAGCACCCGCGGTTTTAGAAGCAGCATCAGCCAAAGCACTCTCGGTTTTAGAAGCAGCACCAATTACAGCAGCCTTGGCTGCTGCAGCACTAGCATCTATCTTCTCCATCAATGATGGAGTTTTGGCAGGAGTAGGAGGAGGACTAGCAGTAGCAGGAGCAGCAGTAGCCTTGCCAATGCCGTAAATCATTATCTGGTTATTCGTCGCGTCGCTCACGATGATTTGGTCTATCTGGTTAATCAAAACACCATATGCATTCTTGACGCTGATGCTGTGTATATGGCCGCCATCTTTGTTCAGCACCTGCACACGATGATTACCCCAGTCGGCTACAATGATGTTGCCTGCCCCGTCAACCGCGACACCACGTGGTTTATTGAATTCACCATTGCCTGAGCCTATTTTGCCGATAGTTTTAATTTGCTTGTCAGTGAGGTTAAAAATTTTCAGCCGACCCTGATCGCCTTCAACTACTATAAGTTGTTGTGTATCATTATTAATTGCAATACCGCCACAGCCATTACCCAGATTGATAGTTTCTGTATGGGTTCCATCGGTCAAATTGAATATTTTAATATAGCTGACACCTTTCCCAACGTAAAGTACGTAAATGTTATTTTCATGAACCGCAACGCTATAAGGTTCGTTGAATTGGCCCTTCTCGCCAATAGTTTGAATATATTTGCCATCTTTACCCAGTACCTGCACTCGATGATTATTCGTGTCAGCTACAATGATTCGGGTGCCTTCTTTGTTAAACGCGACGCCGTGTGGGTTATTGAATTGACCATCACCATTGCCTTTTTTGCCGATGGTTTTAATGTAGGTGCCGTCGTTTCGAATAACTTGCAGGCAATTATTGTCAGTGTCCGCAACAACTATATTGCTAGCCTGATCCAAAGCCATAAACGTTGGCATTTTGAACTTCTTGTCCCCACTGCCAGGGCGGTCGATGGTTGATATAAGAACATAATTTTTGTATTCTGGGGTCGGATGGACAAGGAAGGCAGCAGTAACAGCAGGAGCAGGAGTAGAAGCAGAAGCAGCAGCAACAGCAGGAGCAGCATCACCATCACCATCATCATCATCAGCAGCAGGATCAGCAGCAGCAAGAGTAGCCGTAGAAGCAGGAGCAGAAACAACAGCAGAAGCAGCAGCAGAAGCAGCAGCAGGAGCAACAGCAGGAGCAGGAGCACCACCACTAAAAACTAATAGGGTGAAATCATTTGAGGGGGTCATCACGATGATATTTCCGCGTTGGTCTAACAAAACTTGTCTGGGGTGTTTCATATTTATAGTATTATCACTAGCATTTGTGGTTAAATGATTTATAGTTAGCACGTGTTTGCCATCGCTGTATTGCAGCACCTGCACACGATGATTACCTGTATCGGCTACAATGATGTTGCCTGCGCTGTCAAACGCGAGGCCGCGGGGAGTGATGAATTCATTATCGCCTGAGCCATGTCTGCCTATCGTGCGCAAGAGTTTTCCATCGCTGCAACTCATAACCCGTATGCGATGATGGTCAGGGTCCGAAGCGACAATATTGTTACTACTATCAAATGCCATATTGATCATATTACCGACCCCCCCCTGACTGATGTCAATGGCGCGAGTGTATTTGCCGGCGATATCGAACACCTTAATTTTATTATTGATCGCATATTCATACACATAAATGTAATCATTGGAATCAACAGCAATCTTCGCGGGAAAGCCGGTTACACTGATGGTTCTTATGTATGTGCCGGTTTTATAATTCAGCACTTGCAATCGTCTATTACTATAATCGGATACTATTATTATTTCGCCTGTTTTGTCAAACGCGATACTCGAAGGGGTGGCGAATTCACCATTATTTTCGCCTTCTCCGCTGTTGATGGTTCGAATGTGTCTGCCATCGGGATTAAAAACTTGCAGGCGATTATTCTTAGTGTCCGCAACAACAATATTGCCACTCAAATCCAAAGCCATGGACATAGGGTCACTTAATTGCATTGGTCCATCGCCCTTGCCGCCGATATATCTTACAAATTTTACATCACTATAGGCAGCAGCAGCAGCAGCAGTAGCAGTAGCAGCAGTAGCAGCAGTAGCAGGAGCAACGTCAGACATAAAAAAGTGGTGTAGAGTGGTGTAAAAAGGAAGTATATATAGAGTGGAGAAAAAAGGGATAAAAGAGTGTGCGTAA